CCTTTCGGGGGCGTTCTTTTTCTGCCGTTTTTTCGCCCCATAAAGGCCCCTTTCCCTGTCCCTAAAGGCGGGGAAAGTGTTTCCCATAGGCACGGCGTCCACGTCGCGGGAAATGGAAACGGGCAAATCCGCCCGGCTGACAGTGCCAAAACGACACAAAATCGGCGCTACCACTGCGCCCAAATGGAGGAACCTGGAATGACAAAATCAGAACGGCCGCAAGCGAAAAACGCCGTTTGCTATCGGGTCTCCGCTGTCGGGATAGGCCGGACGGTCTACCGCGCCGATACCATACAGCTTGCCCGGAAAGTCTTCCGGCAAATGCGAGCAACGGGACAATTCCACGAAATCGCCCTGTATGCCGTCACGGAAAACGAAAATGAAATCTGTATACGGAGGGAATCACTATGACCATTTTCATCTACTGCCTGGGCGCTGCCACCTTCGCCCTGTCCATCGCTTACGGAACCTTCTACCTTGTGGACCTTGTGGAAGGGAGGAAATGACCATGAGCAAATCCGCTGAGCTGCGCCGTCAGGGAACCGTCATCCGGGAGGCCGTCCACCGTCAGGAATGGCGGGGGATCGTCCTGCCGCAAGGGGCGCTCTTCGGGGAGGATTCCCTGGGCTATTTCGCCTCCGTGGTCCGTCAGGGCTGGAAAACGGGCAGCATCCAGGTCTACCGTCTGCCCCGTGGAACCACGAAATGGAGAGAGACCGCCGCTTTGGTCTCCGGTTCCGGGGAGGAATCCCGGACCGCCCGCCGCCTCATCGCCGCCACCAGGACCCAGCGTTTCCCTCTGGACCACAAGAGTTTTTCTCCGGAGATCGCCGCCATTTACAATCCCATTCTGACCACGAAGCAGCCGACGCCCTACAAGTCCATGCACGCCCCAGGCGGCACGGATTGCGGCACGAGGGAGGGCGTGGTCATCCTTCCGGCGTGGGGATTCCTGCGCTCCGAAGGGCTCCGGAAACGCCCCCGGAATCCCGTTTCCGTCTGAGTTCCCATTCCGGCTCCGGAATTGGTTTCGGCCCCAGAATCCAAATCCCATTTCAAATCTGAAACGAAGTCCCGCTCCGGCCATGGAACGGGATTTCCTTTTGGCTTTGAAGTCCAAAATCCGCCCGGCATCCGGGCCCGAAAGGCAGGTGAAACCCGCCCTTGCAAACTCACTTTTTGTATGCTAGACTGGAGGTGATAACGTACAAGGAGTGATCCCCGTGGCCTTCAACCAAAGAGCTTACGAGAATGAATGGAAGAAGAATAACCTTGACCGAATTGTCCTTAAAGTCCCGAAAGGAAAAAAGGATTATCTTTCAAAATTGGCAGCGGAACGAGGATGCAGTTTGACCGCTTATTTCATCGACGCTGTGGAAACGACTTATGGTGTCAAAGTCAGAGGTAGAATGACGGAAAAAGAGGACGGCTAACGCCGCCCTCCTGTCATTCATTTTTTGTATAAAATCCCCAATTGCTTCCGGCATCGAAATCGGTTTCAATCCCCAATTCCGACTTGCAAACCGATTTTCAAACTGCTACACTGTACCCATTATGAATCCGCCATCTCGCCCAAAAGGAGGAGCGCCCCATGCTGACCGAGCAGGACCTCAAACTCATCGACGAAAGACTTTCCGCCCAGAAAGAGGACTTCCTGGAGGGCTCCGCCGCCCAGCTCCGGATGTCCCTAGAGAAGATCGACGCGCAGTTCGCCGCCCTGATGGAGGGGCAGCGGGCCATTCTGGAACAGCTGAACCGCCTGGGCCGTCTGGAAAAGAACCAGGTTCATCTGGAGGAACGGACTTCCGCCATGGAATCCGCCGTCCGGCTTTTCGCCGAAGATCTCGCCAAACTCAAAAAGGCGCAGTAAACTCCATACCGTCCTTCAATGGCCGCCCATCCGGGCGGTCATTTTTCATACCCAAAACCGAAAGGAGATCCACTATGCTGAACACCTACGGCCTCAAAATGCACGGCCTCCGCAAGGTCGCCGGGGAAACGAAATCCCTCTCCGGCCCCTACTCTCCGGAGTATTTGCAACTGAATTACGACCGTTCTACCGGCGAAGTCTGGACGGATTTCTTCTCCTCTCTCGGCCACAACAACTGGACAAAGTACCAGGACGAAAACGTCCTCAACTGCGGCAATCTCTGCTCCCATTATACCATGCAGGAGCTTGCGAATATCATTTACTTCGCCGTCCAGGCCGCCGATGCTGCCGGGCGACGGTCTGTCATCAAAAATCCCTTCGCCTTTTGACCCAGCATCCAGGGCGCGTTCCACGCCTTGGCTGGTGCGCCAAAAGCGCTCCCCGGTTTGGCCGCCGGTCCCACCACGCACTTGCAGACCGATGGGTCAATTTTGGAATGGGCTTTATGCCCAAGAAAGGAAGCTATTATGAAGAAGGAAATGAATCTCGCCACTACCAACACCGTCACTGTCCTGCCCGACGCCCGGGATCTCGCCTGGGCCGCAAACATCGTGAAGAACGCCCCTGTGACCAGCTCCGGCGCCCGCTACGCCGCCATCCCCATGGAGCTTCTGCACCTGCCTTCCTACCAGCGGGAGGAAGAGGGCAGAGTTTTCAAGATCGCCGCCAATTGGGACGAAGCGAAATGTGACGCCATTCTGGTCTCCTACCGGGATGGCCGTTTCTATATCGTGGACGGCCAGCACCGCACGGCAGCCGCCAAGCTGGCCGGGAAGCAGGATATGTATTCCAAAATTCTTGTGGGCAAGACCGAACTGGAGGAGTACGAGCTCTTCTCCGGACAGGACGAGAACGTGAAGAAAGTCAATGACTATGAGAAGATTGTGGGCGGCGCCGCCATTGGGGCGGAACCCGCCTCCGGGATCGTAAACCTCTTTTCTGAGCTGCACGTGCCCTTTGCCGGGCGGGGAAACCGGGACCCGGGCGTCCTGACCTGTATGCGCTCCGCCTCCCAGCTCTACCAGCGGGACGATGGCGTTACCCTGAAGTGGATCTTGGAAACCATCCAGGCTTTGGGCTGGGCTGGCTATCCCAAGTGCTACGCCAACTCCGTCGTCATGGCCCTCGCCAACTTCCGCCGGGTCTGGGGCGGCGCTCACGGCATCACCCTGGCCGAGGCCCGGGACAAGCTCATCCGGGTCTGCAAAACGAGTTACGAGACGCCCGAGCGTTTCCTCTCCGCTTCCAAAGTGAAGTTCCCCTCTGCCAGCGGCGAGATCACCGCCCTGAACCTGCTCCTCCGGGAAATTATCCTGGGTTCCTAAAAATAATGCTTGACAATAAACATCGATTACGATAATATGGAGGCAACAAAATGAGTACGAGAGCCAAAGTGCCCCTGTCTAGATACCAGAGAAACAAGGCGAATTTCCTGCATCAGTTCGGAATCTACCTGACGGAAGGGCAGGAGAGAGCCCTTCAGGCCCTGAAATCCGAGATCGCCGTGGACAATTGGGCCCGCAAACTGATCATGGACGCCCTGAGCGGGGAACCCATGCAGACTCTGCTTCGCCCCTATTAAACATCAATTACGAAAGAAAGGGAGCCGCTATGTCAGATTTCTATCCGGAGGAGACCATCCTCCGCCCCATGACCTATCAGGACGCCATCCTGATTTTGCAGAACGTAAACCCCGAGTATGGCGACATCTGGCCCCAGATGGAAAAGGAACTCCGCAAGTGGATACGGGAGAACGGAGCGGAAATGTTCGAGACCTTGGCGGAGCACCGGGAGGAGATCCTGGCCGCCGCCTTCCCGGATGAGAAACCGGAACTCAAAAATGATCCGGATTTCCCAGAGAAAAGGGCGGCGGATTTCGCCGCTGAGGTCGTTCGTTTCCTGCGGGAGCATCATATCTGGTGGGACACCCGAGTCTACTTCAATGGAAAGTGTTTCGCTACGGATAGTGGGAGAGGGGCAGGCGAGCTGCTGCTTGTCCGGAAGGATGGCAACGGTCCGCTCTATCTCATCCCCGATATTGATCCTCGGGATTACTTCCAGTATGTGAATCCCAACCACATCCTCAGTATGAGCTTCGAGGGTCCGCTCTACGAATGTCTGAACGGCTATGCCGGGGACTCCGGTTATCAGGTCGAGGAAGAGTTCCGGCAGCTCCTGGCAAAGTACGGCTGTTACTACGAGCTGGGTGACGCCTGGAACCTGTCTGTCTACAAACTGTAAGGAGGAAACGAAATGAACTGTGCTGTCTTATTTGAGCGCCGGGAAGTCGGCCGCAACATGACATTAGAGGATTTCAAGCAGGCCAACCGGTTAAAGGCCGGCCGCCTGGAGCACGTCATCCCGGAGATCGTCACCTGGTGGCACATCCCGGACCGGAAAGTCCTGAATGTCCTCCACTTCCTGCATGAGAAGTTCGGCCCCATTCCCGTCGCCATCTTCCGGGAGGACCCTGTGGAGGGCTACGGCAAAATGGATTTTCTCTGCGGCACGAGGGCCTGACCATGAAAGCCAATCGTGATTTCGCGCAGGGCATTTTCATCGGCACAATCCTCGCCGCACTTATCTGGGCTTTGTTCTTCTGGAACGTCAACAAAAAATCCGACTACTACGCCCCCGCCGAGTGGCTTTTCACCACGGAAAGCAGCTCCTACTTCGCCGTGGAGAATGGCGATATCTATGCCGTGGCAGCCGACACCAGCTACAACGGCGACCACCCTTACCTTTTACATATGGATTCCAACAACACCGCTGACCCCACGGACGACATCGTCCTTGTGGTTTGGTCCACGAAATGAGAAAGGAGAGCGACCATGACTTTTGTCTGCACTCACAGAATGTCCCTCAACGGTCGGACGATCCTCCCCGGCCGCTACGCCGCCCACCCGGTCCCCAACCGGAAATGGGCCATCGCTCCCAAGAACGACCCCGCCTCCGCTTGGCATGTGAATTTCCAGCAGGCCCTCGCCTGCGGCTACTTCGTCCGGGAGGTCTACTGAAAAATGAAAACCATGTTTTATCCGGAACTCGTGGGCGACCGCACCGTCATCCACGCCTACGATCCGGCCAATGGTCTTCGCTGGTATCCCAGCTACGCCGCCCCGAAGTCGGCTTTCATCTACCATGGCAGCATCCACGTGAACGGCATCTATGAGACCGAGGAGGAAGCCCTCCGGATGTGCGGCGAGTGGAGCCGCAAGCCGGTGAAAATGCCCGACGGTCGCACCGTCATCCCCGTGGAATACTTCCACCCCGACTATCTGGATATCGAATCCGTCTTCATCCCCTGGTCCGCCGTCCAGGGCGAACGTTGGCCCGGAGAATATTGAAAGGAGAATGGAAAATGCCTCTCTACCTCTGCGATAACGAATTCGTGAAGTTCGAGCACGACGGCAAGCGCTATTGCCTTCATCTCCACTATGACGACGTGGCGGATGATCCCCGCTCCTGGGATGAGCCTATCACCACCATGGCCTGCTTCCTCCGCCGCCACAAGTTGGGCGATGACATCGGCACCAGTGACCCGAGGAGTTCTGGCAGGGCCTCGTCGCAACCTTCGTTCCGGATGCGGAATTGGTCCAGGCCGTCCAGGACGGAAAGGTTTCCGGAATGAAACTGGAACCCAATGACGACCCGGACTGCGTGACCCTGTGCGTGCTCTCTTACTGGGCAACGCCTCTCGGACACAGTGAACCGGATTGGACCTACGACCCCGTCGACAAGGACCCTCGCTGGCTTGCGGATGCTATCCGGGAAAACCTCAGCATCGGCAACTGCCAATCCCTTCTGGAACCGTATCTGGAGTGGCTTCCTCTCTGGGTCTATGAGCACGGCGGCATTACCATGTCCTGCGGCGACCGCTCCTACCCTTACAATGACCGCTGGGATTCCTCCTGCGCCGGTTGGATCGTCATGAGCAAGGATTCCGTCATGGATAACCTTGCCGTCACGGAAGAGAACTGGCGGACAAAAGCCATCGAGTGCATGCGGGGTGAAGTGGAGCTCTACGACCATTGGCTCACCGGCAACGTCTACGGCTACACTCTCCTGGAGGAAACGGCTCCCGATGAGTGGACGGAAGTGGATTCCTGCTGGGGATTCTATGGCGACGATGTCCTCACCAACGGCATTGCCGACAATGTCCCCGGCCTCGCTGAGGCCGTGGCTTCCGGTCAGTATGAGGAGGGGGAGGCGCAGCGCCATACCGTTGTCACTTACAGCTACTAAACCGATCCCGGTTCCGACCTTCTGCCCGGTGGGGTGGCTCCCTCCGGGAATCCCTTCCTTTCTTTCTCCCGGTGCCGTCGTGGTGGGCGGCATCGGGCAGAGGGCCGGAGCCACAGCCTGAAACCCAAGAAAGAGGTCAAACTTTATGATGACAGGCATTGAAAGTTTCCTTGTGAACCTTCTGAATTGCGGCATTGATGATCTGCGGCTGATCGAGGATGTCAATTACCCTTGGTGCGACATTCTCACAGGGGATATGCCGTTTGACATGAATGATCTCATGCGAATGGTAGTCGAATTCGGCATCCAGCAAATCACAGACGCGGCGAATGACCGTATCTGTGAACTGGAGGCTATCCCAAATGAACGAGAGCGGGATGAAGACGAGGAAACGGAACTCAAGGCGCTCCGCTCTTTGTCTCCAGAGGACGACATCCTGAGTTTCCACAACTATTTGGATACCCATGTTTGGCTTGAGAACCATGCCGATGTGTACCGTACTTACCTGCCGGAAGCACTGGACGCCTTTGCAGACGGCACCGGCTTCGAGATCATGGACAAATGAAAGGAGAACCCATCCTGAAAGTCTATTACCACGGCGCTTTCGTCGAGCGTTCCTATCCTGATATCTGCCATGAGCTGGGCTTCCTGGCGGAGACCCACTTTGTCCAGGTGAACTCTGCCGGCAGCATCGGCTTTACCTGCGGCAAACCCAGCGAGATCCGGGCCTTAGCCGCCGCCGTCTCCGAGCACGGCTACCGCCCCAGCAAGACATTGAAAAACATGACGAGAATTTGAAATGATGGAGGTCATAAAAATGAATATCAAAGGCACGCAGCTTTTTATCCGGGCCACGGGAGACGAGGGCAAGTATCTTGTCTGCGGTCTACTGCGAACCGATGAGAAACTTCCTTTGGAATCCGTCATTACTGGCGTCGGTTCCCTGAATGTACTTCTGACGGAGGACCGGGAAGAGGAAGCAATGGGGATGGGCTTGGACGGCATCATGACCAGCCCGTTCTGGCGGCTGAAATGAGGAGGGGGATCGAAAATGCTTCGCACTTACAAAATTAAGCCCTATTCCAGCTTCGAGAATTGGACGTTCCGCTCCTGCGGCGCCAACTGGTCTGACATCTATGACCGCCTCCTCCGTATTGTCACCAAGCTGACCTCCCACTACGCCGGCGACGTCCTGGCCTGCATCAACCACATAGACCGCTATTCCAACACGGATGAGCCCTTCGATTTCCTGATCCTCTTCCGGGAGGGCGGCGTCTCCTGGATCAACCCCGATGCCGACGATACCATCGAGTTCGAAACCTCCAACAACTGGCTCCAGGTCTGGCGTGTTTCTCGGGATGGCGACCGCTGCGCCGATGTCACCCTGACCCGTGTTTACCTTACGGCCAGTGCCGCCTGGGGCCATGAGATCATCGGTATGTAAAAGCAACATTTTATGAAAGGAAGGATTCTCCATGAGATTTCGGCTGAGCAGAGTTTGGCTCTGGAACCCGACTCTCGAAGACCTCACAACGAAGTACCCTGCTATTGCAAATTATGCCCCGAAGGTCAAAAAGGATGGCGTTTATGTGACGTTCTCTTCCTTGAAAAAGCTGAAGGAGTTCGTTGATGAGATCGGGGAGGAGATCATCCTCGCCCCCGACAGTGACGGTCTTGAAATCTACGATGATTACCGGGAGTGAGGTCTATATGAAGCAGCCTGTCTGGAACCCCATCACGGAAATGGACTTGGATGACGGCACCCACACCTGCTATGTCCGTCCCATCGGGCGGCACTTCGTCTTCCTCACCCAACTTGCCAACGAGACTTGGGATGTGGAATGGAGTTGGAGCTACGGAGCCGAGTATACCACCCTGTGCAACTGTAAGACCCTCCGCTCCGCCAAGTCCTGGGTGACCCGAAACCTTTTGACAAAGGAGAATGAAACATGATCCGAGAATACAAAACCATTGAAGACTGCACCCGCCTTTGGGTCAGCCAGTTCAACGCCATTGATCAGGGCATGATCGCAAAGCTCATGGAACTCGACCCCGGTGACTGGCATGAAGTGACAGCCCCCGCGCAGGGCGACCGCGTTTACTGCTACCTGCCCGTCTCAGAGCACAGCGGGGAGATCGATGACATCTTCGATGACGGAGAGGGAAATCTCAAATACCGTCTGCATTTGGACGACGATTCCTTCGTGGATTGCGAGAGCGACGACTTCGATGTCGAGTATGATGGCGGCCTCCCCATGTGGGGAACGATGTGGAGCTTCGGCGACAGCGCCGACGACTGGTGGTTGGAAGAGAGGGACGGTGTCCGTGTCATGTCTGAGTGTGGCTTCCGCGTCTTCGAGAGCGAGGAGTTCGGCTACTTCTTCGGCATCGACGCCGCTGGTTTTGACTTTTACGAGGCGTTCTGGATTCCGCTCTACAAAGCCCGTGGCCTTCAATGGCATGATGATGAGGCGGAGCATGAGTATCAGATGCGCCGCAAGGGATACGCACAAAAAATGTACTGCGGCAAGCTCTGGTGGTGCAACGGAGATGATCCTATTGAGGAGGTACATCAAAGTGCGTGAGAGAGTGACGAGAGACCGTTGGGATATCATGGGAAACTACGGCTACGGTTGGGATGTGGAATGCAGTGAGTACACCTGGGCCGAGGCCAAGCAGACCCTCCAGGACTACCGCCGCAACGGCACCGGCGCTTACAAACTGGAACACCACCTGGAGCGCATTCAGAACACAAAATCGTAGTTTGGAAAGGAGACCGACTATGGTTCAGACTTGGGATGAGGTCAAACTGGTTGCCAATGAATGGGACTGGAGAATGTATGCTGCCGGGGAGGCCGATGGCGAAATGGGTGTTGACTTTTCCAGGTACTCCAACGCTGGCGAAGACTTTTTGTTTTCGGCATCCGGTCATACTCCGCAGGAGCTTGCGAACAATGTCATGGAATACGCTCGTGATTTTAGTCCGGACGAGCACGTTCGCTCCGTCATGGATATGCGAGGCGCTCCTGGTCTGCGGGAGCTGCTGGATGACGCTGAGGAAATCGAAACAAGTTTGGAAGCCTTGGCTCACGCTCTGATGGACTATGAAGGAGACAGAAAGGAGACTGACCATGGTTCAGACCTTTGAAGACGTGCGGTCCGTCGCCAATGCCCTTGGCTGGGGCTGTGAGTATGCGCAGACGTTAGGCGACGATATCTGCGTGGATATCTACCGGGATTCCCCCGCCGGCTGCGAACTCTATTTCGCCTACGATGTGAAATCCCCGGCGGATATGGCGGCGGAGGTGAGAACGGATGCGGACTTTGAGTTTGATGTCATAGAGTATATTGATGCCGTGCTTGAGCGCGAGGGAAACCAGTTGACAAAACTGGAGGCGATCTCCGATGCCGCATCCGTCCTCGCTTTGCTCCGCGAGCTGGCCGACTACCTGGAAAGTTGGAGAGGAGATTAAACATGGATGATATCTCAAGAATCGGTGTGACCATCGAAGTGAACCACACCAAGAATTGCATCACAGTGAAGGAAAGCAGCCCCCGCCGCAAGATCGCTCAGATCCCGAATGTCAATTCCATGTCGGTCGCCGATGCCTGCCGGGAAGCGGCATTCTACTTCCTGCTGCGGGCTTCCGAACAGGAGGGCAGTTTATCTCATGTCCGGGACCAGATCAAAGTGATGTGGGAGGAGCGCCGTATGTATCACGAGGAGAAATTTGAAATGTAGAAAGGAATTGCCTATGAGAAGCTGTATCCTGTTTGCCGAACGCAACATCCGTGGAGCCTGGGTCGTCTACGGCGACCTCGGCGTCCGCCAGTATTACGGCTATTCCAAGCGAGAGGCCGAGCGCCGCTACCGCGAAGAATGCCGCCAGACCTTCGTCTACAATCAGAAGTGAGGAATCAAAATGGAAAAGAAATCCTTCTCTGAACTCGTGAAAGAGTTCGAAATCCAGCATGGTTCTGACTGGTGCAGAAACCCATATGTTTCCGAACAGGTTGTAGATACCTTTCTGGATTTTCTAATGAGCAAATCAGAATCGGAGTTCGCATACTGGCGGGTCTCCAACATGAAGTGAGCAGCCCATTACCCATTACATATCAAATAATAGAGATGAGCAAAACACGTCCCAAATAAAAGGGGCGAAGAGAGAAAAAGCGAGGATGACTCGGTAAAGAGAAAAAACGCATAAAAAGCAAGCCCGGTAGAAAACCGAGCGAATAAAGCCATACAGGAACATCCATTAAGCGGATCGCCTGAATGATTTAGACGCGCGGTAGGAGTGAGAGCCGGACAAAACGGCGGCAAGGGCCACAGCCAGGGCAGAGATGTGGGCGAGCGTATTGAGGTTTGCCGCACTGTTTCCGTTGCGCACCCATAATCGTTCCTGCCCAGACGCCTTAAAGCGGGAGTTATATCTTTCACACTCTGTACGCAAAGCGTATGTCCTCTTGAAGTAGAGGCAGGCACGGTCAATGGAAAGCCTGTAGTCCGTAGGAAGCATTCTGTATTTGGTGCAGCCCCTGTTTTTCTTTCCGTTGTTCCAATTTTTGTGGTTGCAGGGACAAACACCGTGTTTGGATTGGCGGAAAGGACAGCAGAATTTCTGGCGGGTACGTCCGTTGTCTGTGATTTTTCCATCCTTGTGCATAGCCAGCCCAGCCTCACAGATCGGATTGCCTGCCAGAAGAGCTTTGTTCTTAGTCTTGCGCTTTTTGAGAGGTATAAAGGCTTCACCGGCATAGACCGATTTCACGGTGTTGTAGATGATTTTCGCATCGTAGCCCTTATCCGCAAGAAAGGAACATCCCTGCAAAGGGATGACTTGGTTGGCTGCGGCGAGGATGTCAACGGCAACTGTGGAATCCATGATGTTGGCTGGTGTGGTCAGCTCATATAGCGGCAACCCGGAGATACAGTCTACCAGCACATGGCTTTTGTATCCCCAGTAAAACTCATACCTGCGCTCATTGTGCTGGTTGGAAGCTGAATGGACGCCCAACGCGCAATCCGGATCACATTTCGGCTGAACTTCTTTTGAGAATTTGTCTTTTGCAAAGGATTTGGGATTGTTCTGCTTTGTGTTCGCCTTGATCGGAGTAGAATCCAAGCCAATGAAGGAACCGTCCACTATACCCAACTCGTACAGCTGCCGTACCAGATCCGCCATAACAGGCTTTAACTCGGTGTTATCCAGCTGTCGCAGGAAGCGGTCATAGGTCCAGTAGGATGGCAGAGGCTCCATGATGTTGAAGCCGCAATAGTGAGCGATGAGCCGGTTGTTGTCCAGATAATCAGCCAAATCGGTGATCTGCGAAAATCCCTCGCACTTCATGACGATAAACGCGCAGACCATGGCTTCTTTTGGAAAGCCCCGCCGCCCAGTCGCCGCTTTGGGCAGCGTAAAGTCCAAACTGCTAAAGAGTTTGTCGTAGAACACAGCGGCACTTTGGGATGTGAACAGCGTCACGTCCTGAATAATTTCCTGTCGGTAGATAGCGGCCAGCCCCTTTCAGGTGGTGTTTTCTCACAAGTCAATTATACCAAAAAGGGGCTCCGCTTTCTACAATATATGAGTGATTCCCGGTTCCTGCCATGGCCGGAATCCATTGTAACTACTATATTTTGAAGTTTTGCTCATGGCTGTATCAAATAACAATTTGGAGGTGCGAAATGTCCGGGAAATCTCTTATGGAGCGTCTTCTGGACGCCGGTTATCCCGCCGAGGAAATGTATCATTACGAGAGCGACCTCTATATCTTCGCAACCAATAAAACATCGTCTGTTATACAAAAATGGTGCAAGGATAATGGTTTGCGGCGTGACTTGTTTTGCACATTTTTCACTGATCAGATCACAGGTCGTCCGATGTACGACTGCGCCTTCCAGTACACACCTTATTGGGAAGGGAAGTGTAACACATGACCGTTCATGAACTGACCCGCCCGCAGCTTTCTGAGCTGAAGCAAGCCTACCTCTGCGAGCTCTTCCAGAACCCTTCCTGGGGCGATCTGGCGGACGCCGAGGATGTGCCGGATGATGTAATCTTCGAGCACTATTCCGGCATCGAATTCGTCCCGGATGATTTCTCACCCTACGATCTCTGAAAGGAATTTGCCATGAAAACCTACACTATTTTACATCGCTGGAACAACCTGGACTACGACGGTTGTGAACTCGTTGACACCTACCTGGATCAAACCCGAGCAATCCAGGAAATGAAGACCTTGGCGGATAACGAACGCCGCGCTCAGGAGGAAAATGGGTATGAGTGGGATGGCGATTTCTGTCAGAACTCCGATACATACATCAGTTACGGTTTCTATGGTAGCGGCTTCTGTGCCGACACCACTTACGAATGGGAACTCGTCGAGCAGGAGGTCATCGAATGAAATTTCTCGGGAAAGTTCCCGTCTGGAGTGACGAGGAAAGTGCCACTGAGCTCCGGGTGTATAAGCCCAGCAAGGCGTGGCTGGAATGGTGGAGCGAATATCCTTCCATTCCCGACGAGTCTGTTTGTTTCGATATTGCTCAGCGCCGCCGCGAAGATGCTTTGTCCGATTGCGGCCTCTGGGAAGAGCCGGAGTATTCCATTGCCCCCGGCGCTGTCTATCACCGTTACGAGGTGGAAGTAGCCTACGGCCTCGTCCTCGTCCTGGCAACCACGGCCCTGAATGTGTAATGAAATCTAACTTTTATGGAGGGAAGTATGAATCAGAGAAATCTGGAGCTGACCGTCCGTTACGATGACGACCGCCTCGAGGTCGATGTTTATGACTCCGAAAGGAAATGTCGTGCGACGATCTACGCTCCTCTAAACTTCGAAAAACACTCTGAGTTCGACCAGCTCATCGGGAATGAGATCTATGAATGGTTGGCGCTCTGGAAGAGGCGCTGATGACGATGAAATTTGACTTTTACATAGGAGGCAACGATGAAGGATTTACTCGACCAGTATGAGTCGTCGTATCGAGATGCTTTCCGAGACAGGAGCGCTTTGCGGGCCAAGGCAATGGAGTTTGAAGACCGAGCTGCTTTTTGTAAAAAGGAAGTTGACCGTCTGAACAAAGAGGCTGATGCGATTCCAACCCCGAACTGGATCGACAATGTCATCTATCCTCTCGCAAAGCGGTTGAGTGTTCTTTCCGGGAAAGCGTCCAGAGTGTGCGGTCCTTTTGGGATTGGAGCTCGTGTGATGCTTACATTACATAATGAGAATGATCCGGACGACTATTGTGAATGGACTGACAGGGAAGACCTGACGGTGGAACCTCGATTCAACGACGGAGCTTTGGAATTGTGGTATGTGACCGGTGAAACCCGAGACCTGTACCCGAAAGGTTCTATTGGCGAGATAAACGGTTTCAATTCCGTCTTGAGAAAACTTCCGGATGACGAGTCTGAAATCCTGAAACTATTTCACCATTATGAAACGGGCCCTATGAAATACTGCGTTATTATCGAGAACACCCGGCGGACGGAAATCTGGTTCGAGGCAGAGAATGACCAGGACGCAAAAGCACGCGGCACCTTCTTGTATGCTGGCTTGGAGCCCGACCAATTTTCGGAGGATAATTGGGATTTCGCCATTCACAGCGATGACGGCCGAGTCATTGAAGACTGGGGCTGATAAAACATCTATTTAATGGAGGAACGATATGAACTTCATCTCCCAGATCGCCGACTTTCAGCTTTGGTTTTGTATGGCGGACGGCAAATACTACATCAGTTTGGACGGCGCCGATGGATACCTTCCTCCGTTTCTGACGATTGGGCAGGCTGTTTGTTACATTGGTGAGCGGCTTGACGCTATGTACATCGATACGGAATCAGGATGTGGAACTCCTCGTTCCCTCTTATATGAGGAATGGAAACAGGATTTTCACGGCATTCGCTCCAGCAGCGGAGCGAACTCCTTCCACGAGTACCTGCGTAACGCCACCAGCAAAAACGGTTTTCTGGAGGAAATGAAATGACAAAACAGGAGCTGCGTTCTGCCCTCCATTCCGGGCAGAAGCTGGAAGACCTCTTTGAATGGTGCTCCGGTCAGGACTGCGATATCTTCAAAGCAGACCATTTCCGCACCGGCGACGAGATCATTTACATCCCGGATGTGTATCTCAATGATCTCTTTGCTTTGGATGACATTGACGACATTCTCGACTGCTGTTACACGGGCGAAGACTTCCTTGCGGAGACCGGGGGCGATGCCGCGAAAGCCGAAAGACTGTTCCAGTTCTGCGATTGGCAGCACCCCAGTTCAGCGTGGTATGAACTGAATGACGAGGAGGATTGGTAATCCATGAAGAAGTACCGTGCGGAATTTCGCCGGAGAAACGAGACCGGCCTCGAATGTTGCGCCGCAGACACCATTGCCGACTTGCTAGTTGCTTTAACTCTCCGAGGGTATGAGTTGGAACCTGCCGAGGTGACGAAGCTTCTCAAGTGGGCGACCACCCATCAATCTCGCTTTCATGGTCTCCGCCTGACTGTCGACTACGGCGAGCCACAGATGACGGAATACACATCTTTCTGAGGTGACAATATGAACGATTTTTCACAACGGTTTCTCAGTCTTGCTAACCAACTGGAGCGGCTCTCCGCCGACTTGGCCGCGAGTGTCCCCACTTTGGATGACGAGGCGGATCGCCTGGATGTACAGAAAATGAGCGACGAACTTTTCTATATCCAGTCTGGGTTTCGCTACAGTTATCACGCAATTTGCGAAAGCATCTGGGATTGAGAGGGCGGTAAAATGAGTATTTCACAGAATGATCTGAGCCCTTGTCCGTTCTGCGGAGGGGAAGTCGAAGAGCGCGGAGGCTCCTGCAACTACGGCAAGCATGTCATGATGCTGGATCTGAAATGCAGGAGCTGCGGAACCGGCTTCAAGTTCAAGGCAAAGTGGCAGGAGAATCCGTATCAGGAAACCGTTGCGGCGTGGAACCGGAGGATGCCGGTATGAATGAGATCTACGCTGAGTGGACGAAGGGTTGCGTCTTCGATAACGGTTTCTTCTCCAGTTGGGATGCCTACCATGACTTCTTCTTTGACCCCTGTATCGAAGTCAAATTTGTAAGAGAAATCAGGTGAACAAGAATGAGTGATTCCCTGACCACAAAGCTCATCCGAAGCCTTGTCGACCAAGGGGACGGATTGAGACTATCTCCATATTTTAAACTGACGGATCAGTGTTCCGTTTGTCTAGGAGATGTCTGCGAGGACCCGCCAAAAGGAGAGGAGTACTACCTCGTCCACCTGGTTCCTGATAAGCTGCACAAGTACTGCAAGCTCTACGACTGCGACCATACCGCGGAAGCCCTGGATACCCTGCTTCAGGAATTGAAAACTGAATGGGCCTGACGGCCCGAAAGGAGAACGAAATGAGATTTGACGACGTATATCCCCTGACCATTCTCCGCGACAGATACTCCGGCTCTTACTCTGGAGGCGAATATACCGCTTGGAACCTCTACCCGGAGGATATTCCGGACGGCCCCTTCTCTGGTGATGGTGACTGCTTCGACTTTTGGCTTGAAAACACCATTCCGGTCGGTGTTGGAGAAACCCCCAATGATGCCATTCGGTCTTTGGTTTTGGCACTGGACGATAGAATCGAGGTGGACTGATGTTCTGCATGTCTCAGTCCGACGTCCTTGCCCTCCGTGCCCAGTATCCTTCCGCCATGGACGGCGACGATGCCTTCGATTTCGTCGTCCAGATGATCGAGCAGGAACTGGAAGCTACCCGCCGCATGTACCCTGATGCCACCGCCACCATCCGCCACATGGAGCAGGCGCTTCCCGTCATCCAGACCATGGCGGCAGACTATTCCGGTTGGAACTTTGAGGAGGAAACCTAACATGGGTCAGCGTTTGAATATCGAGATCATGTCCGGCGAGAAGACTCTCGCCAATGCCTACTATCATTGGTCCGCCTATACCGCCTCTGCGGCGGAACTGACCAAGATCATCCTGGAGACACCTGTGGACGAGACCGAGCCTCTCATCTGGCAGGCCATCCACCTTCTGGAGGCCACTGGCGCCGGCGTTCCGAGCTATGAGAAAGACCTCATCCTCCGGAATGAAGTCCTGTCTTCCGATGAGATCGGCAAGCTCCAGGCTTGCACCGACCGCAACTATGGTCTCATCGCCGTTACTGAGGAGGAGATCCAGAGAACCCGTTCCTGGGAGGAAGGCCGCGTCACCATCCACCTGGACAGCAAAACCGTGGACTTCAATGTGTTCTTCTATCTCGATCCCGTGGAGTTCGAGGAGGAGTACGAAGGAAAAGTGGAAACTCTGCCCGCCTTTGATCAGCAGACGGAGGCCATTCCCTTTGACGAGTTCCACACCTTCTATGATTGGGCGACAAAGAAAGAGTCGATGCGGGACTACTATGATAAGCCCACCTGTCTCGTTATTTCCCCGATTTACTAAGGAGGGAACCGAATGACCAAGCAAGCCCTCATCAAAAAGCTCACCCAGTCCATCGAGACCCGGGAAAAGGACGCCGCCTTCTGGAAGGCGGACAGTGAAGCCCGCAAAGCCCATGGGGACGCCGTAGCGGCGGAGGACAGCTACCATGTCTGGTGCGCCATCGTGAACTTCGAGCTCCCTAAAATGCGAAAGATCCTGGAAGACATCAAGGCACTGGAGGTGTAAATGAGCATCATTGACCTTACCCTGGCCGTTCTCATTGTGGCGACCATTTTCTGTTACGCCGTGAAATTCCTGGATAACTGCGTCACCCATTTCGGTCATCATTCCTATCAGCGCAAGGCAGACGAGGAGCAGACCCGCCAGCTCATGGAAGCCTGGGACGCGCAGGCCAGGAAGTACGATTTCTATTTCAATAAGGAAGAGAGCAAGGGCGTCCTCCTGCCAGATCGCACCCGGCATTATGACGGCACGCCCCGCTTGTAAGGAGGCAGCATGACACCCAGTAAAGTGATCCCGTTTCCCGGCCAGGAAACGAAAATCCCTTCGGCTTCTGGCTCCGTCGCTCTTTCCAACGCGGAATTCGATGACGATATCCTCATTCAGGCCGACCAGACCACCGAGCCCATCAAAAACCTGGCGGATATCCAGAGGATCTATGACTACTTCATTCAGGAGCAGAAGAACTACCGGAACGCCGCCCTCTTTGTGGTCGGCATCAGCATCGGCCTCCGCATCAGCGATCTTGTCTGCATGCGCTGGAAGGATTTCTACCACGATGACTGGACGCCCCGCCGGGACTGCCAGGTGGTGGAACGTAAGACCGCCAAGACCAAAGGACGGCAAAGAAATTCTCTTAACATGAACAAGTTCTGGGCAGAGAATCGAGGACGCCCCCGAGAGGAGTGCCTGAAAATCTTGGATGATATTCTGGACGAAAGCCAGTATGTTTTCCAGGAGAACGAAAAAGTCAAGGCTAAGCCCCGCAAATTCCGTGCGTCTCCCGTGGTGTGTTCCACCCTGGACCTGTATCTCCGCTCCTTGACGGAGGAAAACAAAACGCCTTTCATTGGAGATTACATTTTTCCGGGCGGCCAGGAAGGCCACATGGGACGGCAGGCTGCTTGGAAGATCATCGACAAAGCCACCAAGAAACTGCATCTTGAGATCCGGGTCGGGACCCACGGCCTCCGTAAGACTTTTGGCTATCAGATGATGGAGGCCAACGGAAGAAGCAGTAAGGCTCTTATGACGCTTCAGCAGCTCTTCTGCCATTCCAGCCCCGAGATCACCCTCCGGTACATCGGCATTACCAGAGAGGATATCAATCACGCCTACGAGGATGTCGGCAAGGCCCTGGCGGAAGTCATCCTTTATCCTGAGATCATTCACGAAACCGCGTAACAGACCGGCGTTGGCCCGCCGTTGCGCCGCTGAACGCGAATCACGCACTTGCGAATACCCTGGGTTTCATTCTACGCATCTCTCGCGGATCTGGCCGGGGTTACATACACAATTCCATACTTTCAAAGTCCGTTTGTATGTGCGGCAGAAGGAGGCAAATGAAAAGAGGCGAGATCTATTTTGCTGATCTGAGCCCCGCCATTGGCAGCGAGCAGGGCGGCGTCCGCCCGGTCCTCATTATCCAGAACGATATCGGAAACCGATATGGTCCCACGGTGATCGCGGCGGCCATCACTTCCCGCATGGGAAAGACCCGTATCCCAACCCACATTTTCCTTCCGGCAGGGGAAAGCGGATTGCCCAAGGATTCCGTCGTCCTGCTGGAGCAGGTAAGGACCATTGATAAGAGCCGCCTCCGCAAACCGGTAGGCCAGCTCAGCGAGGACATGATGCGCCAAGTCGAGGGCGCTTTGCAAATCAGCTTCGGCATGACCCCGGCGGCCTGAGCCGCCCCTACATATAAGAAACGAAAACCTTACAGGAAAGGAAACGAAGTTCCATGACAGCTTCCACCTTCGCCGCCGCAGCCGGCGTCCTCTGCATCCTCAGCGCCATTATCCTCACCGACAACCACGACGGCCCCGCCGCCGTTTAAGGGGGCCGCGATGCCGCGTTTTGAAGATGTCTTCATTGTCCGGCAGGACAAGTCTAAACCACACCCCGCCTGGGGTATCTACAATACCCAGAAAAAGCAATTCGTGCTGCGGGATCGCTGGCGTACCGAGGAGCAATGTCGAAAAGCCTTGTCAAGAGCCATCGCAATCGTTCGGCAGCGGCGATGGCTTCAGAGGTATGAAGATATTCAAGCCCGTCTAGACGCCTGGGAGGCCATCGTGAATGAGCCTTGCTCCTACGATGACTGCCAAGAAATTGAACCGTAAAGGAGAAACACTATGAGAGCAACTGGCATCATTCGCCGCATCGACGACCTTGGCCGAGTAGTCATCCCTAAAGAAGTCCGCCGCATTGCTCACATCCGGGAAGGCGATCCGTTTGAGATCTTCGTAGAGGATGGCGGCGTTCTGTTCAAGCCCTACCGGGCCATCGATAATTACAAGGCCGCGTTTGAAATGGCCTGCCGCCTCTTGCAATGGAGCGGCGTCAAACATTACACCGTCTATGACCGGCACGCCAAGGTCGCCAACTATAATATGGAGAAACAGCCCGATTATCCCGAGCCGCAATGGTTCGACATGGGCCACGAGGACTACGACAAGAATATGCGGCTATGGGTCTACCCCGTGTTCAGTGAGGGAGAGGCTATGGGTTTCATTGTGTCCCCCGATAACGATAATGACATCCAACTGGCTGTGAATTATCTGGAATATGAGATCGGGCATCGCTGAGTAAGGAGGTCCAATGGCAGAGTATCACGTGGGCTGCGGCGCTTTCGGCATCTATGCCGGAACGCTGAATAGTCGCAACAAATCCCTTTGGCAGAATAAAAGCGATGTCACCGATGAGGCCATTGGTGCCGTGACCGATTACCTGGTGCAGGAATGCCTTGGCGGTTTCGACTGCAAGAAGGCGACCACCGGTGGCTTCGAGTGGGACATGACCGACGGTCGTAAATTGGAGCTTCGTGTCACCATCAGCGAACCGGTTAAAAATGAAAGTGATATTTTGTAAGGAGGAAAGACATGCTGGATGACATTCGATGGCTGGACGACGACCTCGACCCTGACGAGCCGTTATACCTGAGCGCATACGACCAGGAGTGGGATGACGCTACCCTAAAGCAGCTCCGGGACGAGTATCATATTTTCTTTATGAGCGGCGGCAACGGGGTGATCCCCGTGATGGTTCTCTCCAGGAAGAGCAGCGCAGACCCTTTGATCGTCCTGGGTTCGGAAGATGACGGCACGATCCGGTTTGACCGACAGCACGGGCAATTTCAGACTTGTTTTAGCTCCTATTGGGTCCCTTATCTGGTCAGTGACCTAAAGGTCGCAAAAGCCTTCGCAGATGAAGTGAGACCGTAAGAGGGAGGCTGAGAAGATATGCCCTACTACCTTTTATCCGAACGGCGACTCAAGGAACTGCTGCAAAAAGAGGCAATTTTCATGGCGTTATGTACCACCGTGGACAGCAAATCGGACCCCTTCCGCAACGCGATCTTCGACCTTTGTGATGCTTTCCAAGTAACAAATATCAGGGAGTTCGCTGACCGGCAGCTTCCTTACTACATCCGAAAGGAAAAGGTATGCAAGACCAAAGAATGAGACACATCGAGCTTCGTTGCGACGACCATGCAGAGAACCTGGTTCTGTCCCGCTACGATTGGGACGATGGCGATGTGGATTTTGAGATCACCATTGAGGACGCCTACTGCGGCGGCACCTGTGTTGGCCTCACTGGCCGTTTCAAGCGAGCCTGGCACGCCTTCCGGGCGAAGCCCATCAGCTACGCCGGTGTCTGGATCACCGAACCCGAGCGGCTCGTGAAATTCCTGCGGGACAGTACCGCCTTAGTTGAAAGCAAAGGTTAATTTTATGACCGTAGAAGAATACAACCACAGCTTTCTCCCGCGTATTCGAAGAGCTAAAGAATTTGTTTCGCTTTTCGAAAGCAGTATCAACCACATGGATGACTCGCGAGTAGACAAGGATGAGGTGCGCAGGCAGTTTGGGATTCGATGTTGGTCGGAAGAGACAAAGCAGATAATTTTAACTGCGCTTGATTACTACAAAAGACATGAAGGCTTGGAGAAACTGGGCGGAGAGTAATTTGTAAAAGGAGGTTTTATCATGCCAGTCATTAACCCAATTTGGTTTTACCTGATGTCGGTCTGCGACGGCATTAGTTGGGTTGCCGTCTTGGGTTTCTTCGTCGCTTTCATCGGCGGTGCGTTCATGTATTTTATGGGCGCGGAGGAAACCAAAAAGTGCGGCAAGAAATTGTTTGTGGTTGGTATTGTCTGTGCCGCACTCATTGTACTTTGCCCCACACAGAAGACGTTAGAGAAGATGCTCATCGCCCAGAATGTGACCTACGAGCGAGTCGAGCAGGCCGCCGATACCGTCACCGATGTCTACAACGACATCATGGACTTGTTCCAGGAGAGTAAAACCGATGAGTAATCATACTTACATCGTCGGTCCTCGGAAAAAGGGAGCCGAAGAGCATGTCATGACGCAAGAGCAGCTCCGGGATGTCGTACAAGGCCGAGCGGCCCGCCGTAAGTCCTGTCCCTTCTGTAGCAGAGACGACAATGACTTCCGAACTCTCAATGCGGAAACGGCACAGTATAGTTTCCTGCAAATCGCCATGAACTGTCAGGGCATGCTTCGAGTCCGGGACCTCAGTCCCGGCGGAGGTCAGGAAGTCATCCACATTTCCTATTGCCCGATGTGCGGCGAGAAACTGTAAGGGAGATTTCTATGTCAGAGTTTGTTGAACATAAGCCATGTCCCTTCTGCGGCGGAACTGGTACGTTAGACCGTGATGCGATGGCTCCCTACGAGAAGCTTGCCTTCGCCGACGAATGCGATGGATATTGGTACAGCGTTGCGTGCCGAGGCTGCGACAGTACGACAGCAATGTATTTTACCCCCGATGCCGCATGGGAAGCGTGGGATAAGAGGGTATAAAAGATTCATTTTAAGGAGGAACTGCGTATGCAAAAAACCGTTTGCAATCTCTGCGGAGATGATTGCGATAAAAGTCCCTACCGGATTCCGGTATACCATACCACTTATGCGACAGGGAAGGGCGGAGCCAAAATGATGGCTTTCGATGAGGTCGTCCCGGAGGACATGGACCTCTGTCCGTTCTGCGCTTCGGTCATTGCTGGAAATATCAACCTCTTGAAGGCCAGTGTCAAGCAGGCCAAGGATGCGTATGCCGCCGTTGCGAAATAAACATGAAATCTGAGTTTGAAAACGAAAAGGGGGACGACATGGAGGATTGCGGTCTGATCACGGCCGAGGAGTTGCGCACAGCTACAGAGTGGTTCTTGGGCGGCATCAATGAAACGCTGCATCAGTGGTGGACTGCTGATGAGTTTGACACGGATTTTCATCCTTGTGATATCACCTATCGAAACGGGCTGCTCCTTGGTGGAGTTGTTGATAACGCCGTTGTGCAATTCCACATAAAGGAATGTCCTGGATGGCTGTTCGGGATCTTTTGGGACAAGCGGCTGCTGAGTACCGGTTCTGGTGTTGGATATGGCGGCAGCTTTATCGCTCAATATGAGGAGACGATTGATAAGTTCAAACCTGGTGCTTCTCGCATCTGTGATGACATTCAGGTTTTCAGGAAACTGAATTCGTCCAGCAGTATTATTGCGGTCTTGCAAGACATCCTGTTTATCTGGCAGGAACCTGACTTGGCATTTTGCCGGGACTATTACAGCATCGATTTGAACCGCCGGTACATCACAAGGGAGGAAGCGAAGAAGTATCGTACCGCCGCCGAGGATGAGGCGCAACAGCCATGACGAATGAACCCGACCTCTACGCTCCCTACGAACCCACCCAGAGCACCGACATCACCTACTGCGTCAATCCCTCCTGTCCTTTTTCCGACTGTTTTCGACACCACAGTCATGCTCCTCATGGTATAATGGTTTCTATGTCAAACTTTGGCGGCATCTGCCGTTCATACATACACCATTTACTGGAGGAGATCGAACATGGCCGAGTATTGTAAGGATTGTTTCAAGAAGTGGAACCCTAATGTGGACGAGCGCCGTCTGAGAATGAGCCGGGAAGCAGAGCTCTGTGAGGGCTGCGGGCAACTGAAGCCTTGTGTGGAGCGGATCGTCCCGGAGACTTCTTGGTGGGCCCGCCTGTCCCGCAAAAACGCGAAGCGGGGACCCAAGTGATCTTTGACAAACATAGCCATATCGGCTATAATAATGACAGCGCAAACAAGGAGGAAATCCCATGGAAGACGTTGTGTACCACATGACGGAGGATGAGCTGCGGGCCTGGATGGATGCCGAGCTTGTCCGCCTGGGTTCGTGGTCTCGCGGATTTGAGATCTCCTGGCATTCCGACGAGGATTTCTATTCGCTGGAAGTGTGGTCACTCTCGTCTCTCGTTCCGGGTGACCATCCATACGGTGCTGGGAAAACCGTCCTGACGATCCGGGACTCCACAGGCTCCTGCCTCCCGGAGATCCAGATGGCAGGTAGAAAACTTTACTACCAGTTGAGAAACACCTATAAAGTCCATAAAGATTTGGGGAGGAAGTAATGCCATGGAATTGAAAGCAACCATCCTGGAAGAGAGCGGCATCTACCGGTATTTTGACAAGAACGGCACTGAACTTTTTGCCGGTGATACGATTCGTTATGATGATGGCACCACGGAGAAACTATTCCTGAGTAAAGAAGGGCAACTGGGTATCGATTCCACCAATCCGAACTGGCACAAAAGAGATGGAGGTCCATATTGGGGATTCGGCCTCTATCCATTGGGCAAAAACGAGTTGTCTGAGATTGAAAAGGTCTCCGAGTAAAACCGAATAACCCAAAAGCGCTGGAGTATTCCAGCGCTTTTTCTTTTATCAAACCTACGTTTTATGGAGGTAACAACAATGGCAAACATGAATGATAAGGCTTACGAAATCCTTTATGCGATGTCTCAGAAGACGGAGGACAGTGATGAACTTTGGGCTTTGGACCGGGCAATGTTCCTGCTGTCGGATACGACGGACGAAGAGGTCTCCGCTTGGAAGCGGGAAAACCTTGCTTATAGCATGGCGATGCTTCGTTATGAGCAGGGTAAGGGTGAGTGCCCCGTCTGGGATCGTCCCGCAGTCCGGAGCTGAGAGATGACGTGTGGTTTTTGCTCCCTTTGGGATTGGAGCGAGTCTTCCGCAAAAGTTGACAACGGGAAGTACGCCCATATCCATAATGCCGGAGGCTATTACCGATATCCTCCGGTAGAACAATTCAATTTCTGCCCGGTCTGTGGCGGTCTGAACCCGAACAAAGTGAATGCGGCCCAACGTGAGTTGCTAGGAGGAACAAAGAATGTCTAAAATGATCAGCCTTGACGCCCTGATGGACTTCCCCATTCGGAAGGACCATTACGATAAGGAGCACGGGAACGAGCATTACATCTTCGGTGTCGAGGCCGTGTTGGAGTACGCCCAGAACTTGCCTTCCGTAGATGCTGTCCCTGCCGGTGTCTACGAGCAAGTCGCCTGGGAAAGAGATCTTGCCGTTCAGCAGCTCAAGGACTACGGCGTCGGCCTCGGCCAGGCCAAGGATCTGGTAGAGGTCACTCATTGCAAGGACTGCAAATATGGCGACTGGGACAGCAAGCCGGATGACGCCATGGTCTGCCTTCGCACCAACGATGGCTTCTGGCGTGCCAGCAATGACTTTTGTAGCCGGGGCGAGCCGAAGGAGGAGACCCATGAGGATCATTGACGCGGATGACGCTTTGGCCCGCGTCAAGCCTTACGATCCGGAGGATGAGAACTGGGCTGTGACAGGCGGCACGGCGATCCGTTTGATTCATAATGCCATCGATAACGCACCGACCATTGACGCTGTTCTGGTTACTCGCTGTGAGGGTTGCAAGTACAACGACGCCTGCCTCACGCAATCCTTCTTGGAGGATGCCGGCTCGGTTCCTCTGGATCGGAAAACATTCTATTGCGCCGACGCCGAGCCGAAATGAAAGCTTGATTTTACGGGAGGAGAGTAGTGTGACTGTTTTGAAAATCGCTACGCCGTTTGTGACCTGCCTTTTAGGATGCTCGATTGCGTCCCGGTGGAACTGTTGGGCTGTCCTTGGCCTTGCCGTCGTGGCCTTGGTGATGGAGTATGCCCTCGGCTACTGGAACGGTCGGATGTACGGAATGTGACTATGAAGAAACTCTGGATCGAAGATATTCTTGGCGTGACACTCCATTGGTGGCAACGTGTTGTGTTGTGGCCGAGGGATCGAGAGGCGAAAAAACGGTACGATGCCCTCAGATATTATGTGCAGCTTTCTCCTTCGACAGAGGAAGAATTGGAACGCCGGGACAAATTCTTTCAGCAGCTCCACGAGGAACTGTCCTGCAAAATGGATGGCGCAGACCTGGTCGAGGAGATCCCTGATATTGCTTTGGAGGAGTGATAGCAATGTGCGAATATGGGCACGGCCCGTGCAGAGCACCGGATATGATTTGTCCCCATTGGATGGGAACTTTTTGCGAGTTGGATTTCGAGTATGGAGAGTGATACATATGAAATATAAGCTGGAAAGCGTAAAGCTTGGGACCCGGATTACTGTTGAAAACTTGGCAGATTATTACCCGGTCGTTTTCAAATACGAACCGAAGACCACTCCGGATGGAATCTCCATCACACTGCCTTCTGTGGCGAAGCTTATGGCGTTCGCTAACGATGTCGATCATCCAATCATTCTCTATCCTCGTAGTAACGTCCTTCAAATCTACGACGATTATCTGGAGTAAAACTTATGAAATATGAATTTCGTGGCGGTGTTAGGAGTTTAAGATGGCTGACCTTCTGAACTGGATCGACAACGCTGACAGCTATGTCTGCCCGAAGTGCAGGGCAGAAGTCGATAACCCCGCTAAGACAGAGGGGAGATGCCGTTGCGGCTTTCAGGACCCTCGCTACGGCGGCATGACAAACCGCCGTTATCTGGAGAGCCTTTCCGACTATGATTTTGCCAAACACTTAGTTCAGATGTGCGAGGAAGAAACCGTAGAGTATGATTGGGATGAAAACCCCATTGATGGATTTCCTTATACATTCTGGCTCACCAGTGACGGGAAACGGTTTGACTCTGCCGACTACGACGAGGCCATCGAACATGAAGTCTGGTGGCTGCGGCAACCGAGGAGGGAGACTGAATGAAGCTTTGCGGTCCAGGGTGTGAACCCTGCTGTGATTTCTGCGCCTTCGCCGTCCATGAGCGCTGGTTCGCCGAGGACGGGCATTTGATTCGGGGCGGCCCCATCGACTGCCTCCGCCATCATGACCAAGAGCACCGGGAGATCGCCGAGTGGTGCGGCTCCTGTGAGGATTTCTACTGTTTCCGGGCAGAGTAAGGAGGTAAAATATGTTTGAATTGCAAGGCAAGTTTGCCACAGCAAAAGTGTTCGCCGATATGGCAGACGAGAAGGCTATTGCACAGGTTATCAGTCTGCTGAATCAGTCCTACGCAGAGGGCAGCCGTATCCGGATGATGCCGGACATCCACGCCGGCGCCGGATGCACGATTGGCACTACCATGACGATTACCGATAAAGTCTGCCCAAACTTGGTGGGCGTCGATATCGGTTGCGGAATGGAAACCACGAGACTCTGTGAGACGCACGTGGATTTCGAGGCACTAGATCGATTGATTCGCCAGTCTATCCCTTCTGGATTTGCTATCCGTAAAGACCCTCACCGTTACGCCGCCAGGGTCAACCTGAATGATTTGTACTGCGCCGACCATGTGGATATTGATCGGGCTTACCGCAGCATTGGTACACTTGGCGGAGGCAATCATTTCATCGAAGTAGACCGCGATCCGGAAGGCGACCTGTATTTGGTCATTCATTCTGGCAGCCGCCATCTCGGTGTGGAAATTGCCACCTACTATCAGAAGGCAGCGTTCAAGGACCTGACCCGGAGGCCGGGAGAGACTCAAGCTGTTATCGAGCAGCTCAAGAAGGAAGGCCGCCAGCGTGAAATCCAGGCGGTCTTGCAGGCCATGAAGGCGGAAAAGCCTTGGATTCCGGAGCAGCTCGCCTACGCAGAGGGTGAGCTCATGGAGCAGTATCTGCACGATATGCAAATCGCTCAAACGTTTGCGCACCTCAACCGGCAGGCGATGACGGATGTTATCCTGGATGGCATGGGGCTGAACGAAGACGATCAATTCACTACTGTTCACAATTACATCGACCTGGATCACATGATTCTGCGTAAGGGTTCCGTATCCGCACAGGATGGCGAGACCCTGCTGATCCCCATCAATATGCGGGATGGAAGCCTGCTCTGTGTTGGCAAAGGAAATGGAGATTGGAATTGCTCCGCTCCGCACGGTGCCGGCCGCCTGATGAGCCGTTCTGCCGCGAAGGAAGCGTTTACCGTAGCGGAGTTTCAGCAGTCCATGGATGGAATTTATACTACCTCCGTCAGTGCCAGCACACTGGATGAATGTCCGATGGCCTACAAAAGTATGGAGAGTATTCTTCAGAATATTGGTCCCACTGTCGATGTGGTATCGGTAATCAAGCCGGTCTACAACTTCAAGGCCGGAGAGGAGGTGCTGAATGGGAAAGCAAAAAGCCCCTCAGTTTTCTGAAACGATCTCTGACTTCTGCCGGATGCTGGAAGAAGCCCAGAAGGACTACATTTGGAACTACGATGAGATGAAGCGGATGGACGATCTTACCCAGGACTACCTCCACAAGCTGGAGCTGGACGGCCTGGACTACAAAGAGCGGGCTAAGGTGGCAACGCAGCTCATGAAATGTCGCCAATCCCGCAGGGAATGTAAAGATACTATCGAGGTCCTGGAGCCATTGATGCAGTTTCTGTATTCTGATAGGGGAAAGAGCCTCTACAATCAGTTCCGGGAAACGCTCGGCAAGACCCGCAAGGTCGAAAAGTCAATGGAGACCCGGACGTACATACCAAGAGTTTTGAGGTGAAAGAATGAAATGTTTTTATCATAACGATGCGGATGGCAAATGCGCAGGGTTTTGGGTGGGCCTGAGCGCTGCGGTGACAGAGCATGGGACGATGTGTGAGTTCATTGAAATGAGTTACGAGAGACACTTTCCTATTGAAACCATCGCCCCAAACGAGCAGATCTACATTGTCGACTACTCGATCTCTCCCGATGAGATGAGAAAACTTCTCAAGATCACGAAGGATGTCACCTGGATTGATCATCACAAGACAGCTATCGAAAAGTATGCAGGTTTCGAGTGTGATATTCGTGGCGTGCGTTACGACGGTATTGCCGGTTGCATGCTGACTTATTGTTATCTGCATCACATGACTGATCGTGGTGTTGGTGACATTAAGCCATTTGATATTTCTCTGACCAAAGATGCTCCGATGTTTACCAGATTGATCGCTGATTGGGATGTCTGGAAATTCGAGTTCGGTGACCAGACGCGGAACTTTATTACGGCGTTTAATTCTTATGATTTCGCTCCTGAAGGGAAAGAATGGAATCGGTTTTTCAGTGAAACACAGTCTGGAAATTCTGCCGAGGCCGATATGATTCACGAGGGGGCAATCATGATCAAGTATCGGGATGGCTGGGCGAAGGGACTTCTGGCTCGCTTTGGATTTGAAGTAGAGTTCGAAGGTCTGAAGTGCTATGCGGTCAATCTCGGGAACTGCAACAGTGAATACTTTAAGAGCATTCCTGGTGGCAAATACGATGCGTTTATGCCCTTCGCTTTTAATGGACAGAAATGGATAATCAGTATGTACTCAACTACTTGTGATATTTCTGGCATTTGCAAGAAGTATGGTGGCGGAGGCCATGCTAAAGCTGCGGGCTTCCAATGTGTAGAGCTTCCTTTTAGGAAGGTGAATAAATGACAGTCAAAGAGCTCAAAGAGAAGTTGACCGAGTATCCCGATGAAATCGAAGTCAGGATTGCTGCTGGCTGGAAGATGGCTAGCCTCGATGTCATTGGCACCGGCGTTGATATCGACACCAACGAGGTCTCGCTCTGGCTCTGTTCCAAGAGAGACCGATAAGGAGGAGGGCGGAAGTGAAAACGTGTCTTGATTGCCGCTACTACACAGATTGTGCCCAATATAAGGAATACGTCGTCCCAACTTGTTCTACTTATATTCCATGGCGAAAAGCAGATACCAACGCTGACAAGATCCGCCACATGAGCGACGAAGAGCTCGCTGATTTCTTGGCTGACTGGGCCCGCAAACACCTTGCTTGGATGCAGGATGATCGGGGCGAGGTGTTGTGGTGGCTTCAACAAAACATATAAAATTCTTGTTTGACGAGGAGAGAAGCGTTGAAGTCTTTATATTGGAACATCGGTTGGGGCTGCATTCAGGTGCCTCTAATGACCATCAATTACTCTGCCGGTAAGAATTGGAGCGCGGCTTTGAATGTCGTCCTCATGGCATGCTTTTTCGGGTTCGCATATCACGATTGGAAACAAGAGGTAGAAAAGAAGAAGCGGGGCTGATGCCCCGCTCCTCTTCAATCTTCCTCGCTTTGATCCGCCCAGCACTCACAGGAATCCATTTCGGTCGCCGAAAGGAGTCCCCGCAGATTCCGGCATCCGTATTCCCGCCCGTGCTCCGGGCAGAAGTACCAGCAGTTCTGACACTGCCGGACCTCAGCCGCCGCTTCCGTTTCCATCCTAAGCCCCTCTTTCTCTCAAGTACCCCTATCATACCACAGAAAGGAGCGGATGTCCATGCCGTACAAGGCATTCAAAATTTCCCCCGGCAATCAGAAATACTATGACGCCTTCATGGAGCATCTGTCTCCTGCCAGCAGGGCGACCTACAAGGTGGATCTCGGCGCCTTCCTTCAGGAGATCGGCACCAATGACTTCGCCCGTGTTACCCCGGCCAGGATGTGGAAGTACGCAACGGAAAACCGCCCGTCCCGTCAGCGGCGGCAGGCGGTCATTCACCTTCGAGCCATGCTTTCCTACGCCGTACAGCGGAACATTAACGGGGCCCAAGAAAAAGTGGACCGGGAAATGCTCGTCTGGCTTTTGAAAAAGCCTCGCAGCCGCTACGAGCAGATGAAAATGGAAGTGTAAACCATATCATGTCGCTGTGGAAACTGCGTAAATATTTCGCAAAGCAACGCAAATTTTTGTTGAGTTTTGTCAAATGACCCACATAAGCATCATGGGATCTGTTAGAATTTGTATCACAGGGAAAGCTAACGCCGGTGATGCAAGTTGCGGATATTCCTCTATGAAATCAGAACACAAAAAGGCTTCTCGACCTGGCAGCTGGCCCGTCGCTCCGGAGTCAGTCAGTCTCATATCGTCCGGATCGAGAACCGGGATACCAGCCCCACCGTGTCCTGTCTCTGCCGACTGGCGGATGCCTTGGACGTGGACGTCCATGAGCTGTTTTCCCACAAGAAAGGAGAGCCCTATGAATGAGATGAGAAGAAGAGTCCTGCGCACCTGTATCGCCGCCGCCGAGAAGGCGACATGTTCCGAGGAGATGGAGGCGGTGATCTCGGACCTCCAATCCGTCATGGACGAGGAGGAAGAGACCCGCGAAAACACGCCGGAAAATCTCCTGTCTTCCGACCGTTACTGTGACTCCGAAGCTGCCAGCGACTCCATGGAGCAGGCCATGGAGTGCTATGAGGAGGCAATCGAGCTGTTCGAAGAGGAAGATCGAACAAAGCTTACTGCCCGCGTGAAAGAGGCAAATGACTTTCTCCGGGGGATTCCAAAGGTAAATTAACAAGAATCTTGTTAATTGCCACGAAGATTACCAGAAATCTTGGTGAAATTTCCAACTTGCAATGCTCGAACGATTGTTCTATAATGATGATATCAGAGATTGGAGGAGGAGTCAAGATTATTATGTTGGTAGGAACAGGCAGCGGTATGTGGTTCGAGTTGTCCTTGCCGGAGGACACCGAGGATCTCGTACATATCGAACCTGGCAAACTCCCAAGAGATGTGCTCGCAGCGTATCCGGATTTCAAGAGAGGAATTGATGTTGATATGATTCTTTCCAGAGTCTACGCCATCTCAGAGGATGGTACAGCCTGGGCGATGCAGGTAACAATTATCTGAAAATTTTTTGCCAGTCACGCATAAATTACGAAAAAACTATTGACTTTGGCGTTTGCTATGATATAATAAACCCGTAAAGTCAAAGGAGTGAACTGAAATGCGTGATGAACGAAGGGCCGTCATCGAGCAGGAGATCGAGAAAGCGCTCCTGCTCGACCAGGTCTCTCAAGCATCCTTTTATCAATTCGCGGATCAGCATAACATCCCACGATCCAGTGCCATCCAGATATGGAACGGAGCTTCCTGCTCCGCCTTGCCGGATGACACGCTGCAAGACCTCTACGCTCTGCTGTGCGGTGTCTCAAAACCGATTGACGATTTCCTTGAGACATTGTCCGGACAGCAGAAAGAGCAAGCAAAAATGGTCCTCCGCAGAGTCGGCTTGTCGGCACGAACACTGTTCGATCAGTCATTTCTCCAGTTATCGGCAGACGAACTGCTGGCGGTGCTCTCCCACCTGAGCCTGGAATCTACGAAAACCGTTTCCCGGTATCAGTCCACCCTGCGGCATTTTGCCGCCTGGTGCGCTGAGCAAAGAAGAGTCTTTCCGGTTTGCGATTCTCTGAAAGATCCGAGGTTCCTTAAAACGGACAGCGTCCCGGTGCGGCGGGCGATCAAAAGCAATTACCTCGGAGGTGTCAAAGAGCTGGAAGAAATTCTGTCGGTCGTATTCCGGGACAATGGCAACAATACCGGCTGTGTCTTGTGTCTTCTATTGTTCCTTGGGATCTCCATGGAGGATGCGAGGCTTCTGCTGGATGAAGAGGTCGTGGAATCCGGCGACAGGTTAGTGATCCGAGGTAAGCAGTATCCGTTGACGGTTTACCTGCTTTCTTTGGTTCGCCGCTACCGAATGATACGGCAATGCGCTGGAGATCGTTTGATGTATTACGCCAGCACAGGCCCGTATTTCTTACGGAAATTCACCCAACAGCCAGGGGCGGCAGGAGAGCCGTTGACTGTGAATGCGATGCGGTCCCAGCTTACCAAGGTGGCGGCGCTCTACCGGGAGGAAACCGGAGAAGAGAAAAAACTCTCCGAGACCGCCCTGCGGTATTCTGGCTGGTTCGCGCAGGTAAGACAGCTGGAAAAGGCGGGCCGTCCATGCAACGTAGAACTCATCCAGGAAGTCTCAGGCATGTCCAAATCCGTATCCTATGATCTTCTGAGAAGATACAAGGAGTACCGAAGCATTTATGGTTAAATCCGGCGCCGAGAGCGCCGTACATAAAAAGAGCTGCCCCCAGGTTGGCCCCTGAAGGCAGCGGTGTCAGAAACGAGTTGGCCCTCTTTCTGACGGTAATGATTCCACGCACTTGCAAATACATGGGGTCATTGCGTTCATTTTAGCAAAGTCACCGGGGAAAAGCAAGCGAAATCGCAGAGCAAAGACCGATTTTATTTTCATGCTAGTGTAGCTCAGTTGGCAGAGCGTCGGATTTGTACCCCGAAGGCCGCCGGATCGTTGCCGGCCACTAGCTCCACAGCGCCCCGTTCCAGGCTGGGTGGCGCTTTACAAGTAAGTTGAAGCCTGGGCGTTTCGCAGGTGATCCGGTGATTGCCTTCATAACCGGCGCTACGGACGGACTGCGCCGGCCCCGACCTCCTACGGGGAAGGAGACCGTCCGGCAGGTTTGAGGCTCCTGTCAAAGTGAAAAGCTTCTGGGGTTCCCATTAAGGGAGCGACGCCAGCCGCAAGGCTGATGCCACGGTGCGTCAATCCGTGGCACAGATAAGCCGCAGTAGCTCAAAGGTAGAGCCTTCTGCTTTCGGAGGGGTATATGCAGATGAAACGCCCTCGATCCTGGTTCAACCCCAGGCTGCGGTACAATGCCTGTCTCGTACACATCGTGGTTGCTTCAGGATTTAGGGGAGTAGGCATTTAACGAGACGGTTCCCCGGCGAGGCAGGTCACCCGCAGGATAAGAGGTGACTGGAATCAGATGAGACATGGCTATGCGTCTCGCTGATTTGAGACAGAGCGGCCCGTTGCTGCACGCAGTCAGCTATTAGTCGGGGAACAGCGGCTTCATAGGACAGGGCGAAGGCCAAGCCCACTGAACATTTATCTGGGTGTAGCGCAGTCGGCAGCGCACATGCCTTGGGAGCATGGGGTCGGAAGTTCGAATCTTCCCACCCAGACCATGCCTTTCCGTGTTTCTGGCCGCGAGGAAGTGAAAAAACACGGCGAAAAGACGGCTATCGTACATAGGGGAGCTGCTTCCCTGCCGGTAATAGTGGGTTATCATGTGAGGCTGGATTCACAACGTAGCATGACAGCGTAAGGCCATACGCAGATGGTGACGAGATAGGCATAGCAGAGCACGAACCGGACGCCATCCAATCAACGAGTGAGGTGTGGAATTGCTCATTGCGGCTACGCAGGCCAACCAACGGTGCCTCGGCGTAAAGTAACGAGTTGATTGCAAAGTCCAACCAAAACTTTTACGTGTTGGCAATAATGAGGAGTGAGCTTATGACGGATGAAGAAGCTGGGCGGATTCAGCTCCGTGGTGAAACTTCGGGCTCGCAGGTTCGAATCCTGCTTCATCCACCACCGGGGACGTAGAGCAAATGACTGTCGGTCCCAGCGCCGAAAGGCGGGCCAATCCAGACGGGATGTGCGGTTCGGGGTGAATCCTAAACCCCAAATATGCGGGGAGCCGGTGCTGGCGTCCATCACAGTCCTAGGTTCATGTGATTTATGCTGATTGGTTCGACTCCAATCTTCCCCGCTCCAGAGCGCCTGTTGGGATTCCCGTGCGGCCCCGGAATCGGGACCGATAACCGTTGACCCACAACGGACAGGGAATGAGCTCCAACCCTGTAAAAGCAGGATAAGCAGGGAGCCAAAAAGAAAACGATTTGGCACAGCATCGTTTCCTACTCAGAATGCGCCGCCACGATCAGGCGGAGTGCTGGTATGGGTAGTTCTGGCTGGGCAAATCCATCCGGGCCCGTGGTGGGTGGTGTGCTCGAACACACTTTGTCAACGGCCTGTGGCGGACAGTGAGCTGCCGCATTTGGTGACCGGGGCAGAGACAGCCTCCAAAGCTCCCGACGCGAACAGGAGTACAGACGGGTGAGAAGCTAGTCCCGTCAAGCAACGTCCCGAAACCGGGGCAGGGTGTAAAAGTGACAGCACACCTCGGAGGAAAGGTTGCAAACAAAGTCGTCTTACCGGCGTGCCGGCGAGACGGATCACGCTTCGGCGTGAGCAAATGGTATCGGGTAACGCGGCCCGTACTATCGTCGCAAAATCTAGCCGAGGCTTGAGGGAGTGTTTTGGTGGGGCTGGGCCGTAGGCCACGGCAAGTAGGCTATGTTTTGCGAAACGTGTTCGTGAAAGGCTCATTCTATGGTCGGGTCGTTCAACGGTAGGACCGGTGCCTTTGAAGCATCAGACGATGGATCGACACCATCCCCGACTACCACGAGGCTTAAATGCGGTAAAGAAAAGGGTTAGCCTTTGCGGAACATTGGTTCTATTTAGCGGTGCCAGAGGTGTATGCGCAACACGGCCGCAGCCGCCAAAGTCGACAACAGAGAGCGCCGCCTAATGGGCGAGGGCGGCATATAAGTTCGCATTTCGAGTGCTCTATCGCTGTGCGATACACAGTGGTGTGCGCAGAATTGGTGCGGCGGCGCACCTAAAACTACCGTGTCGCTACTGCTCAATAGCGGCTGTCGAATCTATGCTGGATTAGCTCAGAGGCAGAGCGGCGCTCTCGTACAGCGCAGGTCGAGATTTCGAAATTCTCATCCAGCTCCAGAAGGCGACCATGCCGGGCGGCCCGGCGCGTATTTGAATCGCGGTTCGATTCCGTTACCGAAGGGTTCGACTCCCTCTGGTGCTGGGGCAACAGAATACGCCGCTTTTACATATGCCGAATGATGTACGCCGGCGCGTACCACCGCCTTGAAAGCGGATGGCAGGGAAACCTGTTGGGATCGACACCTACTTTCGGCGCCATACCTGTGCGGGCCGTTCCCGCACAGTCAGCGGGTAGAAGAGCCGCCTAGGGTTCCAAGGAAGACCAGTATCGTGAGTGCTTGCGTGGCGCACGATCCTTCCTCGGAACCCTTTTTCTTTCTCCCTGTGGTGGAATTGGCAGACACAGCGGATTTAAATCCCGCTGCCGCATGGCATCCGGGTTCAAGTCCCGGTGGGGAGACCATTGGGGTGACCCAACAAGACACCAAGATTTTATTTATGAGGAGGAATTGAATGAGCAACGAGAAGTACGTCTGCGCCTACTGCGGCGCCGAGTACGACGACCCCGTCAGCCGGGCAAAGTGTGAGCTGGAATGCGATGAGAAGCGCCAGCAGGAGGAAGCCAAGCAGAAGAAGATCAAACTAGCCGAGGAAAAGAAGGCCCGCCAGAATGAAATCCAGGCACTCTGCGATGAGCTGAATGACCAGGTGAAGCAGTACAACCGCAGGTTTCCTGACAGCAGTGTCCGCCTGAAGTTCAACAGCTACGGCGACAGCATCTTCGACCTGTTCTGGTGAGCAGTATGAGCAAGGAAAGGAACCGCAGTGCCGGCGGAGGCATTGGTATTACCGGTGTGGTTCAGATCGTTTTTCTGATCCTGAAACTGTGCGGCCTCATTGATTGGCCGTGGAAGTATGTTCTGATCCCGCTCTGGGTAGACCTGGTGATTGTGGCGGTGCTGTTAATTGTTGTTATTGCGGCCGCCATCATTCAGGTAGCGAAAGAGAACAAGGAGCAGACCCGGAGTTAATGCAGCAACGTGATTTGACGGGCCAACGCTTTGGAAGATTGGTAGCCTTATCCATCGATCATAAGAAGAAAGGCCAGGCGTATTGGCTATGCCAATGTGACTGTGGGAACCAGCATGTGGTTCGGCAGTCCCACTTGACCAGCGGCCGGATTCGGAGCTGCGGTTGCTTGTATAAAGGCAAGAAGCGTGGAACTTCTCGCCCCCCGAAGTACATAGTGCGTGGAGACTATGTGCAGGGCACTGATTTTAAGGGTAATCGGTTCTTTTTCAGCCTTCAGGATTTTGACTTGGTGCGTCCATACAACTGGTATTGCAATCACGATGGCTATGTGGTAGCCCGGATCAAGGGTAAGAATCGCACTATGCACACATTGATTTTGGGAGCGTTTGGTATTGACCACATCAACCAAGATAAAGCTGATAACAGGCGTGAAAACATCCGTATAGTAACAGCATGTGAGAATGCTTCGAACAGGCAAAAATGTATGGGGATGCAACCGGCTATGGGAGTGTATTGGCTTCCTCGTAATTGCAGGTATATCGCCAATATTACATATCGTCATAGACGAATCAACTTGGGACTGTATAAAGAATACGACGACGCTTTGCGAGCTCGCCTCATAGCCGAGGCATATTACCTGCGTGAGTTCGCCCCGCAGAAACATCTCTTTCAGCAATACGGAATTGAGGTAGATACATATCGACAGACTGCGAGTCTTCCAAACGGAGCTCAATTATATCCAATCGCAGACGATTCGGAACTTTGCGGAGAAAGCGATTCAGCTTCTGCCTGACTACTTTTTCGAGGTTCCAGCTTCGTCCACAGCGAAGTTCCACCCCTTATACGCTCTAGGGCTTGGGGGTCTTGTGCGGCATACGAAAGCCGCCTGTAAAATCGCTCAGGAGTTGCTTGCTCTTGAGATGTACCGAACGCACTACACGCAGGATGAGCATGATCTGATGATCACGGCGCTCATTCTGCATGACGGATGGAAACACGGGCCGGAAGCAACGGCAGGGAAATACACCGTGGCCGAACATCCGACAGTGTGTGCGGACTGGATTCGGAAAACCGAGACGCTGACCGCTATGCTTCCTCCGGAGCAGATCGATTTCCTTACCGGTTGCATCGCAGCGCATACCGGTGAGTGGAACACCGATTACCGTTCGAAGCGAGTCATCCTTCCGAAGCCCAAGACTGCCGCCCAGAAGTTCGTCCATCAGTGTGACCTTCTGGCATCTCGCCGCTGGCTCATCGTGGACTTCGGTGACGACTACTACAAGGGCCCCGCCGAGGAGCCCAAATCCGACTCCGCCCCGTCCGCCGTCACCAACGATGACCTTCAGAAGACCATCACGCCCATCGTCGCTCTCTGCAAGAAGCTCATCGACAGCGGCGTAAACCGCAACGCTATCTACGATGTCATCGCCGCCAAGAACGGCGGCAACCGCAACCCCAACTCCATTTCCGATATCAACACCGCAAACGAAATTCTTTCCGCATTGGAGGGTCTCTGTGCCTAATCAAAGTGTATTCGCTACCCTGAGTGCTATCGACATCACGGATAAGCTGAAGAAGAAGCAGAACCTCAGCTACCTCCCGTGGTCTTCCGCCTGGGCCATCATCAAGAGTCACTATCCCGACGCTACCTACCGCAGCCTGAAGAACGAGGCTGGCTGGAACTACTTCACTGACGGCAAGACCTGCTGGGTCGAAGTGGAACTCACCATCGCCGGTGAGACCCAGACGGAGCAGCTCGCTGTCATGGACCATCGGAATCAGGCTATCCCCGCAGACACGGTAACATCGGTGGCCGTAAACAAATCAACGAAAAGAGCCTTGGTAAAAGCAGCCGCTCTCTTCGGTCTCGGTCTCAGCCTTTGGAACGGCGAGGAGCTTTCCGACGAGGCCAAGGCCACCCGCAAGCGCAAGCAGCAGGAGGACGCCGAGGCCGAGAAGAAGGAGAAGGCCGCTCTCGCTGCTGAGAACGCTAAGATCATTGAGCTGGCCAAGCAGAAGATTGACGCCGGTGTTGACAAGGATACCGTCTACGCCATCGTCCAGAAGTACAGCGGCGGCAAGAAGAATCCCAACGCCATCCAGAGCCTGGAGGATTCCGAGGCTTGCTATCAGGAAATCAATAATCTCAAGGAGGATAAGTAATGGGTTTTCGCTATGGAGCCTACATGAGAATTTGGGAACTGGAGCCGCATGAGAAGTTCACCACGGCCCGCGTTTCCATCAGTCGTAAGAACAAGCAGACCGGGGACTACGAGCAGGATTTCTCCGGCTTCATTACCCTCATCGGCGCCGCACACACCGAGGCCGCCGGGATGCAGCCGAACTGTACCGTCCGCATCGGCAACTGTGAGGTCACGAACCGCTACGATAAGGAAAAGCAGAAGAGCTACACCAACTTCAACGTCTATAGCTTCAAGCATGACGATGGTGAGAATGAGCGCCCTGCCCAGAAGCCGGACGCCGCTTATGCTCTCATAGGTGACCCCGAAGACCCGGATAGCCTGCCCTTCTGATGGCTGGCCCCAATGATTTCATCCTGGACGGCCTTCGCTGGTCCTTCTCCTCGGTGAACAGCTACCACACCTGTCCCCAGGCTTTTCGCCTCGGCTACCTGGATGCGTTGCCCCGTGTGGACAACGCATTCAGCGACTGGGGCACCTTCATGCACAGTCTCCTGGAGCGGTACTTCAAGGGCGAACTGGAGTTCTTCGAGCTGAGTCAAGTTTATCAAGCTGGCTATGCCGCTGCTGTGAAGTGTAAGTTCCCTCCCAACCGCTTCGTGGACCTGGCCGAGCGGTATTACGCCGCCGGGAAAAGCTACCTCGATTCCTTTGACGGCTCCGTCTTTGAGAGCTGTGAGATCGTCGGCGTCGAGGAGCGGGTGAAGCTGACCATCCGCGGCCGCCCCTTCGTAGGCGTCATCGACCTTCTCCTGAAGAAAGGTGATGACTACATCATCTGCGACCACAAATCCAAATCCGCCTTCAAGTCCCAGAAAGAGCGGGATGAATATGCCAGACAATTGTACCTTTACGCCGTTTTTGTCCACGAAAAGTTCGGAAAATGGCCGGTAAAACTGGTCTTTCATATGGTGCGGAGCGGCGGCGAGTTAGTGGAGATCCCCTTTGATGAGAAGGCTTGCGAGGCCGCTCAGACTTGGTTTTCGGATACCATCGACGCCATCTATCAGGATACGGCGTTTGAATCCACCCCCAACCGCATCCGCCGGGAGCTGAAGGAGCTCCGGGCTCAGCAGGAATCCGGCAAGCTGGGGTTCTCGGAGTACACCAAGCAGAAAAAGAAACTGGAAGCGGCGCTGAGGAAGATGGGGTTCTACTGTGGAGTGCTTTGTTCCAGTAAAACATCCTGCCCGGATTGCGACAAAGCAAAGGAGGACGAATGAAGCTGCCAAAAGGTGCTAAAGACTTGACGGGACAACGCTTTGGCAGTCTCGTTGCTGAGGAGCCAGTCGATGTTAAGCACAAAATTGGCGTTGTGTGGCGTTGCAAATGCGATTGTGGCAATTACCGTGATGTCGTTGCAACACAGCTGTTGCAAAAACAGAGCAAAGCTCGGGCGTGTTTGCAGTGCGCCAAAAAGAAAACGACGAGCCATTTAATTCCTGGAAATAATTTCAAAGATTTGGCTGGGCGGCGCTTCGGTATGTTAACAGTCTTAGAACGCGATGTCAGCAAAAGCAAGACATATTGGCTGTGTCAATGTGACTGCGGAAGCCCTCCAAAATCAATTTGCGGGTCCCACTTGACCTCCGGGAAGATTACATCATGTGGATGCACAAGGCGTGAGCGCATGAGTTCCAAATTAAAGCAACCGCCACGCGAGATTGTTGACTGTGGAGAATATATGTATTTTGAGTCAAAAGGACACAAAGTGCTTTTTGATCCAGAAGACATTGATGTAGCTACGATGTGTTTGTGGACGGTGGACTCGCAGGGATATTGTTGCGGTGCCCCCGAAGCGATGAAGGATACACGCATCCGGTTCCATCGCGCTATTGTGAGCAAATACCAGAATATTGACGGGATGGAAGTTGATCATCGTAACGGAGATCGCGATGATTGCCGCAAAGTTAATTTGAGGGTTGTAACACATGCTCAAAATATGAAGAACTTGTGCGATGAACCTCGCGGGAGCCGATTACATAAAGGCGTTCATCAAACAAAGTCCAACAAATGGAGAGCAAAGATCCAGTGTGACAACACGGTTTACACATTGGGAACTTTTGACGATTTTCAAGACGCATGTACAGCACGCGACGCCGCAGAAGTAAAACTGTTTGGGGAGTTTAGCCGTTTAATGGCACCTCCGCCGCCGGAAGAATAGGAGATACGATATGAACCGAGCAGACCATCTCAGAAATAAGCTCTACCGCCTGTTGGCGAATCACCCTTACGCCACGGTCCGCACTGAGTGCGACCGCATCGACCGCCAGCTCCGGGAGCTCAATACCAAGGAAGTCAAGAAGCCGAAGAAGTAATTCCGGCTCTGAAATTATGACCGAAGTCAACGAGAGGAGGCGCAACGGATACTTATCGACAAAGCGAAACTCGACGAGGCGAAGCAGAACCTTGGCGACGACAATTTCAAGTATATCATGGAGTTCCTCCATATCGAGGACTATGACCCGGTGCGGATGCGGTGCTGCTGTCCGTTCCACGAGGAGAAGACGCCGTCCTTCATCTACAATCCGAAAGCCAATAATTGCCATTGTTTTGGATGCGGCAAAGACGCTGATATCTATGATAGCCTAGTCCTTGGGGAGCACATGACATTCGCTGAGGCCGCTGAAAAGGTCTTTGATTTGGCCGGTATTACATATAGCTTCGGGGAGCACGGGGTCAAGACCCGGCACCAATACCGGTATCCGCATCCGGAGCAAAACGAGCATAAGGAACAGGTCTACAAATACCTTCAGTCCCGCAAAATCTCTCCGGCCACGGCGGACTACCTGGACATCCGCCAGGACGATGAAGGCAACTGTGTCTTCAATTACTACGATACCAACGATACCCTCTGCATGGTAAAGTATCGGCCCAGCCGTAAGGTAAAGAAGGGCGAGAACAAGAACTGGTGTCAGCCAGGCGCTGACACCGCTCCTCTCCTCTTTAACATGAACCGTGTCAACACGACGCAGCCGCTGGTGATCACAACGGGCGAATTAGACACTGCTTCTCTCATTGAATGCGGCATTCAAAACGCCGTGAGTATCCCGTTAGGCGATCAAAATCTGAAGTTTATTGAGGAAAACTTCGAATGGCTGGAGCAATTCAACTCCATCATCGTCTGTCACGACAACGATGAGTCCGGTATGAAGTTCGTGAAGGAAGCCACCGCCCGCCTGGGGAGCTGGCGCTGCAAGGTCGCCAACTGCCCTGAGTACCTCTACAACGAGGAAAAGAAAACCAAGCGCCACATCAAGGATATCAACGAGACCCTGTACTGGTTCGGCAAGGAAGCCGTCGTCGATATGATCGCCAATGCCGCGGATACGCCCATTCCCTCCGTTGTGGATTTCTCCGACGTAGAGGAGAAAGATCTTTCCAGTATCGACGGCGTGGAGACTGGCTTCCACAGTATCGATAAGGAGATCATGCGGCTCTTCTATGGCACGTTCAACATCATCAGCGGATTACCTGGATCTGGTAAAACGAGTTGGCTTTACTCCCTCGTGTGCAGTGTCATGGACAGGGGAGAGCGAGCCTGGCTTTTCTCTCGTGAGCTGCCGGACTTCATGTCTAAGAACTGGCTCAACATGATCCTGGCGGGCCCCCGGAATGTGAAGGAGTACCACAGTTCCAACGACGCTGTCTACTACAAGATCAAGCCGGAGGCCAAGAAAGCCATCAGTGAGAGCTATCGGGAGCAGCTTTTTCTTTACCGGGACGACTACAGCAACAGCGCCGAGGATATCCAGAATTCCATGGTAGATTCTGCCCGGAAGTATGGCTGCAAGCTCTTCATCATCGACAACCTGATGACCGTTGACCTCCATGCCGACGATGAGAACAAGTATGAAAAGCAGACGGAGTTTGTGAATTGGCTCATCCATTTCAGCGCCAAGTACGACGTCTGCACCATCCTTGTCTGCCATCCGAGAAAGCTTCAGTTCGGCCAGAGGGAGATGGAAATGGGCGATGTGGCCGGCAGCTCCAACCTCATTAACCTCGCTCACCGAGCTTTTAGTCTCCGCCGTGTGACGAAGCAGGAGCAGGAGGGCACTATGAATCGGAAAGGGGATGCCTGGGCGGTGCCGCCGTGCCCCTACAGCGTCATCATCAAGGTGCTCAAAGACCGGATGCGCGGCCGTGCGGGCATGGAATTTGGCCTCTACTACGATACCGCCTCCCGGAGATTCTTCGGGAATCCGGCGGAGTATGACCGACAGTATTCCTGGGACACCAACACCTACAGTGCCCCGCTCCCGTATCCCATCGGAGATGAGGAAGAAGTCTTCGGCCAGCACTGCGGTTAAGGAGGGCTATGAACTACACAGCATATCACGTTCACACAGACCTCTCTCTCTTGGATAGTTGTACCGACTTCCGCCTCTACGTCGACCGCGCAGTAGAGCTCGGTCAGAAAGCCATTGCTTTTTCCGAGCACGGTAAACCTTTCCAGTGGATTGCTAAGAAGATGTACTGCGACGAGAAGGGGATTAAGTTCCTCTTTGCGGTGGAGTGCTACCTGACGGAGGCGCTGACGGCTCCGGATCCTGAGACTGGCGAGGAAAAGAAGCTCAAGGATAACTACCATACCATTCTCATCGCAAGAGATGAGCAGGGCGTATGGGAAATCAATCAGGCAATCACGAACTCCACGGACGATGCTCATACATACTACAAAAATCGTATCACATTCGAGGAGTTCCTGAAGCTCTCACCTCACGTTATCACCACCAGCGCCTGTCTTGCCTCTCCGCTGAACAAGCTGGATGTCAAAAATCCGTGGTATGAGAAGCTGGTCCAGCGCTATGACTTTCTGGAAATCCAGCCTCACCTCCACCGGGACCAGATTCTCTTCAACCAGCAGCTCGCCATTCTCTCCCAGCAGTATAAGAAACCGCTCATCGCTGGGACAGATGCCCACAGTCTGAGCCCGTACAAAGCGGAGTGCCGAGGCATTCTGATGGATGCCAAGAAGCAGTCCTACGGTGACGAGGATTCCTTCGACCTGACCTATAAGAGCTACGACGAGTTGGTGGATGCCTTTCGCCAGCAGGACGCCATTCCGGAGTCCATGTGGATGGAGGCCATCCAGAATACCAATGTCCTTGCCGATATGGTTGAGGACTTCGAGCTGGATCTTTCCCTGAAGTACCCGAAGCTCTACGGCAACAGCGAGGCCGACCGGGAGAAGCTGGTGGAAACCACCTGGTCCAAGTTCAACGATAAGGTGGAACGGGGTGTCATTCCGCAGAGCGAGGTCGCTGGGTTCCAGACGAGCCTGCCGGAGGAGCTGCGGGTCTTCGAGAAGATCGATATGTCCGGTTACATCCTCTGTATGTCTGAGCTCATCAGTTGGTGTTGGGAGAATGGTATTCCCATTGGCCCGGCCAGAGGTTCCGTCGGCGGTTCCCGTGTCGCCTATGTCACGGACATCATCGACCTGGACCCCGAAAAATGGCACACGGTCTTTTCCCGCTTCGCCAATGAGGACCGGAAAGAGGTGGGCGACATCGACGTCGATGTCATCGACACTGACCGCCCCAGAATCTTCGAGTACCTTATCAACCGGTTCGGCAGAGCCTACACCGCCAGAGTCCCTACCTGGGGCACGGCGGCGGATAAGGCGGCCATCGAGCTTATCTGTATGGGTCTCCGGCATCGCTGGGAAAAGGAGCGCTTCCCGGAAACCTGGAAGAAGAAACAGATCGAGCCAGACAATCCCTACAATGTCAAGGTTTGCGAGGCCATCAAGAAGGAGTTCGCCGCCGATCCCGAGAAGGCCAAAGTGGCGCACCCGGATGTCTTCTATTACTACGACGGCATCCTCGGTACGAAAACATCGCAGGGGATGCACGCCGCCGGCATCGTGGTCAGTCCGGTCACTCTGCAAGATCACTACGGCTGCTTCTGGAAGGATGGCGACTTGGTCCTCAATATCGACATGGACGAGATCCACGAGGTTTCCCTTGTGAAGTTCGACCTTCTGGTGCTGAACAACATTGGCATCATCAATGACACCTGCAAGCTGGCTGGTATCCCGTATCCGAAGACCAGCGAGATTAACTGGGATGACCAAAAGGTCTGGCAGGATATGATGCGGTCGCCGGTCGGTATCTTTCAAATGGAGGGGGCGTTCGCCTTCAAACTCCTGAAGGATTTCGGCACGAAGTCCATCTTCGATATGTCCCTGGTCACGGCCTGTATCCGTCCTTCCGGGGCGTCGTACCGCAACGACCTCATCGCTCACAAGCCGCACCACAATCCGGCTCCGATGATCGACGAGCTTCTGGCGGAGAACAACGGATACCTGGTCTACCAAGAGGACGTCATCAAATTCCTTCAGCAGATTTGCGGCCTCAGCGGTTCCGACGCGGATACCGTCCGCCGTGCTATTGCCCGCAAGAAGGAAGACCTCCTCCAGAAAATGCTCCCGCAAATCCTGGACGGGTACTGTTCCAAGTCGGATAAGCCCCGTGCCCAGGCCGAGCAGGAAGCAATGGAATTCATCCAGATCCTCAAGGACGCATCGTCTTACATGTTTGGGTTAATGGTTAGCCCATTTCTTGTGAACCCCATGACTCAGGGGTGTGCTCATTAGAGTGCTAACGGTATCAGCGGAATAAGACCGCCGTATGAAGCCCTACCGGGAGATATGCGGCAATCCCATGGACGAAGCTGCTGACTAAGAGAACCTACGGTCCAGCAATGGATAGCAGGCGATACCGTGCTAAGTGTTTCTGTGATTACGCAATGATCGGAGGTGAGAAAGTGAAAACAGATTTAGTTGGGAAACGGTTTGGCTCGCTCGTAGTACAAAACGAATTCCAGAGAGTTCGCCAGCAGCACGGAACAAAGATCAAGTGGCTGTGTCGATGCGACTGTGGCAATGAGATGTACTTGTTCCGGGAATCAATTCTGCATCACACAGACAATTATTGCCAAGCGTGCAAGCCAATTGCACGCCGCAACACGAAACTCTACCACATTTACCATGGTATGCTTCAACGGTGTTATAACCCGAACAATCCGTCGTATCCGAAATATGGCGGTGCGGGTATTTACGTATGCGACGAGTGGCGCAAAAGCTATGATGCCTTTTTAGAATGGGCTGTTCAAACTGGATATCACGAACCGCTGACAATCGACCGGAGAGAGTCTGGCGGTCCGTATGCTCCGTGGAATTGCCAATGGCTTTCACTATCCGACAACTCGGCGAAAGCAAACCTTGGGCGCCAGAAGAATCACTCGAAGCTGTGTGACATGTACGCAAAGCACAAAGACGGCACGCTGGTACAAATCACCAATATCGCAGAGTTTTGCCGCACACATGATTTGAAGTACACCACGGTTATGGCGTATCTGCATGGCCGCTGTTCCACAGACCATAGGTATCACGGCTGGCAATTCTACTCCAATCTTACAGAAACAAAAGTGTAACGACTATTCCCGAGAGGGAAGTACGCCGGAAGATGAGTCTCCGGCGGAAGCGCAAGAACAGCGTTAGCTGAAGATATAGTCTGCCTCATTGAAAACAATGAGATTAAGTGATAACCATTCCATTGCCTACTGCCTTGTCGGTTATATCTGCGCCTGGCTCCGCTGCTATTACCCTGGGGAGTTCATTACGACCTACCTCAACCATGCCAAGAACGACGATGACATCACCGGCGGCACCGAGCTTGCCGAAGAGTACGGCATTCCCATCGAACCGCCCCGCTTCGGTCTCTCGAAATCGGTCTATGCCTACAGTAAAGACCAGCACGTGATTTCAAAGGGACTTTCATCCCTGAAAGGGTACGGCGAGGAGGTCGGCAACGCTCTCTATGAGGTAGGCAGTACGAATCCGGCACGGTTTACGGATGCTCTCAAAGCGCTCGACGCCCGCAGCATCAAAGCTGCAAAGGTATTACCTTTAATTCAAATCGACTACTTCGCCTCTTACGGCAACACCGTGGAGCTCACCCGCATCCTGAATGTCTTCGACTTCTTCAAGCAGGGCAACGCAAAGAAAATCAGCAAAGAGAAAGTCTCCGGCACCGACATAGAACGGCTGCTCCAGAAGTACGCCACCGACCGTGGCGTTAAAGGTGATGTGCAGAAGTCCTACACCATCACCGATATGGACGGCCTCCTCCATGAAGCCGAGGACACCATCCTCTCCCTTGGCCTCGAAGATGTCAACTACCGTGTCAAGATGCAGAATCAGCTCGACATCCTAGGCTACATCGAGTTGACAACCAACAAGGAAGAAGACCGCCGCAAGCTCATCATTACCGACTGCGTACCCCTCAAAGGGAAGAACGGCGGTGATGTCTGGGGTTACGCCGTCTTCACCCGTTCCATTGGCTCCGGCAAGACCGCCCGCCTCACGCTTCGGGCCCGACAGTTCAATGCCCAGCCCATCAAGAAATCCGATATCATCTACGCCAAGAATGTCGCCAAAGAGCGAGACTACTGGTATCTCTACGATTACGAAATGGTGGTGTGAATTTGGAAAAGTTCTACATTGTGACCTCGAAAAGTCCTATCCGGCAGCGGTATCTGGACTACCTCGCCAATAATGGGCGGGTCGTCCTGCTCTACAACCTCTTTGCTGAAATGCACGGCATCCAAGCCGCTCAATTCCTGCCGACGGATTCCGTTCTCGGCATCGTCCCCAAGGGCACGGACGCTGAGAAGTTTCGCTCCCAGCTCTGCAAGAACAGCGACGGCGAGACGGGTCTTCGCCTCTTCAAGAAGAATTCCGTCCTGAATAAGGCATGGGTAGCCTGGCTCAAGGAAAACGAAACAAGGGTTTTATTCAAGCCCAGGCTGGGCTGGGAGCTCGGAATTCTTGGCCGGGGCGCCACCAGACTGTTCTCTCACGAAAATACAGTCTATGCCTCCCTGGAATTCGATCATGATTTTCAAGATCCTCCCGGCTTCCAAGAGATTCCCGGCAGTGAATTCTATAAGATTATGGAGGCAATGGATGCCCATGCTTGATTTTAGCACCTTCTCTGTTTACCTCTCCAACGCTGTCACCGTGTGGAAGAGGATGGATAACTACAAGGACATCTTCTCTCTGGAATGGATCTGCGGCATGTCCCTCATTGATGACGTGGTAGAGCTGCTGGAGCTCGCCATGAACGACGAAGACCACTGGATCGGCTACTGGCTCTTCGAGAGGGACTGCGGCGAAAGCTGGGGCGACACAACGGCCTTCGACGCCGACGGCCACCCCTTCGTCCTCAAAACCCAGCTGGAGCTCTACGATTACTTAGTGAAGGAGTACAACTAAGATGAAGAAACTGAAATCCATTGGTTTAAGCTTTGAGAACTGTGAGTATCTCGACATCCCGGCCGAGTATATCGATGACTACGTCATCGACAAGATTTACCACAGCATCCTCTCCAACTGCGAGTTCGATTGCTGTGGAGCGTTTTCTTTGACGATTCATGCCGCCGCCAACGAAATTGACTGGCGAACGGGCAATCCGAACTGGTGGGGTAGTCTGAGCTTGTTCGAGCGGTTGGCCTACCGGGATTTGGTCTCCGCCACGCTTACATATGAGGACGGGTTTCAGCAGGAAATCTACCTGCCTTGGAAGGAGAACGACCAGGAAGTGAACACGTATCATCACACCATGCTGACGACGCTGTGTCATCACTTAACAATTGTGATTGGTCCAGACGATTTCGTGCGGCGCCGCATGGGCCTCTCCGAAGAGCGGGACCAGTACGACCATTCCCAAAGTTAATGGCCCGCAAATCCGCTTCCGCCGACAGCGAGCACAAGTGGATGACCATCTACACCCGCAGCGGCGCCGTCTACACCATCACTTCCAAAACCAAAACAGACCGTGACACCTACACCATCTGGCGTTCCGAGAATGGCGCCTGGACCAAGCTCGGCTCCGGAAAGAACCCTAGAGAGTTGGAAGCAAAATTCGTCACGGAGTAAGGAGGCATTATGATAGTCAAAGAACTCAAAGAATTTCTGGCAGTTATCGGAGACGACATCCCTATCCGCTATGTCAGTGAAAAGCCCAACAATCCGTACAAAACCGCTTTCGAGATTGACGATGTTTATCTCATTGATAGTGACGACAGCCGCGTCCAAGCCTCCGTATATCTGATTGGGTTATAAAGAAGAGCCCTCCATCAGGAGGGCTCCCAAGAATCAATCTTCCGTCTTCAGGCCGAGCTTTTCCAGCATCTCTTCCGGCTTCATACCGGCTTTCTTCGCCGCCTCCATGACAGACTTCATGGTGGGCTTCTTCTTCGGATGCAGGATCTCTTCCTTCTTGGCTTCCAGAGCGGCGATAGCGTCCTGATGTGCCTTGATCTTCTTGTCGATCTCAGCGGCACGCTCAGCCGGAGTACGATTGATCTTCGCCATACGAACAACACCTTTCTTATTCATTGCCTCACGGCAATTTCATGATAAATCATTTTAACCCCAGCGTCAAGTTTTCAAACAGGGAGGAATGCAATGAATCAGTCAGAAAAACTCCTGGCGGAGCTGAATGCCATGCGCAATGAACTCTGCCAACGTTGCGGCCGGTATCGCATGGCTCACGAAGGAGCTTGCGACGGATGCCGATGGAAGGAGCCTGCATGGAACGAGAAATGAAGTGCCCCATCTGTGGCACTGTCAATGAGCTGACAAGCTATTCAGAGCCGTTCGGAGAGGTCGAGCGATACTATACGTGCGGTCATTGCGGATACGTCGAAGAATTTTCGTATGGTAGTTATCTGGACGGCGTTGACACCACACACGCAGATGGCGGTGTGTGGGTGAGCGCCGCAACGCTGTGGTCATGGGCGCAAGCACATTGTTCCGGCAAGCTCAAAGTGCTCCCTTGCAAGGTCGGTGATACCGTCTACGTCATCGACCCGGAGAAATTCCGCGTCTACCCCAAAGAAGTCCTGGAAATCAGTTGGAAGACAACCAGATACGGTAATGAACTCGGTTGGGGCGTCTGTCTCGGCTACGGCAAATGTCGCACCGTGACCCGCTACCGCATGGATAAGCTGGGCAAGAGTTGGTTCCTGACCGAAGAATCCGCATGGGAGGCACTGAATGCAAGAACCTGAGAATGCCCCGATTCGCAATCAAGACGAACTATGGGAAGCTTTGGCTGTAACTATCTCAGAACATTTCTTCCAGCAGACGCCAGAAGGGGCTCAGCTGTTCATTGACCAATGGACGACCTAAGAACAAACAGGAGGCACTGAATGCGAGAACTTGAAAAACGCTCCACGAAATTGCTCCACGCAACCGACGAGCTGCGCCAACTGATCCTCGACAACCCAGAGCTCCCTCTTCTGGTGTTTGCAGGTGAAGAGGTTGGTGGCTCTGATTACGCTTACACCTGCTGTTCCTATTGTAGTGCCCAAAAGGGTGAATTCTTGGACTGCTGGCAGACTGTGGATGATGAGTGCTGCTTTACAGACCGAGGAGCGTTCTGGGAAGCAATGGCGGATCACCTTGCGGATGACGCCGATGGGCTGACCGACAAGGAATTCGACGCCAAGGTCGACGCCGAGGTCGCTGAGTATGACCCGTACTGGACGCCCTGCATCATGCTGTATGTCAATAACTGACAAAACTCTTCTTTGATAGGAGGTCAGAGTGAAGTTCAAAGATCTTTTGAAACTCAAAGGCACCTACATCTTTTGCCCTCGTTGCGGTGCTCCTGCCGTTACGCACACCAGACCGACAGTCGATACCTTCAACGATATCCGAACAGAGGTTTATCGGGTACAGTGTCAGCAGTGCGGCCTGCGGGCCAACGTCGAGGAAAACTGGTTCTGGAAGGAGAATGAGAATGGCAACTGATTTCTGCGGCAATGAGATCCAGCCCGGCGATCTTGTCATCTATCTGGAGTACCGCCGCACATCGGCCGAACTCAAGATGGGTACTGTACGACAGTGTGCTGAGCATTCGGCAACGATTTATCCTCATACTCAGCATTCCGCGTCTGAGACTGGTTATCGAGCGGAGTACAAAATCGTTGACTTAACAGCCTTGCGCCGCAAATGGGAGGGAAACCATGAAACTTAAACAATGCCCATTCTGCCACAAGTACGCTGTTCACGTCGCTGTGTGTGACGACGAAGGCAATTACCATGGCCAGCCCGGATGTGAGTATGAATCCGATCCGTGGAGCGGTCTTGGTTATTTCCTCTACCATGAAGGCTGGGGCGACTGCATCCTCTGCACCGACGACATGAATCAGTCCATGGGCGGTGTCATCTTCGATACCATCGAAGAGGCCGCCGAGGAATGGAATGGAGGTCTGCCGTGCGAAGACTGACAGAGTATCATCCGGACGGCCACGTGGTCTTGAAGGATCAGACGGGTCACGGACTGGCCGCAGCTCTGGAGCGTCTTGCCGCTTATGAAGATTCCGGCATTATTCCACAGGTCGCTCAGACGTGGTCGCAGATGTACGATGAGGGAACCTTGGTGCTCTTGCCTGCCGCCCCAGGATCTATGGTGAAGTACAAAGACTCGAACGATGTCGTTCGGGTCGACTGCGTGAACATCTATTCTGAAGGTCGCATCACCTACTCATTCCATGAGCGCCACCTACAACAAACCTGGGTCGATGATTGGAGCGAGGATGACCCCGTCAAGTATGACCCTGTAACCACATGAGGTGAAGCATGTACGTTTACGAATCCCATCTAGGCGGCGGCTACTTTGGTTCTGAAACGCCACTTAGCTTTGAGGAGTGTTACTGCGACCAGTGCGGTGACTCCGATTGGGAAGTCGGAGAGTTTGAGACCGCAGAGCAGTTTGTGGCCTACATTGCTGATGATATCTGCTTCGAGCCTGGCTGTGGCGGCTGGGCCGTGGATGTCATTACTGAAGATGTCAACCTCATGTTTACCTCCAACCTCACAGAAGACGATGTGATTCGCATCGCCAAAGCCAACGCAACCCCGAAGGAGGATTACGAGTGACCCAAATTCTACATATCGGCACCGACCCTTTCAGTAAAGAGTATGTCTTCCTGGAAAGCGATTATGACTTCGTGGCACTGATCGACCAGAAGCTTGGCCGCCAGGCCGCTGACTTCACCGCCGAGCTCATCGAGAGCAGGGAAGAGGCTCTGCGGGATAAGGCAGAGGCGGAAGCCGACGCCGAACGGGCCGGAGACGCCTACCAGAGCGGCTGGGATGATGGCTATAACAATGGCTACCAGGACGGCCACGATGATGGCTACGAGGAAGGCTTCAATTTTGCGACCAACCATCAGAATAATGACAAAGGAGAATCTCATGAATAACAGTCTGACCGAAATTATTTTTATCCTGGACCGCAGTGGTTCCATGCAGACTCTGACCGACGATACCATCGGAGGTTTCAATTCTTTCATTGAAAAGCAGAAGAAGGAGCCTGGTGACGCTATCCTCACGACCGTGCTCTTCGACGATCAGTATGAGGTCCTGCATGATGGCGTCAATCTGAAGGATGTGAAGCCTTTGACTCGTGAGGCTTACTACGCCCGTGGCATGACGGCCATGATGGACGCCATTGGCCGCACGATCAACACCGTGGATGCCCGTATTCAGAAGACGCCTGAGCAGTATCGTCCCGGCAAAGTGATTTTTGTCATTACTACTGACGGCTATGAGAACGCCAGTATGGAGTTCAACCGGGCCCGTGTCAAGGAGATGATCCAGCGGCAGACCGCCAAGTACGACTGGCAGTTCCTGTTCCTCGGTGCCAACATGGACGCCGTTTCCGAGGCCGGAACTTTCGGTGTCTGTGCGGCACAGTCTGTCACTTATGCCGCCAACTCTGTCGGAACCAAGGCTGTCTATGATTCGCTGAATTCCACCATTTCCAACTACCGTTCTACCGGCACCATCGACGCATCCTGGAAGGCCGACATCGAGGCAACGACCTCTCAGATCTAATGTCTTGCTGAAAGCAGAATTTTATGGTGGATTATCAGTTTCTGCGCTGCGAGTGCGGTGGAACCATTGGGATGTACGACCGGCAGACCTTCTCATGCGAGTGCTGCGGTCAAACGTTTGACCTCTACCGACTCGATTACGACACCCTAAAAATCAATGACAAAACGGGATGGATGTTCCCGGTCAAGTATACGTAACAACAACTGAGGCAGATCTTTAATGGGCGCCCGCCTCCCAGACGTGGGAGGTATACATACTGAAGAAGTTTCTGTTATCTCTCCCTGCTTGGCGGGGAGGTGATGCTGCATGGTAAAGCTCCTCATCGGTGGCTCTCCATGCACTTAGCTCGCTGGTCCATCGCTCGTTCCGAGGGCCGCGAGGTCATCCCCAGCGGCATTGGCTGGGAGCTATTCCTGAATTACCTCATTGCAAAGGAGAAGTTCCAGCCGGATTTCTTTCTCTATGAGAACAACAATTCCATCGCACCCGCCATCAAGGCGCAGATTTCCTCCGAGCTTGGCGTTGATCTGATGATGATCGACGCCGCCCTCGTTAGCGCCCAAAGCCGGGAGCGGGTCTACGGTTTCAACTGGTCCGTGGAACAGCCGGAAGACCGTGGCATTTACCTCTCAGACGTCTTGGTCGATGAGCCGGACGGAGACGGCTATAGCATCAAAGACCTTACACTCATTAAGCGTGTTCCGGACCGTGATCATCGTGTGTTCCGGGTCGGGACCATCGAGAACAAGGCCAAGAATCAAGCCAAGCACGACAGCAAACAGTATCGCATCTACTCTCCGTTTCACAAAGCAGTGACGCTCTGCGGGGAGGGAGGTGGTGTCGGCGCGAAAACGGGCCTGTATCTCTGTCCCGTGAACCGCGCCGAAGGCCGCAAGACCTATGAGGTGCGGGATAACACCATTGAAGTCGGCGGCGTTCCGTACTTCATCAACCTAGAGGACGGCACTTACATGGTCCGTAAGCTGACGCCGCTGGAGGCGGAACGGCTCCAGACCCTGCCGGACGGCTATACCAGCGCCGTCAGCACGACCCAGCGTCTCCGTGGCCTCGGCAACGGCTGGTGCGCCGAAGTCATCCTGCACATCCTGAATGGAGCTTTGAAGGATGTTCCACGGGATGAAAAGCTGGTGGTGCTCTCTATGTATGATGGCATCGGTACGGGCCGCTACTGCCTCGACAAGATGGGCTTCACAAACGTGGAGTACCACGCCTACGAGATCGACCCGTATGCCATCAAGGTGGCAATGAGCAACTACCCCGATATCATTCAGCACGGCGACGCCTTCCAGCTCCGGGCACCTAACTGGGCGCTGCCGTAAGAAAGGAGTTTTATGAGCCTATCTTTCCGCAATGTCGTCATGGACATTGCAGACATCAAAGTCCCGTTTGATAGCCTCCCGAAGACGGAGAAGATCAAAGAATGCTACGCTTTCTTCCGCAAGTACGGCCTCCTCGACCGGCAGATCATCGTGGACGGCGACAACGTCCTCCGGGATGGTCTGGTCGGCCTGATGGTCGCCCGTGCCGTTGACCTGAAGCAGCTCAAAGTCCTTCGGGTGCGGGAGAAGACCAAAGCCCTGCCGGCGACCGAGAAGACAATCGCTCTCCCTAATGAGGCCACCATGGCGGATTCTTCGAGAGTTAACACAGTAGTGACCTCCGCCAAGGCAGTGGATGACATCAAGAAGATGAGAGAGGACGCCAAGGTCAAGCAGCCATTCTCTTTGCCCAGCGATATCGCTTGCGCGACTGAGCTTGATGTTGTGTGTGTGAAGACTGGTGGCGATTTCACCAGAGGGCATGTATATCACTACAAAGATGTCATGACATACGATAACTATCAGGGTCTCTTTCAGGGCCAATATGTGGTGTGGGCACTCAATAATCCTTACCACGCTACACACGTCGTACCCCTCGTTCATCGCCCCGCAGAAGTCGGTGAATGGGTGCGAGTGAAAAACGACCTCACATTTACCACCATCTGTGAGGCTGGTGATATTCTCCCGGTAATTGCGTTGCATATGTCCGATCCAACATGTGTTTCTGTGCAGGTGAAGGAGTGCCATTTGAGTTGGAGTTCTCCAGACCGCCCGCGGCCAAAGAATACTTTCTTCCTTGAATATGACAATTACGACGTCTTAGAAGGCTACGACGGCCGCTACGAGGCGCAGGAGGATGTTAATGAAGTGTGATAGCTACCATATCAGAGAATCTTCCAACAAATTTGTGCCTGTCTGCTGGGGCACTAAGGAAATGGAAGAATGCCATTGCTTCGGCGACCGTCTGAAATGCACATTTTATCCGGAAGTCCGGAAGAACGCCAAAGCTGCCGCCCTGTTCCACGAAATCTACCGGTTCCTGAAGCCGCACTTCAGTGGTGACGACCAGGAGCTGATGGATTATATCGCACAAGCCATCGAATCCTACAAGGAGGTTTAATGAACAAGAAAGAATTCATCCGTAATGTCGCAAAGAGGTCTGGTTACAGTCAGGCCAAGACGACCGAGGTGCTGGACGCCGTCCTGGCCGAGATGTTCGAGGCATGGGCTGACCATAAGTCCCTGGAGTTCCGTGGCTTCGGCGCCTTCTACGTAAAGAAGCGTGCCGCCAAGGTCGGCCGGAATGCCACCACAGGCGAGAAGATCGACATTCCGCCCAAGTGGGTCGTTCAGTTCCGCCCCGGCGAAGTTCTGGATGACGCCATCAACTAATGTACCCCTGCCGTTGGCCCGGCAGGAAGCACAGATTGTACGCACTTGCAAATCCATGGGCTTTTTGCGCCCATTTTTAGGAGGTCACACGAAGTGACGGAACGTAATCCCCCCCCCGCACGACATCAGTCGTGGGAGCTGGCGCAAATGCAGGCGTTGCCGCTGACACAGAAAATCTCTATGACAAAGCGGCGCGTCCGGGAATGGTACGACGCCTTTGAAGGCCAGGTTTATGTGAGCTTTTCTGGTGGAAAAGACTCCACCGTCCTCTTACATATCGTCCGGAGCATGTATCCGGATGTTCCGGCAGTCTTCTGCGATACGGGTCTGGAGTATCCGGAGATCCGGGAGTTCGTCAAGACATTCGAAAATGTCGAGTGGCTGAAGCCGAAGATGAATTTCCGAGAAGTTATCCGGACGTGCGGTTACCCCGTGATCTCTAAAGAGGTGTCGCAGGTCATCCGGGAAGCTCGTGTGGGTCTTCGAAAGGGTGACGGCACCTACCAGTATCGCCTCGACCAGCTGAACGGTGAACGCCGTAACGCAGACGGCTCGATCTCCAAATACAACAAGGCGAAGTACAAATACCTCCTGGATGCCCCGTACCTGATCTCCGAGGAATGCTGCAAGATCATGAAGAAGGACCCAGCAAAGCGGTATGAAAAAGAAAGTGGCCGGCGGGCCATCATCGGGACGATGGCTCAGGAATCTATGCTCCGGAAACAGAGATGGATGCGGTATGGGTGCAACGCCTACGAAGACCATAAGCGGCCCATCTCGACGCCGCTGGCATTCTGGACGGAACAAGACGTGCTGGAATACCTCGTCCGTTACGCCGTGCCATTCTGCTCCGTCTACGGTGATATCATCGGCGTCCTTGCCGATGGTGCCGCATTGACGGCAGATGAGCTGCGGCCAATGTCGCAGACCTGCGGGATTCCGGAGGATACAAAGCTCAAAACGACTGGCGCACAGAGAACGGGGTGTATGTTCTGCTGCCTTGGACTGTCCCAAGACCCGGAACGCTTTCTAAGAATGAAGGCGACCCATCCCGCCCAGTATGCCTGGTGCATGAAACCAGTCGAAGAAGGAGGTCTCGGCCTCGATGAAGTCTTGAACTTCATCCACGTACCCCACTAAACCAAGCAAAGGAGAACACACATGCGAAGAAAACACAATCCTTTTACATACGCCGTCCTCTTCTGGGCGGCGGTGCTGACGGCAACAATCCTCATCACCCTGATTCAAAACGCCAGCGCTGCTGATACCGCTGAGCCGGAGATTATCGTTGAGATGCCCGTTGTGCTGACCATTCCGGAGTCAGAACCGGAGCCCGAGCCGGAACCCGCCATCTATGCGGATTGCGAGCTCACAGGCTACGAGCGTGGCCTTCTCGCTATGGTCGTCTACCGGGAAGCGAGAGGGGAGCCCGAGGAGGGGCGTCGTGCGGTTGTCGAGGTGATTCTGAACCGTGTGCGTTCTCCTTTGTTCCCTAACACCATTGACGGCGTGGTCTACCAGAGCAATCCGGTGCAGTTTGCCTGTGCCGGTGCTCTGACCACGGCCAGTATCAAGGAACTTGGGGCGCTGTCTGTGTGCTTTGACACCGTGGACGCCGTCCTGGCGGAGACGGAGCCGACCCTGAACTGGGACGCCCTGTACTTCAGCACCCGGAAGCCGTCCTCAGCCGAGTATATGAAAATCGGAAACCATTATTTTCATTAAGGAGGCACAATGAAGCGAGAATGTATGATTGAAGACCTTCGGGCGTATGCCGCCCCTGGGTCGTTCAACGCCAATGTCGCAGACCTGTTGGAGAACGACGCCAAGGCCATTGAAGCTCTGCGGCAGGAAAATGAGAAGCTGCGGATGATGCTGCACACCGTTGACGAATTGGAGAACACCGTCGTGACCAACGGCGACGACCTCCGCTACTGCGCTAGCCGCTTCGCTCGGATGACGGACACTGAGTTTGCAGACTACATTTGCAACGACATAACGTGTAAATTTTGTGACCGTATCTGCGGTGATACTTGCAATGCTCTTCCGAACTTGGAGATAAGCGCTGTAGAATACTGTCGTCGTATCGCCTTGGCTTGGCTTCAGCAGCCCGTAAAGGAGGAAACTAATTGAATACTGATGTGATGTTTTCCAGTGATAAGACTTACTGGGAGACGCCGCAATCATACTTTGACGAACTGAATGATCGCTTTCACTTCACATTGGATGCGGCGGCCTCAGAAACGAATCACAAATGTGATTATTATTTCACGGAAGCCGATGACGCGCTGTCGCAGGACTGGGGAGGGGAGACAGTGTTCTGCAATCCTCCGTATGGCAATGTTGAGACAGGCGTCTGGACAAAGAAATGCTACATGGAAGCGGCAAAGCCGGGCACTACCGTTGCCTTGCTGATTCCAGCACGGACAGATCGCAAATCGTTCCATGATTACATCTACCGGAAGCCTGGCGTAGAAATCGAGTTCCTTAAAGGCCGTCTTGCCTTCGAGCTGAATGGCAAGCCTGTTACCGATAAGGAAGGCAGGCCAATGAACGCCCCGTTCCCGAGTATGCTTGTCATCTTTCATGGCACGCAACCTACAAAGGAGGAACCCATTGAAAACTGAGATCCTGAAAATCAAAGGCGATTGGGAGGAAGTGGTGAACGACGCCCGCGAAACCGTCGGCAAACCTCCTCTCGGCCATGAACCGAGCGCTGAGTTCAAACGCAAGATGCTCATTGCCGAGCACAGTCCCATTCGAGACATCTCTGTGAAGTGGATCTGGCGTGACATCAAGAGCTGGGTCGCAACGCACTGGTGCCGCCACAAGTGGGAGTGCTTCATTAAGTCCCAGCGTTCTGACCGTACCGGCGTTCCTCGGGATGAACTCCCGCAGAACGCTCCGGTGGATTTCACCGGCGAAGCGAACGCGCAGCATCTGATTGATACGATGCGCAAGCGTCTGTGCTTCCAAGCCGCTAACGAAACCAGACTCTATGCTGAGGACTTTAAGTTCGCCTTGCACGATAAGGAGCCTGAGCTGTCAGACGTGCTCGTACCGAACTGTGTGTACCGCGGATCTTGTCCCGAGACGCACACCTGCGGACTCTGGAATCGGCTGGTAGACCTGACGCACGGAGAGATTCAGACAGCTGATATTCATCGGCGCTATGAGCTGTACAACGATTGGTGCTGGGGTAGGATTGGTGAGCGCAATGAAGTCTGATTGTTCTAAAGTCATCGCCATCGACTTTGACGGCTGCCTCTGTTCTGACAGGTATCCTGCTATCGGCGCTCCTTATTGGGGTGTGATCGGCTCCGCTATCTGGGAACAAATGGCTGGCGCCAAACTCATCCTCTGGACCTGCCGGGAAGGGGATGACCTTCGGGCTGCCGTAGATGCCTGTGCCAGTTGGGGGCTGAAGTTTGACGCCGTCAACGCCAATCTCCCGGAACGGATCGCTTACTACGGCAACGATTGCCGCAAGGTCGGCGCTGATGAATACTGGGATGACCGTGTGCGGCGGATTCGGGAGGGAGAATTTTTATGAGCGGCGGGCATTTTGACTACACCGATTCCCAAGCTAAGAGCGAGATCTTCGGCTGGACTGACAAACCGACTAACGTCTTCGAGGACCGAGAGATCTCTGAACTCATCTTCGATGTGTTCGACCTGATCCACGACTACGATTGGTACGTCAGCGGCGATACCGATGAGAACGATTGGCTCAAGGCGAAGAGGGCCTTCAAGGCTAAATGGCTGCACAGCCCGCCGGAAGAGCGGACGAAAGCCATCATCGACGCCGTCATCGACGATGCACGGCAGGAACTGTATAAAACCTTTCTTTCGTGCAAAGATGGCACGTCCAAAGACCTAGAGTAACTAGCCTGGAAATTTTAGGATAACTCCAACAAACCATACCAAAGGAGGAAGAATGAGCAAGAAACCTATCATCCTCCTTGTCGGGCCCAGCGGCTCCGGCAAGAGTACAATTTCCCGTGAGCTCCATGAGAAGTATGGCCTCAAGGAGCTCCAGAGCTACACCACAAGAAAGCCCCGTTTTCCCCATGAACCCGGCCATACCTTCGTGACCGATGAGGAGTTTGACACTCTCAAAGACCAGGTAGCCTTTACCGATTTCAACGGCCACCGCTACTGCGCCACAGCACAGCAGGTGGACGAGAACGACATCTACGTCATCGACCTGGAAGGCTGCCGGACATTCCGGCAGACCTACCACGGAGATAAGGTCCCCATGGCTTTCTGGATCGAGTGTGATCCGGCGGTCATCCGCCAGAGAATGTTCCTGCGGGACGGTTCTCTGGAGGCCGCCAGCCGTATGGCGCATGACGTGCAAGCCTTTGATGGCGGCAGGGAAGAGCTGGGCGAACTTTTTGAATACACCTTCGTGATCGAGAACACCGACGTTGAAAAGGCGGCTGACGAGATCATGTGCTGTGTCGATATCTACTGTGGGGAGGGTGCGGAATGACAGTTACCAAGAGAGATGGCCGCAAGGTCGAGTTTGACCGCAGCAAAATCGTCAAAGCCATTACGAAGGCGTTCGTTGAGGTGTACCCCGATGAACTGCCCGCAGATACATACACTTTCTGTGCTAAGATTGCCGACGACATCGAGGCCCGCAAACAGGACATGGCCGTCGAGGAGATCCAGGACATTATCGTCCGTAAGCTGATGGCAAGTAAGTACAAGGACGTCGCCACGCAGTATGTGCAGTACCGCTACCAGCATGAGCTGATTCGGCAGAGCAACACCACCGACAAGACCATTAAGGAATTGCTGGATGGTGAGAACGAATACTGGAAGACCGAGAATAGTAACAAAAACCCGAAGGTGGTGACAACCCAGCGGGACTACATCGCTGGCGTTACAAGTACGGACATCACCCGGCGGTTCCTGTTGCCCAAGGATATTGTCGAGGCGCACGACGAAGGCGTCATTCACTTTCATGACGCCGACTATTACGCTCAATTGAGTCTTCACAACTGTGAGCTCATCAATCTGCAAGACATGCTTCAGAACGGCACGGTTATCAACGGCGTTCAGATTGACAAGCCACATCGGCTTATTACCGCCGCTACGATTTCCACGCAGATTATTACTGCCGTGACCAGTTCTTCCTACGGCGGCGCCACCATCAACCTTTCTCATCTGGCTCCGTTTGTTCGAGATAGTCGTGAGTGGCATCGACGCAAGTACCTCAGCAGGGGTATGTCTGACGGAGAGGCGGATAGCTGGGCGATGGAGGACACACAGAAGGAAATCGCCGATGCTGTTCAGACCTTCAATTATCAGGTCAACAGCATGACCAATACCAACGGGCAGGCACCGTTCCTGAGCGTATTTATGTACCTCAATGATGATCCGGAATACCAAGAGGAAACTGCGCTGCTCATCGAGGAGTTCCTGAGACAGCGTATCCTTGGGTTCAAGAATGAGTCTGGGCACTATATCACTCCGGCATTCCCGAAGCTCCTGTATGTGCTGGACGAAAACAACATTACTGAGGACTCTCCTTACTGGTATCTGACGGTACTGGCCGCCCAGTGTACCTCCAAACGACTGGTTCCGGACTACATTTCCGCTAAGATCATGCGCCGTGACAAAGTAGACGCCAATGGCAATGGCAATGTTTACGGCTGCATGGGCTGCCGCTCCTTCCTGACTCCTTATCTCGATGCCGAAGGTAAGCCGAAATACTGGGGCCGGTTCAATCAGGGCGTTGTCACCATCAATCTTCCCGACGTTGCCCTCTCTTCTGGCGGCGATATGACAAAGTTCTGGGAGCTGTTGGACGAACGACTGGAGCTTTGCCACCGTGCGCTCCAGTGCCGCCATGAGCGACTGGCGCTGGCAACAGCAGATGTCGCTCCTATTTTGTGGCGGTATGGCGCTCTTGCCAGATTACCGAAGGGCGCTCCCATCCATCCGTTGCTTCACGACGGGTACAGCACACTGAGCCTTGGTTACGCTGGTCTCTATGAGTGCGTCAAGTACATGACTGGTGAATCTCATTCTCACGGAAAAGGGTTTGACTTTGGCATTCAGGTCATGGAGAGACTGAACGAGTATACGGCCAAGTGGAAGGCTGCGGAACATATCGACTACTCACTTTATGGATCGCCCATCGAGACGACTACCTACAAGTTCGCTACCTGTCTGAAGCGCCGCTTTGGCGAGGTCGAAGGTATCACAGACCATGGGTACATCACCAATAGCTACCACATCAATGTGCGTGAGCCAATCGATCCGTTTGAAAAGCTGGCGATTGAAGCCAAGTATCAGAAGCTTTCTCCCGGAGGGGCAATCAGCTATGTCGAGACTGCGGACTTGACGCAGAATCCTGAAGCGGTTCTGGAGGTGCTGAAATTCATCTACGACAATATCATGTACGCCGAGCTCAATACCAAGAGCGATTACTGCCAGGTGTGCGGCTATGAGCACGAGATTGAGATTGTTGACAACGATGGAGTCCTCTCATGGCGTTGTCCAAACTGCGGCAATACAGACCAATCCAAGATGAATGTCGCCAGACGAACCTGCGGCTACATCGGCACGCAGTATTGGAATCAGGGGCGGACAGAAGAGATTCGAGACCGCTACGTGCATCTTGACAATCACGAGGTGGAAGAATGAACTATGCCAGTATCCGCCGCATGGATGTCTCCAACGGCCCCGGCATCCGCACCTCTCTCTTCGTCTCAGGCTGCAACTTCCATTGCCCCGACTGTTTCAACCAAGACCAACAGGACTTCACTTACGGGCGCCCGTTCACCGAACGGGCCGCCCGTCTGGTCCTGGATAATGTCGCTAAGCCCTACTGCGCCGGTCTTTCCATCCTTGGCGGCGACCCTTTGTGGCAGTCAGTCGAAGGGATGGAACAGCTCCACAAACTGGCAGATGAGGTTCATCTCCTAGACAAAACGGTTTGGCTCTGGAGCGGCTTTACGTGGGAGGCACTCGCCGATTCTGTTACTTGTTTTCCAGACACGTTGCAAGATACAGCATTAGCTGTTGCTCGTTTACATCTTGTCTGTGCCTGCGATGTCGTCGTCGACGGCCCCTTCCAGAAGGACCTGAAAGACCTCTCGCTTGCATGGCGGGGTTCCTCTAACCAGCGTGTCATAGACGTTCAGAAAACCATCGTCAACAGCGGCAACGTCGTCCTCTGGGAGGGAACCACATGATTAACTACCAGAAAATCTTCAAAGACTTTTGGACAGAAATCGTCTGCAATCCGGACGGCACCCTCAATATGGATGCCGTCCAACGGGAATTGGCCGACTATTACTTTATGCTCCAGGAGGTCCCAAAGGTCTATGACCACGTCACCGGAGGAGCGGTCAGCAAACCGAACACATACGCTTTTGAGGTCAATCTGGTTGCCGATGAGCACTACCAGAAGTCCATCGAGGGCATCATTCGGGACGATCTGACTAACTCTCTCAAGTGGGCGAACCAAAGCCCTGTTGACACCATCAACGATATCAAAGACTACGTAGCTTCCCTTGAGAGCTACTGATTTCAAAGGAGAATCCAATGATTGTACTTACCGTCATCCTGCTTATCCTGGCACTCGCGTCCTTCCTGATTCTCAACGGCTTCTATAAGTCGTTGCAGAAGGAGGGTGGCTATGATGTTGGCCCTGTCAAGGTTCTCCGCAAGGCAATTCCCTGCGGTATCCTCGTTCTGCTGTTCATCCTCTTCGGCATTCGGGGCATCAAGGTCGTTGATCAGACCGAGGTCGGCATCGTCCGCACTTTCGGCACCGTGACCGACACTCTCGACAGTGGCCTACACTTCGTCAACCCCATTACCCAGAAGGTTTCCATGTATGATCTGCGCATCCATGTGCGGGAGGCTGCCTTCGCTACCTACACCAAGGATGCACAGCCTGTTGAGGTCTCCATCGAGTACCAGTATGAGCCTCAGACCGACCGCATGATGGAGATCGCTTCCCAGTATGGTTCCTATGAGATTCTCGAGACCAAGATCGCCAAGGTCGTGGAGGAGCGCACTAAGATCGTCTTGGCTCGTTACTCCGCTATGCCTCTGCTGGAAAACCGCTCCAACCTGTCCTTCGAGGTGGAAGAGGAGATCTCCAAGCTGGAAGATACGTTCCCAGTCCACTTCACCTCCTGCGTCGTGGCTAACCTGGATTTTTCTGATGCTTTTGAGGCCAGTGTTGAGGCTAAGATGACCGCTGAGCAGGACGCTCTTCGTGCAGAGCAGGAGAAGAAGACCGCTGTTGTCAAAGCCGAGCAAGCTAAGGAAGTCGCTGCTATTGAGGCGGATGCTGCTATCGCCAAAGCCAAGGGTGAGGCGGAGGCCATGAAAATTACCAAGGAAGCCCTTGCTTCCATGCCTGACGAGTACATCCAGTCTATGTACCTGGAGAAGTGGGACGGGAGGCTGCCCCAGATCGTTACCGAGGGCTCCAGTCTGATGCTGACACCTGACCTGGGGTGAGATTATGGAATGGAACGTCTACTACCACGACACCAACAAAGGCACCATTGATGTCATCAATGTGTTCGAGCACCTTGGAGTGGAACGATTTGTGCGAAAGCTTTTCAAGGACAAGAAACTGACCCGTGAGTCCTTTGCGGAGGAGCTGCGTCACGAGCTGATGTATCACTTCTGGTCCCGCTGTGAGTACGAAGTCATCATCAGGGAGTGGTGCGGCCGTGAAGCCGAACGCAAAGTTGATATCTACGAGCAGCTCATGCTGAACTGGGACCGCTTCATCGACTACTGCTGGTCTCAGCGGAACACCTGAGAGGAGGCTCTATGTTTCCTGCGACACATACGTACCCAAACCTCTACTGCGAGGACTGCGGAGAACCGCTTTACGAGCCGTTCTACTCCACAGAAAACGGCGATTTTGTCTGCGAGACCTGCGCCGAAAATTACGACGAGGCCGACCTGACACCCATGTCCTACGACGACGTCGAGTATGAGATCGCCTCACACATCAGAGACCTGGACGACATCCGGGACGATATCTAAGGAGATTCTATGCGAATTGAAATCAAATACCATGACCCTGAACTGATTCATCTGGAGCAGAAGCCAGGCAGCGACTGGATCGACCTGCGGGTTGCCGAGGATGTAGAGATGAAGGCCGGAGAGTTCCGGCTCATCTCTCTCGGTGTCAGTATGAAGCTGCCAGAGGGTTACGAAGCTCATGTGATTCCCCGGAGTTCTACCTTTAAAAACTTCGGTGTGCTTCAGACCAACTCATTCGGCTTAATCGATGAAGGGTACTGCGGCGCCCAAGATATCTGGCGTTTCCCTGCGCTGGCAGTGAGGGATACGGTTATTCACAAGAACGACCGCATCTGCCAGTTCCGCATCGAGCGCCATCAGCCGCCCATTCACTTCAATGAAGTGGATGATCTGGGGGAGGAGTCCCGAGGTGGCTTCGGTTCCACCGGCATCCAGTAAGCAAGCCATGAAGGAGATCCCATTCTGGCTCAAGAGCAATCTGAGCCTGGAAGAGGCGGCTGCTTACTCCGGCATCGGGGTCAACAAACTGCGGGAGCTGACCAACGACGAACAGTGCAAATTTGTCCTGTGGGTAGGCAACAAACGCCTCATCAAACGTGGCCTGTTTGACAAGTTTATCGAGCAGGCATATTCCATCTAAAAATTTTTGATGCGCAAAGAGCCTTGGTATGTTACAATAGCTGTGTCATATCAAGGCTCTTTCCAGCAAGGAAAGGAGTTTATGAATGTCCGAAAAACGCAAAGATATCAAAGGGCGTATTCTAAGGACGGGAGAGAGCCAAAGGAAAGACCTGATTTACCAATACCGTTACACAGATGTTCGGGGCAAACGGCAGACTGTATACTCCTCTGATTTGAAAGAGCTGCGAGAGAAAGAGCAAGAGATTCAGAAACAGGTCGGGGATGGTATCGATTACGCCGGGGGCAAAATTACTGTGGTACAGCTCATCGAGCGTTATATCAGCCTGAAAAAAGGTGTTCGATACAACACCAAAGTCGGTTATAATTTCGTCTTAAATCTAACAAAGAAAGAAGACTTCGGGTATCGACAGATCCGAGACGTCAAAATCTCTGATGCGCAGCAATGGCTCATCAAACTGCACGCGGATGGTAAAGGATATAGTACCATCACCAGCGTCCGAGGGGTCCTGCGGCCGGCATTTCAAATGGCTTACAACGAAGATGTGATCCGGCGCAACCCGTTTGACTTCAAGCTTGTCGATGTGGTCCCCAATGATTCCAAAAAGCGTATCGCCCTCACAGCAGCACAACAGAAACGTTGGATGGATTACATCAAACACGACGCAACCTATAGGAAATATTACGATGAGTTTGTCGTACTGTTGGGGACAGGAATGCGCGTCAGTGAGTTTTGCGGACTGACAAAAAACGACTTGGATTTCGATGAGAGAAAGATCTGGGTAGACCACCAATTGGTCCGGGAACGTGGTGGAACCTACTACGTGGAAAAGACCAAAACAGAGTGCGGGTGCCGTGGCATCCCGATGACAGACGAGGTTTATCAAGCTCTCAAGAATATCCTGGACCGACGCAAAAAGGTCAAGACCGAAACGATCATCGGCGGGTATAGTGGCTTCCTTCTTCTGGATAAAAACGATAATCCAAAAGTTGCTCTGCATATCGAAAATGAGATGCGATGGGCAATGTACAAATACCAGAAGCTCTACCCAGACAAGCCGCTTCCGAACATCACACCGCACGTCTTCCGGCATACCTTCTGCACCAACATGGCTGACGCCGGAATGAATGTAAAGACATTGCAGTACATTATGGGGCATTCCGATGTTGGTGTCACGCTGAATGTCTACACACACGCGGACTACGAAAAGGCTGCGGAACAGATGACAAAAATTCTCGAATTTAAAGCGCCGTCACCAAAAGAGTCGCGGCAAAAATCAGGTTAAGCCAAACTGAGTTACTACACCATTTACTACACCATTTGCGAGATAAGTGGTGTAGACTTACGTAGACTTATAACATCTTCTTCCAAAAATCATGCGGTTCAAAAACCGATCAGAACGTTGAAATATCAAGGTTTGTAGACTCTTGAAGGGATATAACAGCAATGACAAAAATCCTGTTTATCTGCCATGGCAATATCCTAAGAAGTTTCAAAAAACCGCATTATATCAACGGTCTGAGCGCTTCCAAAACTGCCTACTACACCACTACTACACCATTTGCGAAAGACCCTTGATATGACACAGAATCTAGCCGCCTTCGGGCGTTCATATAAAACGGTAAAAAAAGGGGACAGAAATCCTGAGCCAACACTGCTCTGGAAATCTGTCCCCTTTATTTTTATTCCAAGAAATCGTTCTTCTGCATATGTTCCTCATATGCCTTCGCAATCAGCTTGATCGTCGATTGTGCCTTCTGGTTCTTAAACCCCGGATGAGACACACAGTATGCCTCATACTCCGTGATATCCTGAAGTACGTCGTTGTAGTGCTCAGCGCTATGTAACTGCCCGTGACGGATCTCGTCCCCGAAGCGCAGAATCCTCATGCGATACGCTTTCGCATTTCTTTCGTCTTCTTTCTCCTCTCTTGCGTCACCGACCTTACGCAGATTCTCGACATCCTTCTCCAATTTGTCAATCTTCGACAGCAGGTCATGATTGATTGCCCGCCCAAAACCCCGAGCCACCGTGGACCAAGGGTTCAACTTAATGGGCGCAATCTGGATCACGCCAGAAACGGCCACTAAAAGCACAACACTCCATGCGGCGTAAGACCCAATCGGAATCTCCGCCAGCTTCATCAGCGTATCCAATGGACACCGCCTTACTCTGCGGAAGTTTTGTCAACAGCGTCGCTGATCTTCTGGGTCTGCGTACCAAAGTAGAAAGCGATGACCGTAGTGTAGACCAGCATGAACTCCTGGCTGATAGCACCACGCAAAGATAGAATGGCGAACACAGCGGTCAGGATGATAGAAACGATAGACTTTACACTCAGCAGGGCAGCCGCCCGCTTACCAAAAATCTCACTCATAATAGTGCTCCTTTCGGATGGCCGCCATCGGCGGCAGTTTACTTCAACAGGGCTGTCCAAGTGTCCTTCCCGGCCACCCCGTCAGCCGTCAGATGGTTTGCCTTCTGGAACTTGGCGATTGCGGACACCGTCTTGGCGCCGCACTCGCCATCCACGATCAAATCGGCACCGCCGTTGACGTTCAGCAGGTGTTGCAACGCCTTCACATGCGTACCGATAGACCCAGCCTTCACCAGGTAACAGGTGACCGTTACGGGCGTTTGAGGCACCTCCAGCTCATACTTCGGCCGGTAGCCGCCAACGATGTATTTCGGGGCCCGCCGACGCCGGGCAACCATACCGCCGTTGGATTGAGAACCAGCGTCGCCGCTCGAGGTATTGCCCTCAATAGTGCAGACATATCCGTCTTTCACACATTCCACGATGCCAATATGTTGTGTGGCTGTCGTGTTGCTGAAGTTCATAAAAACAAGATCGCCGGGCTGATAGTTGCCGGTGACCCACTGGTTTTTCTTTTTCGCGTAGTCTGCCAGCACAGAACAGGAAGCGGTCTTCTTACCGCCGTTCAGCAGCTTAGAGCCGCCGCACTGGCTGAGCACCCATTGAACGAAGGTCACACACCAGCTATATCTAGCGCCGCTCACAGCCCGCCCATAGTACCAGGTGTTGTACTTCACATTGTTGCTATTGGCCGGGGACTCCATAGTCCCGACCTCAGCAGCGGCAACGGCGAGGACGTTTTGCACCGTACAGCTCATTCCAGATCCCCCTCGCCCCGCTTGATGCCAAGGATCTTCTTTAGCATCAGCAAGCCAACCTCAACACCCCACAGGGTAAAGAACCACTGAATCAGCGTGCTGGCCTCATTGCCGGTAATGGAAAAGACCACCATCTGCCAAACGGTAAAGACGGTGATCTGAATGAATGCCAGGAGGAGAACCAGCTTCATAAAATCTCTCTTTGGCATCTTGCTATTCTTTTTCACAAAACTCCTCCTTTCAGAATCCACATTTTGGGATTGACAAATCCTACCTGACCGGTATATAATCACCGGCATCAGGACGATTGTTCTGATCTGCCACACAGCTCCCCGCACTGCGTGACAACAGGAAGGGCGGCACGAAAGTGCCGCCCTATTTTTTATTGTTCCTGATATGCCTTCTTCAGCGCCGCACGGGAAGCGGGCCCAAGAATGCCGTCGACATCCAGCTTGTGCGCCCGCTGGAACTGCTCCAGCGCTACCTTACTGGCTTTCCCAAAGATGCCGTCCACGGCCAATGCTCCGGTAACAAGTCTCCTCAGATACCACTGCATCCACTTGACGCCGTCACCACGGCTGCCTTGCCGAAGCAAAGTCGTCGGTTCCTTGTAGGGGCAAACATCCTTGCTAATCTCAGGTGTCTCCTTAGCGCCATCGTCCTCAATGGTGATGAGAATCCAGTAAGGAATCTTGCGGCTTGTGTAATGCTCTACTGTAGCGTCTCTGTAGGCCGTAGAACCGCCTCCATCACCAACCAAGGCATACTTCCACCCGGAGTTGTACAAGAGCTTCTGGAGGCCCCAGAGGCTCAGCCCGGAGGTGCCGACATAGGTCATGAAGTTGTCGCCCTTAAATCCAAAGGCAGGACGACTAGTGTAACGGGGCTTCGCTTTGGTGCCGTCAGCGTCGAGGTGGCTGCTGAGTTCCTTCCGCATGTTGCCGTCTGGGATCACAACCGTGTTGGTGAAGTAGTTTTGGTATTGGGGGGCCGGGAGTTTCGTCCAGACCGGAGCCTCGCCGTCGTTCCAGGCAATGCCCCACTCACCGTAGTTCGGCTGGTTGATGACCTTGCCGTGGATCTTCATATGAACAGTCGGCAGATAGGTCTGGAAGGAGAAGAAAGGCCCATTCATCAGGATCTTGTTGCTCCCTCCATACTTCCGCCACAGCACCCGCATGTCCAGCTTCCTGGTCCGGTTGTCGATGATCTCAAGACGGCACTGGGAGAGAGGAATACTATTGCTTTTGATCATAAAGTTCTCCATAAAAATGCTGAAAGGGGCGGCCAAAACGGCCGCCCCTATTTTTGTTGGCAATCAATGAAATTTGTTGTATGATAGATAGCGCAATGGAAACCCCAGACAAAAGATGATATGGAGGGGCTATGACAAAAGATAAGCAACTATCTGAAGTAAATCCCGATTTACGTCTTCGAAAATCATATCCTCACGACAGTGAAAAAACCAACATGAAAGGCATCCGCCTGTGCTCCGACGGCACCTATTTTGCCGGTGTTGTCGTACAAGGTGTGTTCTGGGGAGTAGAAGGATTTCGCACCAAAAAAGAAGCTTCCGCCGCCCGCAAAAAAGCCAAGCAAGAAATGATAGATAAGTTTGGCGCACCTGATAACGCCGCCGTTGCCGCGAAGAAACACGACACCTGGGTCGCTATCGGCCAGAACAGTGGAAGAGCGTGGTATATCTGTTCTCCGCAAGGAGAGAAGCTCCAAGTAAGCGGCATGCCAAAGTGGGCCCAAGAGAACGCGGAAAAGTTTGACAAAGAACCCACTAAAAGCAACGGCCAAGCAATCGCCAAAGCATTTTATAGACTCAAACGTTCTTATCTTGGGAGTAGCCGATATCCGAATTATTTATTTATGCCCAAAAGCTATTGCGGCTGGTACTTAGAGGGCTGGGAAGATGAGTTCGGGCTGCACTCCACCTACGGGCCACCTCTGCGAGGCGATTTGCTAGACGCTTATGAAGCCATGCGCCAACCGTACATAAAACGAATGAGAGCAGCAAGTCGGAAGAAAGCCTACGAGAAAAACCGTGCCAGCAAACGCGAAGCATATTACCAGATCAAGGCAGAAACAGGACGTGGTCCACGCGCTGTGACTGACTACTATACAACGTATTTTGACTGCAATTATAAGCCAGTTACAAGACGAGGAAAGCCCGCCGTGTTAAGATCTCCGGACGGAGAGCTTATCTCAGCATCCGATTTGTCAGAGTGGGTCAGGAACAACTGCGAAAAGCATTTTGACCGAGAACCAACTCCATTTAATGTAAAATACATACGTCGAATGCTTGGCAGAGTTAAGGGTCGTAACACCAAGAATGGGGAACCAGCAACGACCATGGGCGGTTGGAGCGTTCTCCTACCGGAAGATGTAGAATAAGAAAAGCCGTGCCCAGTCGGGCACGGCTTTTCTCTCGTTATTAGAAGATGACCTTCTTACCCTTGACTTCGTACCACTTGCCCTTCAGCAGAACATTGGCCGCCATCTCACCCATGTCTGAATCGACCAGCTGGCCGTCCCGGACCTGGACCACATCATAGGAACCGGTGCCGGTGTCCAGCAGGCAGTAGCCCTGCTTTGCCATCTCCGGGGTGATCTTGGGCTCCAGGGGATCCCGCAGGGGGGCGCTGCCCAGCTCCTTCAGGCGCCGGTTGCACTCCTCCAGGGTCAGCTCCCCGTGAGCGTAAGCGTTGATGATCTCAGTAATAGTCTTCATTGTAATTTCTCCTTTCGTTTAACCAGCAATGATTTCAGCAGCCTCTTCCGCGGTCAGTTTGCCCTTGTTCACGGCATTCTGCACCATCGCAGCCGTCCACAGGCCCATCTTGTACCACTTCTTGATTTTTTCCTTCATGGCTTACCCCTCGCTTTCAATCAGTGTGTCGGTCATCAGCGCAGTATATGTGACCTGTGCTTCCAGGCGGTCAAGCTGTGTCGGCTCCGGCGTAGGTGCAGGTTCCGGCTCAGGCACAGTCCCGGCAGTCATGGAAGACACCACGCCGTTGTTTACGGTGATTCCAACGAAGGGGAAGGTGTCCGGGATGGCCATTCCCTCCGGGATGACCGCCCAGCCGTTAGGGATCGTAGCGAATGTACCAGTCTGGTTTCTGTGCGCCCCGTTTTCCAGGGCAGAAATCTCAATGATTGTCATGCTTTTCCCTCCTTTTTAGCCAATGGCAAACCAGAGGTAAGTCATGCCGCTGATATTCAATTGCAATTGCGCAGCTCTGTCGTCATACCCCTGCCCGTACCAGCTGATCTTAGTCCCGTCTACGCTACAAGGCCGGGTTGAAACGCTTATCGAGGACGCATTGGAAAACAAACGGAGCGAGGTGTCACCTTGCATCCAGAACCCAAAAGTAGCCCATTCAGGGGTCGTGTAGGAATAATCGTTATTGAGTCTCTGTACAAAAAACGCCTTCGGTTCAAAACCTACATCGATTAGGTTCTTATTGGCTGCACCATAGGTCCCCGTTCCGACATAGCTGCCGCAGGCAAGCTTTGCCCCGCCAGAACCCGGGAGACTCGCGTTGATAATCATAAGCTGCTTCCTCCTCTCAAAGAATCGCTACGTTGACTGTCAGAGCTACCGCCGGAACCGATTCGCACGTAAAGGTCAATGTACCCGATGCCTGCGTCGTGCATTTAATCCCCGCGGCGACATATGTCTCCTGGCTGGCGGGGGCAGGGGCCACAATAACGCAGTTGCTTGCTGTTACGCCCGCCACACTGATGGTCTGCTTTTTATTGCTCCACCTGGCCACAGTCAGAGAGCCGGTCTTCTTCACGACTGCCGCCTGGGCACCCAGAGCAGAACGGGCCGCACTCGCGGTACTGCTCCCTGTCCCGCCACGGGCGATAGGCAACGTACCGGAAGTGATATCTCCTGCTGCGTGAGAATGGCTTGCCGTAGCGGCGCCAATGTCACTCCGTACCTCCGCAGGAGTTCTGTAGTATATCCAGCCGTCCGTGTCGATGGTTGCAATGTTGCCAGTTTTATCCGTGACGTCCGTGGTTTGCAGCCATGTACCAGTCAGATATTTCCCGTTCAGGTTGCCCGTCAGAGTGCCGCCCGAAAGAGGGAGGTAGTCGTGCGTGTGCGAGGCCGCGGCAGCACCGATATCTGCGGGTGCAATGGCATCACTGCCACCCGTCTTGTGTGTCGCCTTATGCGCCGCCGGAGTCATCGAGGTGGGAAAATCCGTAATCTGCGACTTGGTGTGTGTATGCGAGGCTGCCGCAGCTCCGATGTCAGCGGGTGCAATGGCGTCAGAACCACCTGTCTTGTGGGACGCCTTGTGGGCGGTCGGCGTCATAGAAGTGGGGAAATCGGTGATTGCCGCCTTCGTGTGAGTATGACCAGAAGCTGCCGCCCCGATGGTGGTAGGATTGAGATTAGCAAGAACCCAGCTTTCAGTATTCTCGTCATACCACAAAATGTCATGAGTCGTCGGGTTTGCGGGAATAAGCATAAATTTATCGCCGAGATCAATAGAATCCACAATAGTTGCCAGGCCGTCGATCTTCGTGCTGTCAGGCACAGTGCCGCCCAGTTTCTGGATCAGCGCTTTCAGCGCGCTTTTTGCGCCAGAGGCTACTCGTGTAGCCTGCTGTTCAACAGACATTTGAACTACCTCCTTCTTACTTAAATTGCCGCCAAGGCCGTTTCTAGAGCGGCGTAGTCTGTCGCCAGCACAAAGCTGGAAGCATCATAACCGTCCAGCTTATCAGCGTTAAAGTTCGTTACCACCGTGGCGGAACTCACCATCATCGGCGCCGTACCGGTAGCGACGGTGCTGACGAACTGACCGGTGCTGGGCTTCACGCCAGCCTTGCTGGTATACTTCGCCGCCCCAGCGGTGCCGGAGGTAGGAGAAGCCTGATAGGCAAGCAGAATAGGAACCGTTCCAGCCGTAGTGGTATCAGAGCTCTGCGTCACCTTGGTGTCATTGTCCGTGTTCTTCTCACAGTAAAGGTCGGTGCCAGTCCCGTTGATGGTAATGGTGGCGATCTTCGTACCGGAAGTGAGACTCCGGGTCACGCTGACAGCGTCGGCGCTCTCCTGGATGCCGTCCAGCTTCTTCTTATCGTTGACGCTCAGGAAACCAGCGGTTCTCTGCGTGGCGGTGTCATGAGAGTGGCTGTCCGGAGCAGCCCCCACTTCATCAGCGGTATAGGTCGGTTTAGAAGCCGCCTTAGCCCAGGAAGGGACCGTGGGGTCCGTTTCCGTGTAGCTTTGCAGAGCGGAGTCCGCCTTATCGAGAGATTCCTGAACGTTAGTGTCGAGATCAGCCTTGGCGACTGTGGACTTGAACGCCAGAGTGCCAAGATCACTGAGCCACTTCTTGATTTTGCCAAGAGTCACAGACAGCTTCTCTCCGCTGTTGATGGAGGAACGGGAAGTGGCGGCAGTGTAGGTAGGAGTTTGGTCGTTGGTCGCCACATTGGGAACATTCCCGAGGCCGACCTGCTCCTTGGTAACACCGTGGGGGTTGGCGGTATCGCTGACATGTGTGGTCAAATCACTAGCTGCCGCTTTCTGCCCCAGGGAGTCGTAGATCGCTTCATCGTCAAACGGGAGCTGGGTATAGGTTTTAGTGCCGTCACCGATCTTGCGCCGGATCGTGCCGCTGGTCGTCTCGACCAGGATCATTTCCCCTTGCAGCAGGACCGGATTCGCTGTTGTCCAGTTCGCGCTAGTATCCCGTTTGAGCTTGATTCTTGTGTTATAGCTTTTTACATTTGCCAACGAGACGACCTCCTTACTGGTATCCCTCCACCGAAATCCTCCGGCGGAGAGCTCAAAAGATAGAAGAGCTGGCCCATCAAACGACAGGCCAGCTCTTTACGGGAGTTAGTTTTTCTTACGCGATCGTAGCAGAGCCACAATCCAGGATGATATAACCGGAAGCCTGCTTCAGCTCGGAAATATCATGCTTGTGGTCACCAGCGGCCTTGCTGTCCCAGTCAGCAACCTTCTCAGAAGAGATGGCGTCCAGAACAGTCTTGTTGGCGTGCTCGTGAGCCTTGCCCTCCAGAGTATCGACCCGGCCAGCGAGAGCGGTCAGATCAGCGGCCTTAGCGTAGTCGCCGATTTTCAGAGCGGCAATAGCGTCAGTGACGTAGGCGACGACAGTAGCCTTCTCGCCCTCACCGCCGATGCCATCCACGATGGCCTCCAGCGCGAGGATAGCGCTGTTCATGGCACCAGCGTCGGTCTTATGGCTGGAGATCCAGTCAGCGATCTCCTTCAGGGTGTCATAGGAGCTGTCGGCGCCGTCAACGATCTTGGCGACCTCCTCAGCGGCGATGGCACGGGCGGACTTGCTGGCATCGTCGCCCACCAGAGCGGTGATCTTGCCCTCGGCAGCGACCATCCGATCTTTGATGCCAGTGTCGTCATAGGTGGCGGCAGTCTGAGCGTCAGAAATCATCTGGACAACAGTCTTGTCCGCGGGTACGGTGCCAACCTTGGTGGACAGAGCGTCCGCAGCACCCTGAGCATCGGCGCCAGCCTGCTTGGCCTCAGCGATAGCGGAGTCCAGAGCACCCTTCGCCTCAAAGGCGGTGGTGTCCTTAAAGGCAGCGGAGCCCAGTCCATGGACCTTTACGTCCTCGCCCTGGAACTTCACAGTGCCGTTGGTAGTGCCCTCGACCAGAGTGTAGACAGTCTCAGCGGGGATGGTGATGGTGTTTTGCAGGGTGTAGTCGGCGGCGTCCTTAGCCTTGGAGTAAAGGTGGAACTTCCGGTTATCCTCGGCGTCGACCGCCAGCTTATACTGGGTGTCGGTGTCCTGGATCTCGCCGGAGATATAGTCGGACAGGCCGCTGATCTCGCTGGCAGCATAGCTGGGCTTCTCAGCCTTGAGCGCCCAATCGTAGACGTTGGCGCTGATAGCGGAAACATAGGTCAGCTCGGAGAACTTCTTGACGCCATCACCGATCTTGATAAGGACAGCAGGCTCCTGCTGCACAGCACCGGTATCCACGGGCACCACATCGATGGCGACCTCGCCCTTCAGCAGAACGGGATCTTGCGTGAGCCATTCAGAATGGGCGTCATACTTCAGGGAGATTCTGGTATTAAAAGTAGTGTTAGCCATAGGTTAGATTCTCCTTCAAAAGTGAATTAGACAAAAGCGCTGCCGCCATCCAGCACCAGGGTATCGCCCTCGGCCTGGACCAGCTTCGTGATGTTCAGGGAGTTGACTTCCATGGTGCCGTCCTCGCTCACGCTGACCTTGTTCTCAGCAGCAGAGCTCACGACCACACCGGCATTCTCGCCAGCAGCCAGAGGCACGTTAACAGCCTTATCGGCGATGTTCAGAGCGACACCGTTGACCTTCACGACCTCGATGAGGTTGGCCTGAGCGCCAGACTCAACACCTTCCAGTTTGGTCTTCAACTCGGTGGTGAAGTCGTTGGCGGAGAGGCCCTTGCCATCCTCGGCGGCAACCTTACCGGCGAGAGCGGCGGCAAGACCCGTGACCTTGTCCATGCCAACGGAAGCAAGACCCAGCTTGCCATCGTCAGAAACGGTGAACTCCTCAGCAACGCTGGAGACAACGTTCTTCTCGCCGTCGGCGTTCATGCCCTCCAGCTTGGTCTTCAGAGCGTCGGTGAAGTCATTGGTAGAAAGGCCCTTACCCTCAACGGCGTCGACCTTGTTCTTGATGGCCTCAATAATGGCGGCGTTCATCTGCTCCGTAGTGGAGTAGGCGTCCAGATTCACACTGACATCATCCAGGCGGACGACTTCATCCTCAACCTTGGCGTAGATATCATAGAAGCCGGTATCGGCATTCATCACGAGGTAGAGGACGTTGGCCTTCGCTTCCTCAGCGGAAGGAACGGCGTCCACCTTGGAGAAGCTGGCGTGACCCGTAGCGGCGATAGCGGTCTGGATAGCCTCGCCGATAGCGGTGGCGGTCATGGCGTCGGTGATGCCATAGCCCTCCAGCGTAGTAGCCTTGTCCGCCTTGTTGGTTTGCAGGTTGCTGATGTCCTGGGTATGACCAGCGACGGTATCAGCAAGACCAGAGACGGTGCTGGTATCGGGAGTATACCACTCGATGTCAGTGCCAGCGGCGTTCACGCGGGGCTGCTGACCTGCGGTAGCGGCACCAAAACCCTTCAGGGCGACCTTACCATCAACGATCTCAATGGACTTGTCGTCACCAAGAACCTCAGTGCCAACGGGGCTCAGGGTCTTGTCAGGCTGGATGAGATAGAGAGTTGCCTTGTTGTTGGTAACAACGACGAGCTTTTGGCCGTAGTAATAAACGGTATTGGAAGACCCCGCCTGCTCAGCTTCTTGAGCGGCGGCCAGCGCCGCTTCATAACTCTCGAAGTACGCATTGTAATCGAGGGGCAGAGCGGAGGTCATCGCAAAGGGTACACTAAAATTCAATTTAGGCAGATTGTTCGTAGGCATCTGTCTGTGTCTCCTTTCTCAGTTTTGCAGATAAAATATCGGACAGTTTGTCGTAATCACGATACGAAATTTCAAGCAATGTGAAACCATTGCCTTTAGCGAAGTCCCTTTTGATGGTGTCTAACGCAAGGCGTTCTTCAAACACGGATTCCCCGCCAAAGAAGGGGACTGATTGAAAATGCTGAATACCCTGATACTCAATCAAGATATTGTAATCCGGCAAGAAAAAGTCAAAGGGGAGGACTCGCACCCTCCCCTTGCATCCTTCAAATGTCGCCTGTTCAGAGAACACAATATTATTCTCTAACAAATACTGCCGAATTGCCTTTTCTCCTTTTGAGGAAGCACACAATGGACATGCGCTGTGACTATAGAGAACGTTTGCCGCTATGGTCTCCCATTGTTCTCCACATAGGCGACAACGGAAGATAGCTTTTTGCATAACGTTATAAAACCCACCCACATATTGCACAGTTGCGTTTTCGGCCTCGACCCTTTCACGAAAAGCATCTTCGGTCATTGCCCAATGACTGTGCAACGCATCTTTCTTACATTCTGGGCATCCTCGCCCCTTCAGCAAATCGCTCGGGGTTACAAACCACTCAAAGTCTTCATGTATCACACACCCACATTTCATCTTGTTTTTGTAGCCGTTGAAGGGTGACAAAAGCTTAATGGTTGGGTTGATGTCCGATAGACGCTTTGAAAGCTTCTCGTCTGTCATAGCGTGGTTTTGAGCCGCACATGAATTGCACCTATGCTTTGCGTTAATTAACGATGCGGGCGTCATATAAACGGTCGCACCACAATCATGACAAAGTAACTCCACTTTTTTGTTGCACCCCGTATATATACCGATGACGGTCATGCGCGGGTGTAACTCCGACATTTTATCCAAAAACCACTCATGTGTATGAGCGGCCCCCATGATTAAATCGTGACCTTATAGGTATTGGCGGCATCGTTGGCCTTCGCCATATCCATGACGTAAACCTTGTAGTCGATGGCGTCGTAGCCGTTAGCGCCCTCAACGGACACCACAGACTTCGTGAAAGCGCTCTTGATCTCGGCGTTCATACCGTTCACATCCTGCACGGAGTTGACATCCCGCAGCGTGGCGGGATAAGCGAACACCACGCGGATAGCACCGACGGGGATAGAAACGCTGAAACTGTTACCGGCAGCCAGGGCCTTGTTGCTCTTACCAAGTCCACGCACCAGCGCGGAGTTCAGCTCACCGTCCTTGGCCGTCAGAGTGCCATAGAAGCTGTTCCGGTAGCCAGTGATCTTGGTGACGTTCCGGTTGGAAGCGTTCTTGTAAGCCGTGCCAGACTTGTTGCCAGCGGCGATCTTGCCAGCGGCGTACTCGTTGCCCAGGTTGGTCACAGGAGAAGCGCCTTCACCATGGGTAGCGGTAGCGGTGATGGAATAGCTGGTGTTGTCGGCGACGGTCAGAGCGTCGAAGGAGCCGGTAGCCTCAGACTTTGTCGCGGTGCCGTTGGTAACAGACCAAGCGGTGGCGACGACACCGGTAGCGGGACCATAGGTATAGCTGCCAGCAGAGAGGGAGGCAGAGTAGGAGGGGGTCACGGAAGTGCCGACCTCATAAGCGCCAAGCTGTTCGCAGGTCGCAGTCACGGCGGGCTGAGTGGCAGAGGGATTCTTCTCTTTTGCCAGAATGGAGGCGAACACATCCTTCACGTTCTTACCAGCGGCGGCAAGCGTGCCGGAACCGGAAGAGGGAACAGACAGGACACCAATGTTGGCGGTATAAGTAAGATCGTTGGCAAAATACACGTTCTCGGCGCTGTAGTTGCCATCCATAGCGGCCCAGTTGGCGCCGTCGAAAACGTAAGCGGTGTAGGAATACTTGCCGGTAGCGATCAGGGCCTTGACGACAAACACGTCGCCCTGCACAGCCTCAGCGTTTGCCGCGGCCAGCACACGGGTGATCACCTCAGCGTCGGTCTCGCCGTCGCCACGGACACCCTCATAGTGGGTGGTCAGAGCGCCGGAGCCGCTGATCTCAGGCAGATTCTCATAGGTAGTCGTACCGTCGCCAACCTTCAGGATACCCAGCTCCAGATCGTAGCAGGGCTCGCCTTCGGCCGGAACAACGTCCTTGTTTGCCAGCCAGTTCGCCGTGGTATCACGCCGGAGCTGGATCGTGGTCTTCATGGTCTTTGCGTTAGGCATGTAGACAGTTCCTCCTTCATGTAATGTATCTTACTGTGCCCCTTCAGCAGTGCCGCCGTCGATGTACTTCACGTCATCGACAGTAACGCTGCTACCGGAAACAACAGGAGACAACTTGCGGTCAGAGGTCACAATATAGGGAGTCCAATCCGCCCCGTTCTGGACCGCGATAATATGTCCGGCGCAGTCGTATGTCTCAATCCATGCCTGCGCTTCGCTGATAGCCGCAAACCGTGTCCGCTCGGAGATCGGCTTCATCACGCCATCAGCGTCATAAAAGAAAAGCTCCGCCTGAGCGGAGTCATCGGTAATAATCAGACTGTCCTTTGGGATGACGTCGGAGGCAATGGCGCTGGTGATTTTGGCCCGAGGGCCGTAAGCAACTCTAACACCCATTCTCTCTCACCTCCATCAAAACCGAATCACAGCGTCCGGATCGTCTGGATCGGGCTCGGGCGTAACAGACTGAAAACGGATCACATCGTCATCATTGGCGATAGCCCCAGTGTCCACGGCTTCTCCGATCTTCTTACCGTCGGATTCCAGCCACAGCTTCTTCTCGTCGGCATCATAAACAAGGCTGTCCGCCTTCTTATCAAGAGCCGCCTGGATCGTCTCCACACTGCTGTTGGTAGACTTCTGCAAAGCGTACAGAGCAGACATCTGATGGTCACAGAGGTAATCGTCCATGTTCTTGCTGGCCTGCACCCGCAGAACAACTTCACCGGTCTTCGCCACCATCGGCTGAGAGACATCGCCGTTATAAATGTTGAGCCAAGCACAAACTTCGCCGGGATACTTCGTCAGCTTACAGTCAACAGGAAAGGCATACTGATAGTACGTCTCGTTGTAGTCCGCCTCGTCCCGCTCCAACACAGCGACATCCGCCACGCCATCCGCCCGCACATAGCAGAGATAGAGCATCGCCGTGGCGACCTCGATATCGTCCACATCGTGAGGGATGAGGAACCGGATCTTCTGATTGAGGTTATCGCCCCGATAGATGGGCTCCGTGACCGTGGGGATCAAAGCCCGATCCTCAAGTTTGATATAAAACATTGCTTTCACCGACCTCCTTTCGTTTAGATTTCCGCAAGGGCATTCTCAACAGCGGTCAGCGTATCTTTCACACCGCCGACCTCCGTATCGATAATTTTCATGTTGGAATTTCCATCGCCCGAAAGGGTGTTGATGAAATCCTCATAATATTGCTCGCTCCACCCGGAGGATGGAGACAGCGTCAATTTCAGATTGGGAGTTTCAGCCATCATCAAACCTCCGTATAGATCATTTCACGCATGGTTTTCCCGACCAACTCGCTCATCTTGTAGCCCGTCCAGTCCGCAACCTTCGTGCGCCGGACCAAGATGAGGGCGGTCGCGTCAAACTTCGTCTTCAGCGTCGCCGCGCAGCCGCCCACATAGCGGAAAACCAGTACGCCATCGGCTTCCAGGTCCAGCGACAAGTCTTCCGTCTCCCTGATCCAGGAGGTAAAGACGAAGCCGCCTTCGGTCTGGATGTCGATGGTCAGGGCAGCCGCGCCATTTACGTTGCGAACAGGAGACATCTCCGTACAGGAGAGAGCTAGTTCCAACCCAAGCTCGCTGTCCAGGAAAGCGGTAGCGGTCAAGCCCTTGACCACAATAGTAGCCGTTGTCTCACGACCATCGGGGCTGACCACACGATATTTTTCACCGCTACGAATCGTCGCCAACACACGCTCCGGCAAACCTGTCAAGACAATCGCTTTGCGGCCGCCGTTCTGGACGGCAACACGCTCTGTTGGCTCTTGCGGCAGCTGAATCGTGAACCGTTCCATGGACTTACGCCGCCTTTACGGTGAAGATCAGAGATCCGACTTTGAAGCGTGCCTGGTCGCCAGACGTCACCGTCTTGGCAGCCGGCAGCTCGCTGTACATCAGCAGATTGCCGCCCGTAGCGGTGTCATAGACGACTACATGCGTGATAGCGCCCCAATTGCCGCTCGCCTCTGCGAAGGCGACCTCTTGCCCATTCTTAATGACGCCATTGGCGGGGGCTGACATGCCGGTCATAGCGACACGTGCATACCCGCCTCCGGAAGGTTCAGAGACATTGCCGCCCGCTACAGTGGGAGCGGACTTCGAGAGGCCAACGTAGTAAGTGGCCGGGATGCCGGGAGAGGTTTTCGTTCCAAGCAGATTCCCTGCCACGAGGTTCAGATAGTAAGTCGTAACCAAAGCTCGTCACCTCATTTCACGAAAGATTTGTCGATGTTGTCGGCGACGTGCATAGCACCGTACATCGGGATCGAGTAGTTCCCGTTGGCGTCCTTGATGGAGAGCTGATAGATGTACTTGCCGCACATGTTCAGCGTCTCGGAAGGGGAGAGGGATACCGCGACCTCGCAATACTTTCCACTGGCGTCCGCTCCAACGGTGGCCGCCTTGGTCAGCACCGGAGTGCCACGGTTCACGTACTCGATGATAGAGATGGATGCGGAAGAGCCGGGGTAATCATAGGTGACCCCGGACTCATTCGTCATCGTAAAGATCCGCTTCTGTGTGGACCCGCCGACAAAATCCCAGTCCGGCAGGCTAAATAAAAGTTCCATTTCAATCAACCTCCCACATTGACCGGGAATTCGGTCAGGATGCTGACGGTCCCGTTGCCGGTGATCGTCAGGTTGTTGTCGCCCCGCTGAAGACGGAAGGTCTTTTTATTCCAGTAAGGATACAGGTTCGTCCCATTGGCATCTGTCATAATCATTCTGTCATTGTCCACTGTGATCTTACCGACACTGGTAGGCAGCTCCCGGAAAGCAAACTCTCTGCCGCCATCGCTGGCATTGACAATACTGATGCTGTTGCCGGAAGAGAGTGTGATTTCCAGCTTCGGGAGATAGGGCTCGTTCATGCTGGAACGGTTATGAAAGATAAGTTCCTTGGTGCCCGAAACCGTAATCGTTGTAGTCTTCGGACGCATGTAGGCGTAAGCAGAGTCGCATTGCACTGCCGCCTCAAAACCTACACAGTGTCCACCTACTTCAATTGCTTCTAAATCGGTGATACGACAATAGTAGCGTACATGCTGTAAATCGTCTTGCTGAATGGTCAGCCAGCGGTAATCCTGGAATCCGGTCAGCCAGCCAGCGATACGTTCCCGGTCAAAGGCATCAAAAAAGGAGCGAGCGTAAGCCCGCTCCTCATTACAGCCAAGGACTAAGGTAAAATTCAAGACATCCTTGTGCCCACCGCCATAGCAGTAGGGCCGATACTTTCTCAGCGGACGGTCCTCCTGAATGTCCAGCGGAGAGGCAAAGGAAGTGACTTTCTGTGTGGCGTTGTCGATCTTGGCATACAAGATCAAACCAAAGTCATCGCTGGGGATGCCGTTAAAAGTAATGGAGGTTCCGGTAAAGCTCATAACTCACCTCCTAAAATGGGAAAAGCCGACACCATAAAAATGATGTCGGCTTTAGTTGCTTTTCACTTGCTTTTGGGTTATAATAACAATTGTGAAGCTCACCGCCTACGTTGATGTTTGTGGGTTAGTAGACGGAAAGCGGTCAAAAGACGGTCGCCTGGCATCCCGCAAGAGCGGAATGGAGGCGTGTGTACAGCCCTTGCGGGAAATATTTTCCGAAGGGAGGCGTACATAATTACTTCGACGATTGTTATGGCGATTGGGCTCTTAGGCGCCATCGCCAGTATCGCGTCCTTTGTACGTGATATGTGCAAGAAAGAGAAGTGAGCCGTCTGCGCCAACAGAACGGCTCACAAGGTTGAGGCTCAGCCTCATCATGTGACGTAACTTATGTTTAGTGGCGACCGTCTGGGTTTCACCACGGGGAGGTATCTGTGTCCAGCAGATATCTCCTCGTGTATTATTATAACTGTTAACTCTCAGTAAAGTCAAGCTACAATCTGCACAAAACACGATGCGATGATGTACTATTTTACCGAAAAGCCCGTCTCAGGTTAAGAGACTAATTAAGAGAACCATCCCATCACTGGGGTGGTTCTCCTTGTTTCTCCACAAGGTCAGCCAGTGTGGCCTCGATCAGCTGAAAGGCGGCCGCCATTGCTTTGACTTCCTGCCGCCCACGACAGGCAATCAGGTCCATGCAGCGCATTGCGCTGTCAAGATTCTGTTGGTTCTGATCCATATAAACTCCTTAAAATCACGTGATACTGTTCAGGCTCCGCATCAGCCCATTAAAAAGCGCAGCGGTGATCGGTTGGTCTGCCGCGACCTCGGCTGGTGGCGCAGTCGGCGGATTCATCAATGCAATTGCCTGGATCATTCCGTTGATCGTGCTGCGCTGCATCGTGGCGCCAGCGCTGACCCGTGTGAAGGAGCCGCTGAAACCAATCCCCGTGTACTTCAGAAACGCCGCCACGCGGTCCTGAAAGTTGTTCCATTCAGTTGCCGTTAAGTATTTAGCATGCCATAGCGTGTCCGACTTTTGGACAGTCGGGACAGCTGCGCCTTTCCGCACGGTGGATGTCCAGACCCAATCCGCTGGACGAGAAATATCCTCCTGCCAGATGGCATACATCGTGCATACCGTCGGGTTGGTCGGAGATGTGCTGCTCGAATAGAACACAAACGTATCTATTGGTTCATACAACGCCGTAGTGTCTGAGGCGTTGGAACTGAACCCCAGAAGAGTGTATCCAGAGCGCGAGAACCCGGAGCCATCAAACGGAATGTTGACCTCTGTATTGTTTTTGGTATTACCAATATAGACAGTCTCAGTAGCTCCGTTAGGCAGCGTGCCGCCATTACCCTTTAAAATCAGCTTCAGATAATAGTAGACCGCCGAGGACTTGGTCTTGGCGGTAGTTGAACCACTATCCAGCTGCTGCCATGGATTGTATTGGTATGCTACTGCCCGGATGTTGTAGCTCGTATCTTCTTCTAGCCCAGTGAAGGTCCAGGAAGACGAGGTATCACCAACCGCCAGGTTGTCAGATCCGTCCAAGGTGCCGTCGAGATACCAGTTGATCTGCATGGCAACCAGACCGGAAGTGCTGACGCTGGCAGAAATGCTGTCAGTGGTGGTACTGAACGAAATTGAAAGAGCCATTCAGTTCACCCCCACACAGCCACGACTTGTGTACCCTCACCAGCGCCGAGAGCCGCCCCATTGAGATAGAGGCCGTTCTGAGTCAGGACCAGATTAGAACTACCCGCCTGTAAGCGCACACCATCTGTTGTGGCAATGACATAGTGCCCCTGCGTCTCATACGTAATGATGCCGCCGTTATTCTGGAAGTCAGCGGAAGACATGACGTCGCTGGCTGCGAGGGCCACACCATGCGTAGTGGTCGTTCCGGTCAGTGAACTTTCATCGACCTTGGCGCCCTGGGCATAGCCCATAAAACCGTAGTTATCGCCGACCAGAAATGCTCTCAGCGCACGGATATAGTTGCCCGTGATGTTGGGAGACTCAATTTCCGTAGTCGTGATCTTAGTCCGGGTAATATAGCTCGGTACACTTGCATCACTGCCATTCGTGCCGTTCTTACTCTGGATGATCATAGGTGTTGTCGTCCAGGTAGAGCCGCCGTCGTAGCTGTAAATGGCATACACCACAGTACTGGTGTTGCTCCAAGAGGAATCCCAGGTCGTACTCCACCCAGACGGAATCACCGCTGCCTTATCAGTGGAATAACGGACTTGAACGATTTCAGCACTGCCGTTAAATGTAATCTCGCCGGATTCGCCGTCAATGGTGATATTGCCGATCTTCAGCACATACCCGTCGTCTGTAGTCTCAGCCTTGAAGATATTCGTGATGGAGGTGCCATTCAACTTGAAGTCAATGGCGTTCACGGTGCCGGAGAAATTGCCGTCGCCGTTGAATGTGCCATTGCCGTCAAAGTAGACGTTGCCTTCCATGTCGACCCAGAACTTTGTCTGCGGGCGATCATCACTGGTCAGCTCATCGATATACTTTACGGTATTCCCATTCACTGTCTTGACGCCAACAATGTTGCCAGCGTCATCGTAGGAAAAGAAGGAGTTTTCCGCCGTTGTATTACCCGAGATTAGTCCGACCGTCGGGTTCAGCGAAATCTGACCGACATTCGTCTTACCGTTGTAGGTGTACTTGCTGACCAGATCGAAAAGAGAATTGTAAAGCTTGGCGCCGTCAGCGTCCACACGGAAGACGGCGGTATCGCCATCCTTCTTCGTGCTCTCGATGACCAGGTTTTCACCAGCCAGCAGAGTGCCAACGATGGAAGGAGCCACAATACCCCATAGCGTGCCGAGGTTTGTATCCTGGAACTGTCCAATCGCCATGCGGGCAGAAGTCCACCCGTCGGATGTGAAGGTAATACCAATATTGGTGATCCAGATCTGATTGTCCTCGTAGCCGCCGTTGTCCTTTTTCTTCCGGATGCGGAGGCCCGTCTGATCAAAGACAATTTCCTGATTGATGGAGTTCAGCAGCGCTCGTTTGGAAGCATCCAGAGCATTGTTGATGAGCTCCTCCACCCGGTTGGCATCACCGCTGTTCGTATACTGATTATAAGTGAACTGCTTGAAATCCGTTGTCTTGCCCATAGAGACCGATTTCTCCAGCAGGTCACTGAAAGCAAAGGTGCTCTCGCCGCTGTAGAAGGTGTCACCGAACTCCAATTCCAAAGAAGGGAGGTCCTCGAAATCCAGCTTCGCCCCGATGCAGATAGGCTCCAGAACCTTGCCGTCAATGTCGAGGTAGATCCGCTTGGCGAACGCCAACTGGTTCTTGAACACCTCGAACTCCTCTAGAGCGAGGAAGTTGCAGGACTCCACCGAGAAGGTGTAGGAAGGACGAGCCTTCCGGGCCAGCAGCTCTAATCCGTAGTCAAAGAGGTCCCATTCAACAGACTTCTGGTCAAACTCAGAGTTGTTGCGGGAGAGGAAGAAGTATCCACCGCTCAGCACCGCCGACAAGGAAGTGCCCACAGCGTAAGCGCCAGTCTCGCTATCCAACACCGTATTCTCCGAAAGAGAAGAGAACGTGCCGCTCAGCGTAACGCAACCTGTCTGAATATCCGAACTGTCATACGTGCTGACGCCGAGATAAGCCGTCAGAAGGAAGCTCTTGTCCGTGCCGCCAGTCTCCACGGCACCCCGGATGACGTTGCCGTTCAGCGTCTTGCCGTCCACCGCGCAGGAGATACTGCCGCCAATGATGGAGTAGATGTCCTTCGCAGTGCTGTGAGAGACCTTGGTCAGCTCGCATTGTGTGACGGCCGCCGTTGCGGCGGCGAAGTCGCCGGTATCATTCTCTTTGTCATAGGTGTTGACCGTCGGGACCACAAAAGAGCTGTCCGTGACAGCGTCTTCCTTCGTGTAACGGTCGATCACCAGCAGCTCCTCGGCCGTGAAGTGCTTCGAAAATGCCAGCGATTGGTTGATGGCGGAGAGCTCCGCAAAAATGCTGTCAAGCTCCGTCTGGATGCTGGCAAGACGGACATTCGCCTGGTCGATCTCCGCCTGCTTCGCCGCGATCTGCCCTTTGATTGCCAAGAGTTGGTCCGACATGTCGATGCCGGAAGCCTCAGCGGAAACATAGGTGGATTGCAGCGTTTCCAACTCCTTCAGCTCATACTGAAGGTCGGTGATCTTGGCTACCTGGGCGTCATACTGCGCCTGAGCAAGAGCGTGCTCCACGCTCTTGCTGAAATAGGTGGTCTGCGCTTCCTTGAACGCCTGATTCCACGCCGTCCACTTGGCTGCCAGAGTCGCCCCGACCTTCTCTTCCGTCAGGAAGTAACCGAGGTCATAGATCTTGTTCGTGCCAAGCGGATTGACGCTACGGATATCGACGCCGTCCGCGCCGTTCATATCAAGGCAGGTCAGAATGTCTTCCGTATTCTCTGTGATCTCCAGCTTCTTGGCGAGGTTATCAAGAGACAGGTAGACCGGATTCGTGGCAACAGGAGACGTGAAGGCAGTAGCATAGATCTTCCGGTTAATGGTATCGAAGTCGATAAGGCAGCCGTACTTCTCCTGCGCCGTACTCTTGAGGAAATTGTAGATGTTCTGGCCGGTATCCTCAAAGACCCGATAGCGACCAATGAGCGCCTCGTCAATCTCGCCCACACTCCAAGAGGGCATCCGTTCCAAGATGCGGCCAATCAGGGTATCGTCCGGGGCCGCCGGATTCCAGAAGTTGTAGGCGCTGTTTTCCAGCGTAATGGTCTTGTATGTAAACTCATACTCAGAGGAGTACAAAGTGCAGGACTTCATTTCGACGACGCCTTCATTGGTCGTCTTCGGTTCCATCAGGATAAAAAGACCAATGTCAGGCCACTGCACATACTGCATGCCGACTACTTGGTCATAGCCAGGCGTAGGCCCGTCCTGTGTCTGCTTCGGCAGGTCAAAGGTAATGACGGAGACCTCGTTGCAGTGGAACTCCGGCTTGATATTCATGGCATAGCCCAAAGGCTGGACAGGCGTGCCATCCGCCTGAGAGAGAAGGAGGACCGGCGCCTCACTCATATCGAGCTTTGAGAAATCAATCAGCATAGCGACCCTCCTTCATTCACAAGAGAGGGGCGTTGCCGCCCCTCTCAAAATCATTTTCTGACACCTTGCCGTGCCATCACATCGTTGAGCTTCTTGGTTGCCCTGTTTGCCACGAGGTCCGCAAACTTGGCGGCGGCCTTGTCGTCGAAGTCTCCGTGGTGTTCAATGCGGACATCCACATTGGTCTCAAACACGTTTCCGCCCGCGCCGGCGATGGCCGGAGTCGGCCGTACCGGAAGCGGTTGGATACGAGGTAAAGACTTCTTGATCTGTGCAACAGCATCCAAGAGTCCCTTCACGTTGCGGAATTGCTTCCCGGTTGCGACCCACTCTTCGTCTTTCAGAATGGCGAGCTGCTCCCGTTCCTTGAGGCCGAGGTCACGGCCGCCCCGGCCGCCAGTGTGATACTTCTTCAGCTTGCTGGCGGTGTTCGGCCCGAAGATGCCGTCTGCGGTGACGCCGGCCATCTTTTGGAATGCCTTCAGGGTATCTCGGGTGCGAGTGTAAAACGTGCCATCAGCAGGCAAAGCGCCAGAGCCGCCGTTAACAGCTTGGTCCAGATAGTATTGGAGCCACTGGACCTGCTTGCCCTTACTTCCGATTTGGAGATTCGGCTTGCCACTGGGGGCAGAACCGAACTTCTGCACGGCACGCTGATAGGCAGAGCCGTTGCCAGAAGCACCTCCGGAACCATTCCCGGCGCCGCCGGAACCTGCACCTTCGAAGCCGGTCCCGTCGCCGTTGACCTGATTGTAGCTCCCGTTGGCCGTAGCGGACTGAATACCGCCCTGCATGGACTTGATCTTGGCAATGACATCCTCAATGCTGCCGCCGTACTTGTCGACGGCGTCTTTTGCGACTTCCCAAGCCTTGGTGATGTCAGAGTCAATGCCGGTGCCATACTTCCGATTGTATTCCAGCAATTGACGGTAGAGGTCGCCCCACTGATCGTTGATACGCTCAATGGCCTTCTCGTAGAGCTTGGCCTCGGAGTCGATGGTTTCCTTCAGCTTCTCAATCTCGTCTTCCTTCTGCTTCTCAAAGGCTTCGGCTTCCTCGTCAAGACGGGCGTCCAGGGAGTCCCGGTAATGCTCGTCCTGGGCGTCTTGCAGCTCCTTCTGGAGTTTCGCCAGTTCTTCCTGCAATTTCCGCTGTTCTGCCTGAGCGGCGCGGCTATCATTCGGATTGGCGTTGATTTCCAGCTGAAGTTGTGCTATCCTAGTCTGGAGGTCAGAGATGGCTTTGACCTTCTCTGCGATGTCATCCTCGTAGTCAGATTCCTTCTGCGTGTCTTCGAGAAGTTTACGCTTAATTTCCACCAGCTCTCGATACTTCTCCGCCTGCTTATCCAATGCGTCGCATTGGTCTTCCACTTCCTGCTTGATCATGTCCTTGGTCATGTCAATGACGTCAGAAATGGAGTCGAGCTGCTGAGAGTATAGACTGTCTAGGTGTTCGTTAGCGGTTTTTAGGATATCCTCCACGTAGCGATACGCCTCGGAAGTATGGTCCTTGATCTTCGCGAGTTCAGCCACGGCGGCCTTGCGGAGCTTCAACCAAAGCGCGATTTGCTCTTCGGTGGTATCCTCAGCCTTCTTTTCCAGCCGGTCATCCGCACGGGTGATGTTGGTCTGAAGGTCGGTGAGTTCCTTGTAGAGCTCCTCCATGGACTTCGTCTTGGAACTGGAGGACTTGGAAGAGCCGCCGGAAGAACTCTTGTTATAGAAGGTAGACGGATTGAAGTTGATTTTGCTGACCGTCATATCATCCAGAGCAGAAGAGAAGTCGCGCATCGCTGCGGCGGCGTTGCTCAGATCTTTCGCTTCTTTATAAGCGTTCTGGTATTCAGCGCTATTCTTACCGTACTGTTGCGCAATCGAATTGAGACGACTGCTCATTTGCAGTGCAGCAGAATCAATATTCTTAGCAGTTAGGCCAAAGTATCGACCCCACGCCTCGGCAAGCTTCTGAATAATTTTCTGCGAAAACTCCAGCTTTGCCTTCTCAACGGTCTGGTAATTGCCAAGGTCAACACCATAGCCTTCCGCTAGGTTGTCGATTTGTTGTTTGAGATCCTTGCTGTTCTGATTGAAGAACTCAGTGGATGCCTGCGCTTTGGCAACAAGTTGCCTCCGGTAGTTGTTCTCGTCCGTCTGATAGACAACTGCCATCTCATTGAGGAGTTCCTTCGTGGACTTCAAGCCCATCAGATACTCATCAATGGCGTCAGACAGCGCAGGGAATTTCTCCTTGATGCTGTTCAGCGTATCAATGGAGAGACTGCCGGACTCAGAGAACTCCTCTTGCGCCTTCTTCAGAAGCTCATACTTATCGGAGAGAGCTTCAATGGCGGAAGCAAGGTCATACACTTCGCCAACGGCGTCGGCGGCAGAGGAAGCAGAATCAGCCAGCGCACGGAACGTGTTGGCTAAGCCATCAATGTTGTCCCAAGAGAAGTAACCAAGCTCTTGCAACCTGTCAATGAGTTGGACAAGACTGGAATCCTTACCGGCGGCGTCGTATGCCTCTTTCAAAGAAGCGGAAAACGCATCGACATCATCTTCACTGTCGGCGAGAAGACTTTTGATTTGAGACACACCGCCGTTATAACGGGCGTCAGCGAAAATAGCCCTCAACGCAGAAACAGCGCTTGTAGAGCTATCAGACAACGCCAGCAGAGCAATCCGCAGGTCATTGATGTAGTCCAGCATGGCGTCGGACTCGGGGCTCTGCCCATACTCAACGCCTTCTGCCAGCCCCTCGTAGATGGCAAGCCGTTCTTCGAGATACTTCCGCTCATTGGCGATGACGGTCTTCTGGTGCGCCAGCTCATCCTTGTCAATGTCCTTGCCCTGCTTCGCAATCGCTTGCTTGGCGGCAATGATGCGGGCCACAGCTTCGTCCTCGGCGACCGTGTTAACAACGCCCTGCTGGCTGACGCCAGCGAAGCGGACGCCATGCTGCTGCTGCTCCATGGCACCAACGAAGTTGGACGCCATGCCTTGCTGTTTTTCTTTCTGCTGGTCCTGCTTTAGCTTAAGCTGGGTTTCCAGAGCATCGTTCTGTTGCTGGAGTTTACGGAGCTCGTCTTCGTCCGCCAGAGTGGGAGCATCCAGATTCTGAAGTTCCTTGATGCGGGCGCCGGTGGTTTCCAGTTCAGACTGGATGGAAGTGATTTCGCTCCCAAGGTTGTTGTACTCTTCTCGAAGAGAAGCGAGCTGGTTTTCAAAGCGGCCAAAGTAGGCTTCGCAGATCTTGCCAACGGCCACGATGGCGCCGAGAGCAAGGGCAATTTTAAGGAGAGGGCTTGCTTTTAGGGTGGCCCAGAGACCTTTGACGGCACCCGTGAATTTACCAGTGCTGGCCGTGGCGGCTTCGGTAGCAACGGTGTTGGCCGCTTTAGCCTGAACATCGCGATACAACTCCAGAATTTCGTTGGCTGTCTCATCGCTTAGTGTAGAACGTGCGAGCGCCGCGTTTAAGGTCGCCTCAGTCAACCCACTTGTCGAAGCGACATTGAGAATTTGCTGCTTGTTTAGCTGACTGAATAACGCACCAAGTTGTGTGGTTGAACTTGTGTTTTTCAAGGTGGCGATTCGCGCCACATCTAGCGCTGCTCCATAAGCACTTAAATTGGGAAGTAATGTCAAATCTAGCCGATATCAACAAAATGTGGAGGTGTTAACATGGCTTTAATTCAATGCCCGGAGTGCGGTCATAATGTAAGCACGATGGCGAATGCCTGTCCAAACTGCGGATGTCCAATCGTAAAAGAACAAAAAAATATCTGCGTCATCTATGGCGTGCCATACGATTTAACGGAGGTGCTCAGTGCTTTTCAAGACCTGCATGCTGCGCCAGAACACCGGCGCGGGCAAGCATACCATGCACTGGAAGCATTAAGAAAACAAACCTTGGGGGTAAATGCAGCGGAGCAACAAGATGATTTCGCCAGCACTATTGCGATTATAAGACGTATCGAAAAAACCGGCAAAGTGCCGCCAGAATACCCGTTTCCTGATACTCCGCGCTGTCCTACCTGCGGTTCTACGAAGATTCGCAAGTTGTCTGCGGGAGCGAGAGGTGTGTCCTTGGGGTTATTTGGGTTGGCGTCGAAGACAGCGAGGAGTCAATTTGTGTGCGACAATTGTGGTTATAAATGGTGACAGCGCAGAAAAATCCCCGCCAACCGGCGGGGATGAGAGCAAAATGTATGAGGGTAAGATGATCCGTTAGTAAATAAAGATTGTCAAACCAGAAGTTTTAAGAACATAGGAACGCAGTCTTCGTTCCATTGTTCGCGAGGGATCTCGCCCTGCTCGTCCAGGCAGCCGAACTGGAATTTCTCGTAAAAAGAAACAGCCTGCTGGTCAGCACAGAGCGTAACGTACTGGATGCCGAGCATGGTGTTATTTAGGTCGAGGGCTTGGGTTAGAGCAAATTTCACAAGCGCGGTGCCGATGCCGCACCTCTCAGCTCCATGCTTGACGGCAAGCTCAAATATCTCTAAGGCGGGGCTCCCGTGTACCTTGCCGTTCACAGTTCGTGTATAAGAGGTTGCGCGGAGAGTGATGTAGCCAAGGATTTCCGCCGTTGCTTCGGTCCGACGGACAAAAACATGTGTTGTTCCTTTGCCGCTCTGCTGGTCTGTCAAAGCCATGAGCCGTATATAGCTTTCATAATGCTCATGATTTCCACAAGAAGAAGGGTTGACCTGGAAATCCCAAGCCAACCCAGCCAGACTTTTATTGAATAGTTCTATATTATCTGTGGTCACCTTTAGGCTTCAGATACTTAGCGACATCAGCCTGATATCGCTTCAGAGTTTCGAGGCTGATCGTGGGCTCCGGTTTTTGCTTGCCATCGATAACCTTGACTTGGTACACATAGTCCCGAGCGACTGCCGACATAGTATCATCTCCTTTTCACAGTATACGCAGTTCGGCGAAAAAATTGCAGCACAATAAACGCGAGACATACAGGCTACATATCAACTATAACACGAACAAACCAAAAACGCAAGGCTTATTTAAGCACGCTGTGACTCAGCATACAATCTCCCGTAATAGTCTCGCATAGACTGCGGCGTGATTTCGGCCGTACAAGTCTCCCATGGCTTCAAATCTCCTCTGGCAATTCGCCAAGGATCTTCTGCATGAGTAAGGCTCTCCAACTGATCCCCAGAGAACTGGCTGTAGGTATGATACACAGAGCGCAGAACATCAAGGACATCACCAGAAAACTTGGACTCATCGAACGAGACCTTGGGAATCTCATTCCAGCGGTAGTCAGCATAAGCAGGATACAAAGAGGCAATGACCGGGCCGTGAACCCACGCCTGAATCTCATCTCGGAATAAGGGCCCCTTGTCATACAGAGCGCAATACCATGCCTGTGCATAGTAGCATAACTTTTGAAGCTTTTTATGAGTCATAGGCGCGTGACTAAGGAACCAGTTTGCCACATCTTGGACTTCAACCATAAAGTTCGCCTCCCCTCTGCTTATATTGTACTATCACCCTACAAATATTGCAACTACGTAAAGTGAAATTTACGGGTGTGAATGATAAGTTCGATACCTGGGCCTATCGGCTCCCATAGGCCATTCTGAATCAAGTCGTCGATTGGACCGTATTCTTGGAGGAAATCAGCAAAGCTACACCGCATCATTTCACCTCCTGAATATCCGTTCCTTATGCTCGCATATCAAGGGCCAAGAAAAGGCGAGCTTGCCGTGCTGATTCTGGCCGAAGGTAAGGCGCAAGTGTTTCAAGAGCCTCTAATGTGCGAAGGCCATCAATTCTTCTTTTCGAGTCCGGTTGATGTGGAGTTTGAGGAGTGCCTGCAATTATGTCAGACAGCGCTTCGACAAGCGCGACGCCTTCCGCCAGAGACTCTGTTGACCAATCTTGTCTGCGAGGTCGCAAAGCGGAGCGCAGTCGTAAATACTCATGTTGATCTATGGAAACCTACGCCTCCTTATATGTAATTGAAGTGCGAGAGGTGTTTCTTTGGGGACTGTTTGGATTAGCGAGCAAGACAGCGAGGAGTCAATTCGTATGTGAGAACTGCGGGTATAAACGGTGAAAGGAAAGGCCGAGAGGGTGTTCCTCTCGGCCTTTTTAAACGTGTTTATATCATGCTGTCAAGATGCGTAATATTGGGTGTGCGTTGAAGAACACAAAGTGGCGAGCACATTTTTCCAAGAAGTGGTGTTGCGCCGTTGCACAACGGCAGTTCGAGGGTACTTATTGCGTCTTTCCGTCATAACCTCTGCAAAGCAGTACGCGATAATTTTACATTTCATGGAGCTTCGCAAAAAGAGTTTGGCGGCCTCACGATTAGATGGTTTGCGCAAGTCGTTGAGAGCAAGAAAAATGCAACACACATACGTGAACGGAATATATCGAGCGTACTTTTTTACACAATAGAGTTTTGGATTGCGCTCACATAGGGAATACACCCCAATAGCACACCCAATGTACCACGCCACAAAAATACCAATTAGCATGCAGATCCATTTCATGCCGCTACTCCTTTCTTCCCGTGGTTAGTCGTCGTCTTGCTGGATGGCCGACACGGAGAACCATGATAGTATGCAACCGGAACCACTAAATTTACGAGCAACAATCCACCTACAATTTCCTTGCTGAAACTCACGCCGCCAAAAATCAACATCGTCGAAATAAATGAAACTTTATCGGCGTCAAGTACAACAATGCCTCCGAGCCCCAACAATGAAAGGACTACGATTGCGGCGTCAATTGTCCCAACACCCCATCGTACAATTTCCATCGGTAATCCACCAGGATTCGTGCATACGATGTCGATTAAGATAGGTGCTGTAAACAGCATGAGTTGAAAAAACGTAAAAGTTTCTGCGCTGCTTAACAATACGCAAAGGCCAATGATAATATAGATTGCTTGGCACACATACCTGCGATTATTTTCTGGGAGTTGACACTGAGCATAGTTACATTTTGCCACTGCGCACACACTTTCATTTCTGCTATTATAGTATGCACAGTTTACCACATTCTAGCATCTAGCGCAAGGGATTTCTGAACATTTGTTGGAAAATCGACGATTAAATCGATTAAAAGATGTTCTCAATCATCACGGAGTCGTTCACAGTGTCGTCCATAGTGGCAGCTTTTCGAACCAGCGCTCTCAGGCCGACCTCCAAATCCGCATGCGTTTTGCAGGCTAAAACGCCTCGCTGAACGGACGCGATAATGTCAGCTCCATTGATTTGCGGCGGCGCCGCCAGAGAAACTGCAAAGTTCTGCGTCTTCGTCGGAGCCCGCTCCGTCACCGTGACCTTTCTGGTTTCTGGATCGACTGCAATCTCGTACAGCATAAAAGTGCCATCCTTCAACTTGCATCCAACGATGTAGTTGCGACGCATAGTCAAAGTCCGCTTCTTCAAGTAATCGACAATAGCATTCTTGACGATTTTCCCAGATGCGTGCTCAACATCTGCAACGCCAGCGAGAGCGTCCAGGAGCTGCTCGCCTTGAGGGAATAATCCAGTCACGCCAAGCAGCACACGCGAATTCAACTTGAAGATTTTACGAGTATCCTCGTCTAAAATGGACAAGTCGCTCATGTCAACTCGACGGCTGTCTGCCGCCATAGTGCAGAAATTCGTGCCACAGACCGCAATGACCATGCTCATGAACTCAGCCCCTTTCGGGGCCATTGTATCACAAAAAATCAAAGAGGAAAACCTCCGTACAATCAATCATCACTCGGTCAATTTTTATTTTACCGACGAGTCAGAACCGTCACTCGTCTCATCATTGACGCCGACCAAAGCCGGTAGATTTGGAATCTATCTTCTGTATGCCGCACCTGTATCGTCGGTGCGACACAACCCCGTTTCCGGGGCCCTCACACAACCGCATTGCCATTACAGCAATGAAGCCCGCAAGGCTGGGGATTAGACTGCTCTGAACGTTCCTGGATGCGGCCTCCACACCGCATAAGCGCGTTTCCACGCAACAGTTTCCTGCCAGGAGTCGCTGCTGGTTGTCCTTTCGGAGTTCCAGACTGGTGCGCTCGTCAGGCGCACGAATTAGCCCCCTCATTATTTTTGGACCCGCTTCACATCACATTGTTTCCAGCACGATCACGCTGGTTCCTCTATGATGATAGCCACATTTATCCCGAAACCCGTCATTTTGGGTTTAGCCAGATCCGTGAAAGTTTTTGCGATGGATTCGTAAAGCCTGGTTTCTTTGAGACCGGCCACGGCGGCTTTTAATGCGCCGAATGCCGTAATGAGCGCGACAAGCTTTACGGGGAGACCATCAGCAACGGATGCGAGTTGCAGTAAGCCGGAGCTGAGGTCGTAAAAGTAGCCGACAAAGGAGTCGGGAAGCATAATGCCGGCAAACTTTTCGAAGGATGCGGTTACACGGTTTTGCTTGGCGAGTAGGCTGTCTTGGTAGACCTCCATCTTCTGAGCGGAGACACCTATGGAGTTAGCCGCTACCTCGGCATATTCCTTCGATTCCTTATACCCTTCCATGAGGGACAGAAATCTAGTTTGCTGACGTGTGCCAGCAAACGCACTGGCTACGGCCCTGCGAGTCACGTCAGAGAAAGAATCCCACTTTGACGCAACTTCATCGAGAACCTCACCAAAATTTCTAAACTCTGTTTCTGATTTACGAAGCTGGATGCCGGCACCTTTTAAGGTAGATTCGACATCGCTCAAGTCTTCGTTTGTCTCCGGATCGCTCAATCTACCAGCTTTTACCATTCCGATTCTAGCGAGCATGGTATTGTAAAATGTACCAGTTGACGAACCGTCCTCCTGAAGAGTGGAGTTAACGACCGCTAACTGCCCGATAACATCATCAAGACTGATGCCAGCCAGTTTAGCGTTTGCGGCAGTCTTGGCTAGAGCTTCTGCCAACTTACTGGAGCTAGTCGCCGCAGCCATATCCACCGCAAAGAATTTATCAACTACATCGGATGCTCTGGAAGTTTCGAGCTGGTATCCGCGTAAGGCGGCGGTAAGCGAAGTGGTAGCCTCTTCCGCGTCCATGTTGCCCATGATACTCAGAGCCATCGACTGTTTCAGCAAATCATTCGTCTCTGCCAGACTATAGCCCTGTCGTAACCAGTCCTGAGCGCCCTCGGCCACCTTCGTCGTCGTTGTCCCAAGTTCCTGAGCCATCCCGTTGTACGTCATCAGAAGCTTTTCCGCTTCCTCGTTATTGTACCCCGTGATGATCTGCAACTGGGTCATCGCCTCGTTCAAATCAAGAACGGCATCCTTGATTTTCGTAAGACTCCCCAGCGCCGTCATCGTGATTTTGTTCGCCATGACATACGTGAAGAACGTCTTAATCTTGCCCTCCAGATAGGTCAGGATATTGCCGCCCTCGGCCCCGACGCTCTTCATATCAGCCTTAAACTTCTTAATGGCATTCTGAGCCTGCGCCCATGCATCATCAAACCTGCCGACGCCGCTGGTCGCCTGTTGCAGCAACCTCTGGATTTCCGCAATCGCCGTCGCATACTGCCTCGTCGCCTGCGGGTCTAAATCTTCAACATACTTGTTAAAGTTCTGCTGCGCCAAAGCCGCCTGAGCCTGGATGCGAGCCACCTTAGAAGACTCAACTTCCATCTCCCGCTGTTTGGACACAAGTTTTTCCAGTGCGACCAGCGCATCTTCGTACCCTTGCCTGGCCGCATATTCCTGCTGAGTGCCCTTGGCCTGCTGAAGCGCAGCCATCTTTTGACGCACAGCATCCACGGCGGCCGCCACATTGTCATTGGTCAGCTTCAACTTATTGGCCCGCTCAATTGCGGCATCATAGCCTCGCAGCGTTGTCTGCCAAGAAGTATTGCTCATCACAGGATTCTGCTTCGTACTCTGCTGTGTCGCCTTCTTGGCCGCCGTACCCTGTGCTTCCATGATCTGATCGATGTACTTTTTCAGCTCAGCCTTACTGGTATCATCGATATGGACTTTGAGCTTATAATCCTTCTTCAGAAACTGATTCAGGTCCTTGGCCGCGTCCTGACTCAGCCCAAGCTTAACCTTGACATTCTCTTTTAGGAACGACCGAAATGCCTTCTTGCTTTCCTGGTCAATGCCGATTTTAATGTCAACACCTTTGGCGAGCTGCGCCTGTAATTGCTTTGTAATAATGGCGCCGGACTCGCCACCGATCTTGTATCCCCCTAGTGCGCCTACGAGAATTTCAATCTCGGCCTGCTGATTTTCAGCCAATCATAACCACCTCTCTTTTTCTACAAAATGAAAAAGAGGCGGTCACCCGCCTCAATCATACCCATCCGGATAACACAC